ATGACAATGTAGTAGATAGTGCACTGTTAGTAGCATAACTAGACAACGTATTAGATAGTGCACTACTGGTAACATAGTTAGCTAATGCAGATGACAATGTAGTAGATAGTGCACTGTTAGTAGCATAACTAGACAACGTATTAGATAGTGCACTACTGGTAACATAGTTAGCTAATGCAGATGACAATGTAGTAGATAGTGCACTGTTAGTAGCATAGTTCTGCAAAGCTGTATTTATTGCAGTATTCATGTTACTAGTTGTTGAATAACTAGATAAGGTGTTCGTTAATGTAGTATTTGTAACAAAGTTATTTAATGTATTTGTTAATGAAATTGATGTAACATAGTCATCGAGTATAGTAGCGAGTGTAATATTAGTTACATAATTTTCAGTCAAATAACTATTAGTCACAAAGGCTGGATTTAATAAGATCCATACTTTATTCTTATAATCCCATAATAAATCTAAGAAATGATTTTCTCCAGAAATTTCACCTGGAATTAAATTTATATTATTTAATTTAACAATTGTAAATGGATTTATACAAGAAATATTTGGTGTAAATTCTGGTGTTGTTGTCGTATTAGCAAATAGTGCTCTTGTAATTAATCTTAAGAAACCATTTTCTGGTAATTCAGTAATAGATGGATCAAAGTCACCAATAATAAAATCGCTCGTTCCTAATGTATTATAACAAATAACAGAACGAAGCTGTTGAATACTAAGTGGCGTCTCTGATCTACCAGAATATACTCCTGGTATCTTTGGAAAAATTTGCATTTTCTAAATTTCCTTAAATAGAGATACTTATAAAATGTTTTTTAATAAATGAGGGATAGACTGGGCTTACGCCCAGTCTATCCCTTTTAAAATCAATAATCCCAACACTGTGCCGTGAGCGTTACCGTAGGAGGTGCGGCAATTGAAATACCAGCATAAAGCATATCGTTACTACCAAGTCGGAGTGGACGATCATCACTATACCGGAAAAAGCTGATCGGATTTCCGCCATTACTTCCAACTGTAGATAACAATGCACTATCCAATTGATAGACAGGCCCAGTCCCACTAGGTTGAATAAACAATTGTACAATAACACTATTATCAATAGTACCATTTGAAATAGCAGAAATACTTGTAATTATACTACCATTACTACCAGCTTGAATCAGTTCTTCAATAGAAGACCATTCTGTATCTCCATAATAAACATTATTAGCATTCATTAATACACAACAATCAGTTTTTGGTGTTTGTGGAAAGATTGGATTTGTCGAGACAGATGACATTTTCTATTTTCTCCAATTCTGAAGATTTATAAACATAAAATAAATGTGTTATTTTATTTTGAAGTATTAATAATCTTTATATCAAGTCCAACTTATATAAACAAGGCCATTTGTAGAATTGGGTATAATAGGATTATAAACTGTATTATTACCAACAATATTATCTCCACAACCAGAAACGCCATCGTATCCAGCTAAAGAAGTACCACCTGGAGGAGTGCTTGTAATATTTCCAGTATTTCCAGAATACAAAGTACCAGCAGTAACGATAGTATTATTATTTCCAAATGACGATGTTGTAAGAACAAACGAACCACCACCACCACCGGCATTGCCCCAGGCTGACCCACTACCTCCGCCAGAATAACCACCACCACCACCCGATGAAGAGTATGATGCATTGCTATCATTCCATGCCGGTGGACTACCGCCACCATACGAAGAGTAAATTCCATAACTACCATTCGGTGAAGATTGTGAACCTGGGTTGATAAAGGACGAACCGCCTTTAGTCAGTATACCTGCACCGCCACCACTACCACCATTCCCACCACTACCACCTAAATTAGTACCACTGGAATCCGGCTGACCAGAAGTTGTTGCTGTTCCGCCTGTGGCAAAGATATACGAACCCATGGCCCATAAACCACCGCCACCACCACCGGCTGCAATAATAAGGACATTATTTAGTGTAACAAATGAACCTCCACCACCACCTGCACGAACATATGAAGTAGAATTAGTACCATTTCCTGATGAACTCCAAGTACCAGTACCGCCAACATAAATACGCATAATATCGCCAGGATTAACTGATACTACAATACTAGCAGCAGCACCAGAACCGCCGCCAACGTTAGCGCCGGCACCCCACACATTAACCGTAACATTATGAGATTTATTAAATATGAGCATCTGATGGGTGCTCTGAAATGCAGCAGATAACGTACTACCATTCGCATATGTCGCTGGAGCAACAACATTAACTGAATAAGGATAATATGTTTTACCAGCATTCTTAGCATAAATAGTTTCATTACGACCTGGTTTTCCACTAAACCCAAATGTACACGATTTGTTAGAAGGAGTATATAGAATACCATATCCATACGGAGTTGGATTTTTCTGAGCATCAGGGATTATATTGTATCGATTATACAATTGACCAAATGTTGGAGGCTGTAATGCTACAGCAGGCATCGAAATAGGCATCTTTTTATATCCTTATGCTGCCCACTGCATGTATACCATGCCATTGTTACCACCATCGCCAGTAGCATTTCGTAAACAACGATCGCCATAACCAGCATTTCCATCCCAACCGACAAGTGTCATACCACCAGGAGATGTTGTAGATCCGGCATACATTGTACCAGCTGTAATAACACTAATCATATCGGACCAGTTTGCAGCAATAACATAACTTCCACCACCACCACCAGCATTACTATTAACATTGTCGCCACATCCGCCAGAGTAACCACCACCACCACCACCACCATTGTTATAACCATTACCACCGCCACCCCAACCACCTCTGGCATTAGCATTGCCATTAAATGCATAACCACCTGGATTAAGACCAGGTGTTGACGTACCTTGGTTGTTAGCATATAAAGGACCATAAATACCTGCACCACCAACACCATTAGTAGAAGAAGCACATAGACCATTGGTACCAGGAGTACCACTATTACCAGAATCAGTTAATCCGGCATTAGCATTATTACCAGGCTTACCATTAGTAACTAAAGAAGTACCTCCACTATTTCCTGCACCACCACCACCACCACCGGCCGCTAATACAAGTATACCATTTAAATAAACGAAAGTTCCACCACCACCACCACCACCCCAACCAATCCATGGGCCACCGCCACCACCAACATAAACATCTAGTATATCACCAACATTCGGAGAAATAACAATACTAGCAGCAGCTCCACCACCACCATAAAAACCACCACCCGCACCCCAAGCATTAATAAGAAGAGATCCAGTTTTTCTATAAAATCTAATTTGTTGAGGAGCTGATAATGGCTGAGTAACCCAACCATTTGTTTCATTTGCTTTATTCGATAAATCATAATAATTAAAAATGCAAGACCGTTCAGGGCGAAGTATAAAGTTCCCAGCCGTGGTTACACCAACGGCTGGGTTCTTCAATACCTGTCCGAATGCTAACGGTCCAACGGGAGGAATAATATGCTGTCCTGCCATTTTAGTCCGTCCTTATCCGTCAGATAAACGTACTTTTTAGAAGTCGATGATTTGGCCGTAGAATGTGATGCCGGACGCATTGGCGACGCCGATTGCCACATACAGGACATCGCTGATACCGAGACGGAGAGGTGCCGCATCGCTATACTGGAACACGGTCTTGACATTCTGTGCAGATGTCGAGATAGTATTCGCAGTCAGTGTGACGGAATCGATCGGGACGATCGGGCCAATGCCGCCTTTCTGCAAATACAACATAGCATCAGTAGCCGCCACTGTAGTAGCGCCAGAAACCCACAGGCCTGTCAGGATGGAACCATTGACACCAGCAGAACCCAGAGTGATCAGGCCAGGCCAGTTGACAACATCATTACACAGCGCCAAGGTCGCTGTTGTAGCAGCCACTGTCGGGGTGACAGTCATGGTGTATGTGAATGTCGTTGCCGACGGAACTGTAGCAACAGCAAAAATGCCATTGTAGGGATTCTGCGAAGCACCGGAAATGCCGACAATGTCGCCGATAGCCAAACCGTGAGCAGTAGCCGTTGTGGCCGTAGCGGTCGTCGACGAGAATGAAATGGCAGTGATGGCCGGCATCGTAATGGTATATGTGGCAACGTTGCCGTTGAACAAACCATTGGTCGGGTAGACCGCCGATGCAGGCGTTGACGCCATGGTGTATGTGAACTGAGTCGTCGAGATCACAGTGATCGAAACAGATACTGCATTGTAAGCAGCAATCGGAGAACCACTGATGGTCAGGATCTGACCAGTTGTCAGGCCATGAGCATATTCGGTGGTAGCAATGGCTGTTGTACCATTGAACGAAAGAGCTTGAATCGACAGCGGATTACCCGCATAAATCGTATTGGCAATTGAGGCTGTCGCGATCAAAGACCGCTGCTGCTGGGGGAAAGCCGGAACATTAGTAAGAGTAGTCATGATTTTTCTGTGTCCTCTTTGTGAGATTTTTATTATACAAAATTATTAGAAAGTCAGAGCTGCACCCCAACCACCGCCAGAATTATTAGCATTATTTGTAGCAATAGCACTTGAAATAGCAGTATTCATCTGAGAAGATGTTGAATAATTATTTAATGCAGATGACAACGTAGTAGATAGTGCACTACTGGTAACATAACTAGACAACGTAGTAGATAGTGCACTATTAGTAACATAAGCAGATAACGTAGTAGTGAGTGCACTATTAGTAGCATAAGCAGATAACGTAGTAGTGAGTGCACTATTGGTAACATAAGCAGATAACGTAGTAGTGAGTGCACTATTAGTAGCATAAGCAGATAACGTAGTAGTGAGTGCACTATTAGTAGCATAAGCAGATAACGTAGTAGTGAGTGCACTATTGGTAACATAAGCAGATAACGTAGTAGTGAGTGCACTATTAGTAGCATAATCAGATAACGTAGTAGTGAGTGCACTATTAGTAGCATAAGCAGATAACGTAGTAGTGAGTGCACTATTAGTAGCATAAGCAGATAACGTAGTAGTGAGTGCACTATTGGTAACATAGTTCTGCAAAGCTGTATTTATTGTAGTTGTTACAGCATTTGTTGTTGAATAACTATTTAAAACATTTCCTAAAGTAACGCTTGTAACATACGATGACAGTACATTCACATTAACATATCCTGATAATGTAGATGATAATGCAGAATTAGAAACATAATTAGAAAGATTGATATTCGATAAAGCTGTATTTAATGCTGTTGTTGTGACATAGTTAGAAAGATTAATGTTCTCTAATGCAATTGTTAATGCACTATTAGTAACATAATCAGATAGAGATGAAGATAAATACTCATTTGTGATATAATCGATAAGAATGCCATTTAATGAGGTTGTTAACGCAGCAATAGAACTTGTATCACTCGTCAGCAAAGCATCAATTTGTTCAAGAGTAGATAGTGTTGCTGGCGTGACACCAGTGATAGTCTGTATAGCATCCTGAAGCTGCGTACCAGTAACATAATCGCCACTTGGACTATATGCAGCCAAGGAAGCTACTAACGAATTATTTGTAACATAACCAGACAATACAGAAGTTAAACTAGGTTCAGTAACAAACTCAGGAGCAGCATCACTATTGATCTGAAGTTGTTCTGGAGAAATAATTAATGCATATCCAGCAATAGCTTCATTGAAGTTAATAATAAGACTATTAGCATCAACAGGTGTATAGCCAGGGCTGAACATTTGTCCATCGGTAGTAACAACTTGAATAAATGGATACATATAACTGAGATTATGTGTAAGTGTCCAGGTATTGCTTGCAATGGCCTGGGTTATAACCATAGAGTTACTTAAATTAGTAACAGGGAAATAGGTAGCGACACCTTTAACGTATGTATATAAATACACAACGTCATTAATTGTGTAATATGTATTCGGTATAGGATTCGAAGGAAAATCGGTCAACTGAGATCCGATATTCACACCACCCATAACCGTTACATCACTACCGATGCGCTGAATATTACTCATCGGAATTGTCCTTTCTTGGAAAACCTGTAAAAGATACTTTATGATCTAATGCATCTGGAATATAATTTAATAATTTTATTTGATTATCTATAAATCTATTTAAATCGTGATTATCACAAATACCCTTTTTTCTAAATGTTCTTTGTAACTTAAGAATATAATCTATCCATCCACATACATGCATGTTATTGATCATGTTAGCATATCTCTTAAACTTTCATATTTTTTCTTAATATCTTCTATTTTACTTCTTAATTCTATCGATTCTTTATTGTTTGGCATAAATGTAGTTTTGCTAGAAAATTCATTCATTATATTTGTCATTTCTTTATCCAAATTATCAAGAATTCTATTTATTTTATTATTCTTTTTATCTGTTAAATTAATCATTTTATTTTTCCGTAAAAAGAATATGCCCTTCCTCTATAAGGGGAAGGGCATATCTCATACGCCCAGATTACGGAGTGACCGTGATCGGATCATTGGCAGTGATCGACACGATGACATTCATCGCAGAGCCGATGTCGCCGATGTAGATGTTGTTGGCATCAACAACATGCCAGGGAAGCAGGATGTTGTCGAACACGCCATTGCCCATGTCGCCACGGATGGTCACCTGGATATTGCCAGTGTTCAAATTGTGGTTGACGGTGTAGGACGAGGCCGCAACCGTCGAAGCGTAGTTATAACGCTGTGAGTTGATGGCGCTGACCAGGCCGTTGATGTCGGCATCACGAGCGGCCGCTTCAGCAGCGATATCCTGAGCCAGAGTGTTGGACAGGTTGGTGATCGCTGTTCCCCGGTCCTGGATTTCCTGAGTCAGACCAGACTGCACGTTATCGATAGCCGTCTGAAGATCTCCAGAAACAGAAGTCGACAGTGTCGCAACACTGGCCTTGACTTCGTTGATGGCGCCGACCAAGTTATTCGCCGTCGTTGTCAGACTGGCGACGGTGCCGATCTGAGTTTCGATGCCGTTGATCGCAGTCTGGATATTGCCGGTAACAGTGCTCGACAACGAATTGATGTTGCCCAACACTTCATTGATGGCGCCCGACAGATTCTTCGCAGTTGTCTGCAAAGTTGAACTGTCGCCGACACTGGTCAGCAATGCGGAGATGTTGCCGTCGGCCGTGTTGATCTGGGTCTGCAATCCCTGGATAGCCAGAGTGCGCTGTGTCTGCTCGTTCGAGACAGCACTAGAGATGGTGGAGTTGATGCCATCGGTATAAGCCTGGGCAACATGAACGCCAGTCGAATCGACGATGATGGTGGAGTTGTCACCAACCACGGCGATGGTGTTGCCGACGATCACGATACCATAGCCCTGGTCCAGGCTATTGGCACCATTCGACTGCGTGAACGCGACAGCGTCGGTACCGACGACATTGACCTGGTTGACCTGTGTGTACGGCTTGCCGCCGTATGTGCCATTTTCGACGTAGAATGTCGCGTCGGTGAACTCGTCCAGCGGAGTGGTTTCGTTCATGTCAGTAGAGCGTGACCAGGCGCCGGCCGCTGTAGCGATATAGATACCGTTACCCTGCCAACCGGCCGGAGTATCGACATTGACGGCGATGCGATCGCCTTCCTGGATGGCATAGCCCTGAATGGTATAAAGACCAGTCAGTGCCACGGCGGTGTCAGTACCATCCAGCATAACCTCGACGGCATACTTCCAGGACAGACCGTTGATGGCCTGATTAAGCTTGGCCGTCAGGGTGGCGACATCGGCTTCACGGGCCGCAGTCTCGGCCGACAGAGCCGAAACCGCCGAGGCGACGTCGCTGACCTGATTGATGACGAAGGCGCCGGAAGTATTGATCGAAGAGAAGTTCAGGGTGTTCGATGTGGTATTATACCACACACTCACCTTGGTGATCGGTGAGGGATCGACAGCCAGCTGCTCGATGCCGAAATTCTGGAAAACACCCGAACCAACAAAGGCCAGATCTTGGCCAATACGCTGAGCATAAGTCATTTTAAAAAACCCTTTCTGTGGTTTTCTTAGTTACATGGTGTAACTTTTTAAAAAATACAAAAAAATTAAGAAAAAAAATTAAACTACGAATTGGACAATGACATAACCAGTCAATTGACTATTGAATTTTATTTCAAAAGTATCAAGATCAACCGGAGTCGGAGATGCCAATGTTAGAATAGCATTTTCATCATCGTCATATGTATAAATCTGAATAGAGAATGAAATAGTCCCTTTATTATGTGTAATGATCCAAGTATCTGAAGGTATATCAATATCATAACGAGTATTAGAATTTAGAAATGATTCTAAGTATGAAAGAGGAACATATTTTCTTGAACTTGGAATATCTTTATAAAGTTGTCCATTACCTAATGTTAAAATACCCGTATCTGATTCAATAACAATCGCATCTTGTAAAATAGGATTGGATGTACTTTGCAACACCTTAGATAATTCGGAGATGATGCGCGGTATACCAATTGAGGTGGATTCTACCATCGCATAAGCCTCCTCATAGGATGGTTATATTTTTCGATCATGACCTAGTGTCCTAAGGACGAGAGTTAATCATATAATAGATAAAATATAATATTTAACTAAAAAAGAATACTATGAAATATAGCAGTAGGAGGCTAAAAGCCTCCTACTGCTAGTTATTCTTCGAATTAAATAATGTATCAAGTTCTTCTATTCGATATTGACTACTATTTACTATTTTGTTAATTGTATAAACACTATCTACACATTCAGCAAGATTCTCAGGTTGTGTTAAGATAGTCGGAAGATATTGAGAAAACTCATCTGAAGAAGATTCATAAGTATCTATTATTTTCTTAATAATCTTTGGTGTAAGACCTTCTATGTAAAGAGAAACAAGAACATTATAGATGTAATATTGATCCATCTGTATAACTAGTATGGTAGCACAAAAATCATCTATTTTATTTTTTTCTATTCCTAATAACTCTATACAAATATCGTCTATTGATAGTATATGACCAAGGTGTTTAATATCTTGATCAAGTATAAGATTATCGATTGTAGTTCCATTTATGTCGATATACTTTTCTAATCCAAAATCTAAAATAGCTCTCTTTAACCTTTTAATAAGAATACCGTTACATTTTTGATTCGTACATCTCAATAATGCTTTATGTATTCTTGTACTACAATACATACAACACTCTATTTCTTTATTAATATAAGGAGGTTCAAATGGCGGACCGAATTTATAAAGATCATACTTGTGAATATATATGTCTGGAATATTAGTATCTATTTTCTTAATATGTGTTATTCTTGGTTTTCCAGGAGTAACACCGAGTGTATAAACATATCGATACCCCATTGACTTAAATTTATCTTTTGAAATATCTATGATATAATTTTTATTATTAATGAGGCTCATAAACTGAGCCTCACCAATAAGATTTCCAAAATGATCTAAATCATAATTAAAATCCACTAATTGACAAACATCTGTGATCGTTTTAGTTTTCATAACTTAATAGATTCATAGGATTTACCTCTTTCTCTATATAAAATTTCTCGTGTTTTATTATGTTCAACATGACTACGAATGCCTCTATTATGAACTGTAATATATTCTGGATCTCTATCTGGTAATTTTCTAGTTCTGCCTAAAGTCTGAACATTAATAATTTCGGCTTTTGTACTAACAGTCTGAATAGTTGCTAATAGATTTTTAATATCAGTTCCTGTACCAGCTGATCCTGGTGTACTAACGATAATATCAGATTCTTTCAAAACTTCATTAGGAGTTCCACTAATATAAAGATTGACAACACAATTTGTATCTCTTCTTAATTTAGTAACAAGATATTCGCACATATTAATTGTAGTACATAACATTAATAGTTTATGTCCGTCATCTCTTTTATTAAGATAGTGAATTCTGATAATAGGTTTAAGTACTGTATCATAAACAGATTCTATCTTTAGTTTATTCTTTAATAGATATGCCTCATACTTAGCACCAGAATATCCTTTCGGAGACTGATATGCTCTTGATGGTAAATAACCAATATCATAACTGTAGCTATAAACATTGATATACCTATCGAAATCACCTTCACCATATCTTTGTTTTTGTGGATAATGTAAATTAAAGATTTTCTTTTCAAACTCTTTTGATCTACCTAATGTAGCACTAATAGGAATAAGAATTTCTGTATTAGACATCATATCGATTATAAGATTTGCTTTAAATCTTTCATGTGCTTCATCGATACCACGAACACCTATTTTACAAATATCAAAGAAATCTTCAAATGGTGGTAATTCCTTATATGCTTCACTATTATCTGTTGCATATTCTTGTAATGTCGGTGTTGAAGCAATAATGATTTTAGGAAAGATAGTTTTATCAATCTCTTTTAAAAGTTTTACAATAGAAGCATATCCTTTAATAACATAAATGTCTTCTTTGTCACATCCAGTCCAAAGTAAAACTTCTTCTATCCACTGATCAACAAGACCATTTGTACACAAAATAGCTCTCTTTTTAAGTAATGTACAAATACGAATAAAACTAACAGTTTTACCACCACCAGTCTGTAAACTCAATCCCCTAATTGCATTATCTTTAAATATATTAATAATTGTATTAATTGCTTCTGTTTGTTTTTCACTTTTATCTTGATAACCTGGTTTCATAGAGAGATCTATACTTTTACCTTTTTGAATAACTCTTTGTATTTCATGAATAACACCACCATATGTTTTTACATATTCATAAAACTTAGTATATAAAAACTTAGGAATGTATAAATATTCATCTCTTTTATTGTAGTAGAAATACTTCTGTGTTGTAACATATCTTCTCGACATATGATCCCACGATTTATCAATGAGCTGACCTAAGAACGGTCCTATAGGAACTAATGTATCTTTAATCATACCATTTTGATTTAACTTAACTTTAAAAGAATATGGAGATGTGTGTACTATGACTTTCATAGACAATTCCTCGACAGCATAATGGTAATATATATCTGCACAAAGGTGCAGATATTTTGAAGTGTATGAAAAAACATAAGACACTTAATGGTAATGTATTATGTCATATAATAAGAGAAGAATTTAGTCTATAAAAATAAAACAAGGGATGGTCCGTCTGGACCATCCCTTGTCAATAATCAGAGACTAAGACCAACTGTAAGACCCATGAATGTATCGAAAAATCCAGGAGGTTTGTCTTCAAGATAAGTCTTAGGATTTGTAAGATATGCCATTTGTTTTTCATATGCAAATTGTGCACCAATAGATCGTCTTGGAATATTACGACCAAGACTATCGAACATGACATTATTCGGATCTCGAATAATTGGAATTCTATAATTATCTTTAGATGTTTTAAGATAAGATTTGAGGACGATTTCGATATGAGCAAAATTGGTTGTAATTTGTTTATAAACAAGTTCACTAAAATCTCGTAAGACATCAGAAATAGAGGTATATGAAGCAACACCACTGAGCATAAAATTGCTCAAACTGTTATTAAATTTAACCATACTACTACTCTCAATGGTATATCTCATAATCGGATATTCAGCTGCATTAAACTCATCAAGAGGAATCCAAATCATATTGTCAATAGTACAACGATGGATATTAGCTTTAATGTATTTCAAGAATTCTAATGAGAAGAACGGGATAATATTGTTCATTGGCATTGTTGCATATTGTGATACAAGTTCACCAGTATCTCCGCGTATAAAGAGCATTTCTGTAATACTACTAAAATGTTGTTCGTGAATAAACTTATCATTCTTAATACTATTAAGATCATTTATATTCTTCATATTAATAAAAGGTATACCAACCTTAACTGGTTTGATATTAAATTCTTCTCTAAGATAAATATCATTTTGTCTAATAAATAGATATTCTTTCATTTGCGGAGGAATACCATAGAGAACAGCATCGGTATTCGTAAAGTGTTTTGCACTCAACACAAGTTGTGATGCATCACTCATATAGTTTTGTGCAGCTTCTAAACCAATATTTGTAGAGGGTAAGAATTGTGCTGCCAATGCACCAAGACATACCGCACATGTACCATTGGTGTGATTACATGTAAATGGAGAACGCATGTTAACATATTTACCATAAAAATTAGAGACGTTTTCTCTATTGATCATAGTGAGAACACCATTTTCATAAATCAATTTACCATCCATTTGTCCTTTACTAGCAATACCAGCATGGATATATACTTGGATAAAACGATCTGTTCCACAATCACCAGCATATAACTTTTGGATAATAGAACTCTGAATCTGTTGTCTGCGATTACTATATTGGCTATCCGGCATAGCATCCTTATTGTAATAGATTGTCTTCTTGCCAGCAAGACTTTCTGTTAAATAAGAGTGTGTGCTGTTTAAACCATCTAAGTAATTTTCAGTAATAGGACGCATAACAATAGTATCGTCAGCATCGGTACGATATCCAATACCAACAAAAACCTGACCAATCTGTTTCTTACTCATAGAACCAACTTTAAGAGGAATAGAAAGAATAGTGTCGTTATCACTAATCTCTTTAATAAAAGTATCTATTTGATTGGCTATTCTTTTCTCTACATGTTTAATACCAAGACGTTCTTCTTTCTTAATATCATACTTTCTATGCTGATCATATTCTTGATCGAATAACATATCACATATTTCAAATGCAGAGCAAGACATTTCGTAAGAACCAAGTTGCCATGACACCATACGATGAATATTATTATCACACATACAAATATCATCATTTAGTGTTAAATACTTAAGATCATTTCCTAATTTATCTTTTACATACTCGTTAATATAATTAGGATTTCTTTCACGAATAGTATTCTCAATATGTGTTAATACAGCAGTCTGATTTTCTTTAGTGATTATTTTTTCTAATAAACAATGTTTTCTAGAAGGACGGACATTTCTATCAACAAGAATTTTCCAAAACCAAACATTTAACATTAAGAACTTTCCAGATATTTCCAATGGACCATCTTCAAGATCCACAAGGAAAATTTCATTCTTATTAGCTAATAACTGTTTCGTTAAATCAAAATCTATCTTTGTATTAAAAACATCAAACTTGATCATGGGCTAATAACCTCTTTAAGTTCAGATTCAATCTTAATACCTAAAGTTGTAATCATGTGACTGAACAAATTTAAGACACTATTCTTCTTAACAAGTTCTTCATTAGTAATATTGATACGTTCAATATTTGTAGGATTCTTATTCTTTAAAATATCAGTAACTAGAACATTAACACCAGTAGGACTGTTTGCATGTAGGCTCGTATAACGAATCATTTCATTTGCATCTTCGCCCATATCCATACCAACAGTTCGCCATTCATCTTCGCCATATTTCAATGCACTAATACGAACCGTATATTGATTTTTAATATTAGGATTAGATGACTTCATAGGAACGCCAAATTGATTAACATGACCAACACCAGGTGCTGTCTGATAAGGAACTTTACAAAGCGCGATAACATACTTAGAACCAATACAAACAGGTTTATCCGATACGAACTCAGCAATGATATTGCCATCGCTATCAACGCGTTTATAAGATGCTTTAGAAATACCAACTTTATACTTCTTTCTTAAGAAATCAAAATGTTTCATAGTAATGTGTTTTAAGAACGGAGGCAACCAAATATAAATACCACCTTCATCACTAGTACTTCTTCCAAAATGCACACACTGACTTTTAAAATCTGGATTCGTTGCAATAACTTGTTTTAGATAATTAGGATTAAGATCATTATAATACTCAAATAACATATCGATTGCTGATTGTTTATCTGTCTTATATAGCTCAACAGCTCTTCGTCTAACAAATTCAGAAATACGATTAATACCTTGTTCTATCCATTGTCCTGTATTCATGCGTGCAATACAAGATGCAGGATCTAAAACAAGATCAGCAACAAATCCATCTTCATCAACAGGCATACAGCTCTTTGGAACAATATGTCCAATAACACCTTTCGCACCTTCACGACCAGTAGTTTTATATCCAAAGGACATATGGCGTTTTTCAATATATGTAACGACAATTCTCATAAATTCGATAGGACGATTATTCCTACCAATAATACCAAGCTTGCATTTTGTATAGATATTTTTAACTCGTCTACCTTCAGCAATTAATCGTTTCATACAATCAGAAACTAATCTATTAAAAGCACTTGAGCATTCTAAGTTACGATTCGTCTCATAAACCTTAACAATTTCTTCACAGTATTTAATATGACTATCAGAATACTTCTTAGCCTGGTCATACCACTTGCCAGAGATTTTAGCACCGCGAGAAATCTGAACATCGATATCGATAACTTTAGCGCCTTTATGTGCAACATAACACATATCATGCATAGCCTGAGGTTTTGTTAATTCATTAGGCATTGTATCTGCAATAAATGTTTCTGGTGTTGTTTTTCTAAATGCAGAAATAATACCATAATCAGAAATAGTTTCACCAAGATCAGGAAGGAATTTATAGTTAACATCATCACCATAAAGATTAATCGGGATGTTATTACTTCCGATTACAAAAATCTGTTTATAGATAGCACTAGAACTTAAGTTATCTGCTAATTCATCGGAGATCCACATGGAATCTTCAATGATATGGGGAGATGTCATATATGCAACATTAACATTACGACCCATACAGTAAGCACCATCTTTATTAATAGGAGATCTTGAGAGAACAGTTTCTTTTAAAAGGACTTCACCAGCTCGAAGAGAATGTCTATTGCTTAAAACATTTTCATAACCAAAACCATCAGCAACTTTAGTATATGGACTAACAATAAAGTGATGGATTTTACAATCATCGAGACCCTTACAGATAACTGTATGTGCCTGCTGAATATAATTGATGTTAGGATACTTTTGAACAACAGCAAGAATAATCATATCTTGTTCTCTATGAGTATCATTAATATCAAATTGTCCAAAGTCATATTCTTTACCAGTAAATTGAAATGCAAATTGACTACCATCAACTAAAATAGTTTGATTGACATGCGAACCGTGCATATCAGTGCGCTGACCAGAACTATTCTTTAAATGAGGATATAAACCAGGCTGTAATCCAAGAATACGACTATCAACACTAACATTATCTAAACTCGGAAACTCTTCGGCGATTTGTAACTTTGACACGTTTAGCTACCCCTATGTTAAGCTTTTTTCTGTGTCGTCAAAGTAGTAATATATATTTATTTGAAAAGTCAAATATAGATACAATAGTATAAATATTATATATATAAATTGATTTTTTAAACAAGAGGAGGGTTTGTAAAACTATGGCTTCAACCACATTATCCAGTATATTAAGAAGTTCAGTTATTTCAAAATATAGCAATACTGATGCAGGTTGGATACAATTTGTAAAAGATTATAAAAATCTATTTATTAAAAATTCTAAAATATATACATTGACATATGACATTATGGCAACATATCAATATAGATTGAAAGACTATATGAAATATGTTGGTATTAGTTTAGATTTAGAATACGTCATTAGAGAGATAAATGATCTTCATGGAGATGAACAATTTAAAGATATTAAATTTATGTATGTTCCAACTATTGAATACTTAAGGACTGTATTTAATTTATATAAAACATCTTTGGTTAAAACAACATTGTAAATATGTATGAAGAGAGAGCCCGATCGGGCTCTCTCTTCATATACCTATTTTCTGTTATAATTTACAGTTCCTCTGAAAATATATTGAATATACCAGAATAGCCATATCCAGGGGTATCTTTTAAATATCTCTTTTACTGTAATAACTTCATAACTTTTATACTTATTATAAAAAACATCTAAATTCTCAGTTAATGTTAATTTATGTTTTTCTTTTAAGTTTAATAGAAATGATCTTGATATATTGTTTTCTATAAAAATATTTAAATCTATAATCTTTGACATAGTATCAAATTGATTTAAAACTTCTTCTATAAACTTACTAAGATGCGTCTTTACGATAACAGATTTTAGATCCCATTTGGCAATAGTCATAATGATATATTTATGATCATCTTCTTTATCCGTGTTTAATCTATATATTCCATTTTCATCTATTAAAAAGTCTTGATCTACACACCAAGATATAATGACATCATAAAATAAATTTAATTCAGTATACATATCTATCTTTTCAGTTTTCTCCTTTATAAAAAACATAATGTTTATTCTCCCATATTCAATGGCATAATAGATGCTGCAACTTCTCCAGCTAGCTGTCCTTGCGAAGAAGGAACGCCAATAACGCCCTGAACCTGATTAAAACATTCAATAACTGTATTTATAGTTTTCACCATATCTTCATAAGCAGCAGTATGTCGTTCACCATCACCAGTTCCATTATCTGGAGAGTTACCATTCGCAGTCCCACTCCAACTACCATCTAACCCAGATGAGATGGATGAAGCTTTATATTGAGATCCTGGATCTCCAGAATTATAACTTGCAGCTCTAATAGCAGAAGCAACCATCTGTCCGATGAATTTAGATGAACCAGTTACGCCAAAACAAGGACTATTAAAAACAGTTGAATTTGTAACAGTAAAGTTAACAAAATTAGAGGCGATTTCAAATATACCATCTCCAGAAGTATTTGCAATACTTAGTAGTGGGGAATTTAAAATCATATTTTTACCAGCTGAAATGAGCAATGTTTCTGGTATAATGATTTGCCCATTTTTTCCTTGTAAGTTTATCATACAGTCATCGGAGTTTGTTAAAACAACTTGTGGTTTATTACTATCAATACACACTGTATTTCCCAATATATCTCCAAAATAAGCAGTAGCATTATCCATATCTACTTCTAATTTATAAGATGTAAATTCACCATCACTATTAGCCAATGATATTCTAAAATGTTTTCCTCTTTTTGTATCTAATTCAATCAAATAAGTATTTGTATCATCGAGATCATCTTCGCCCTGCCTATTTGCTATTTCTATTCTTAGTGTTTCATTTTTCCGTAGGTATTTATCTCGACCATCACAAGACCAAGTAAATTTATCAGAACTTACTCTTCTAACAGTAACCTGTTCGCCTTTCATAACATCAGGAGGATATTTATGATTACCATCACCTTCATACGTAGCAGAAATATTATTTGATGTTGTTGTATTAAAAGTTATAGATTTACCAGAAGCATCCATAACCGCAATATTTGCGCTAGAATTCTTAGCATCGATAGCACCAGTTTGCATTGGTTGTAATTCTGGAATATATACTTTTATAATTACACTATCTTTATCTTTATCTTCTGCAACATAACCATGAAATGTTTCTACAGAACTAACTCTATCTTTTGGTTCTGTCATTATGACTTATCCTTTAAAAAATATAAGGAGGGCAACACCCTCCTTATATCTCATTGGCCTTATAGGATATTTGGCATTCCGGGAGTTCCGCCAAACGAATTACTCCCAAAATTCGATCCTTCTCCAGCCATAGGGGCGCGATTTAATGGCATCGGTTTTTCGATATTGAAACTACCAAAATTACTACTCTGATTAGAACCAAAGTTATTATTATTATTATTATTATTCCCAAATGAACTACCACCACCAAACATGGCTCCAAACATACCACCACCATTCTGATTAGATTGATTATTCAAATTAGCAAATGAACCAGTGCTACCAAATCCAGAACCAAACAGATGTTCAGTATATGCATTCTTAGGTGTACTTAAATTATCACCAAAGAGACTATTTGATTTTGTTAAATTACCAAACATTGAATTTCCAGTACTCTGTTGCTGTTGAGCAGGCTTCTGGACAATTCTAGCAACAGAAGAATTGATCTTATTTGCATCTTGTGCAACACTACTAGCAATTTTAATATACTTGGGAAGATTATTAACATGAATGGCAAACTGTGACATATTCTTAGTATAAATACCATCAACCATATCAATAATAGGATTGATCTTATCATAGATTTTGTACAATAAATGAACAGTAGAAATCATTCGAGGACACGGAGCAACTGGACCATCGAATTCAGGCTTTACATAATACTTTTCTTCAAGTTCATCAATAGTCTTAATATCAAAGATCTTTTCAGTAAGATACATAAGAACTGCCCAAGTACCCTTACGGACATTGAACTTTTCTTTATAAGCATCAATGAGTTCTTGCTTACTATTTAAAAGACGAACATTCAAAGTACACATCATAGTTTTATCGCGATACATAACATCAACAAACATATCAGTTTCATTCTTAAGAATTTTATCAAATTCAACAAGAGTCTTTTCATCGACCTTGTCAACAATACCACTAACAAGATTAATTAATTTTGTAGGAATAGTCTTTTCAGATTTATCTTTAGCTTTAACAGCTACTTTGATAAGCTCGCGATAAGCAAATTGAATCCAACCAACAGCGCCGCCACGAACAGTTCTATAGAAGAAACGATTAGCAGGATGATCAGTGGTGAGCTCAGCAAACGGGTTAAGCATGAGTGCTTCTTGATCATTAAAGACTTCTTGGAATAATAATACATGGCGTTTCTCATCCTTACCAGAAGTAATCTTTATACGATTATCATTAGAATCGATAACATAACCATCATCATCAGTAGAATAAACAGGCGCAGATAAGTTAATTAAATATCTAAGACAATTCGTAACATCATGGGTTTTAACCATAACAATGTCAGCTGTCATTTAAGTCCCCTTGGATTTTCTGAAGAATAGAAATGGGTTGTCAACAACCCACTCCGGTTTCAATTCTAGAATATGATATCATATTTTATAAAATAAGATCATCGTCGTTATTGCTTTTAAAGATGTTGCTGTTATTATTTATAAAACTATTTCCGTTACCAATAGATCCAAAATTCTTATTCTTACGTCCTTCGTCGATAGCACCAAAAAGCTTCTGCATCTCAGAAGGACCATCATCCATACCAAGAAGAGGACGAGTATCATCACCAATACCAATACCTAATAAGGTACTCAAATTTCTACTGTTATATCCAATCGCATCACCAGATCCAATAAGCGGAGAAATCATACCACCAAGAATAGTTGGAACTTCATAGTTTTCACGATATCGTTCATTGTCGCAAAGATAATGAAAGTTAATATGCGTTAAACCAGCAAAACAGACACTTGCACTTAGTTCAAAATCACCACGTTGAAATTCAAGAACTTTAAAAATACCATTTGTAAGATCACGAATAAAATATTGAAAATTACGAGCTTTAGTATCTTCATCAAGGTTGGGGACAAGATATCCAAGAGTACCCTGGGTAACTTCAAGGGCTCGTCCGCCAACATTTAATTGTTGTTTATCATAAAAGCTATTGTAAACAAAACCAACATTTGCAATCATATACTGTGTCATAACAACAGGAATGACCTGTGCCAACATAGAGCTAGCTGCATTCGAAGCACATGCAACACTTTGATCTCTTTGGTTAAATCCATTACCAACATTGAAATCAATAATTTTAGGGTCAAATCGACTAACAAAATCACCTAATGAAATACAACTATCGAGATCAAGAATGGAAGATCCAAAACTAACATCTCGTAAATTGTTTGTAAGACTATCAAAATAAGATTCTTGTAACAAATCAGAATGCATCATCCCATTATTAGGACTACGAGCATCAATCTTAGTTTTAGCAATACCGCGAAGAATATGACCCATATTTTGAGATGGTGTTTTTAAACTAGTATTTGTAATAATAGCTTCACCTTGATTACCAAGCTTATTCATTTCAGTAATCATTGTAACAGAAGTATTATTCGTCAAATCGGTAACATTGCTTAATTCTTCAGGACGCATCAAATACGAATCGCGATCAGATAAGAACTGTAAAGTATTTCCGTGGATAATATCAGTATCATTTTGGAGACCAATAAGATCTTTATCACCATATCGTTGTGCAGTAACGCCAGTTTTATGAAGAATAATCATGACAGTATCGGGATTGATGGTACCATGCAGATTCATAGGTTCGTCACTAAATCGTCCAAAATAGATAGTTCGACTATTTGCACATTGCATCTGAATACCACTGCTATTATAAATAGGAAGATTATCAATATACATAAGAAAAGTCCAGCCAGTTTCATGACTGAACTCACTGGCTTTAACAATACGATCAGGAGACCATTGTGATTTGATGGCTCCCTGAACATTAATATCATCAGCTAATTTCAAAACAAGATTTTCATTACATTGATGAACGGCATCGCTCATGCACTCTTGAACTTGTCCAAGAACACCACGATTAATTTCATATGTCATAGGACGTATACATTGATCAGTAAAATTACGAGGGGAGAATATATAAATAACAACTTTCTTGTCATTATTAAATTTATTTTCAAACATGCCTTTATTATTCAATTCATAATCATTACCAATAAAGTTAGCCATGAGTTCGTCCCTCCAAGGATTAGACGGTTCGAATGAAATTAGAGCTTGTCAATAACAATAAAGCTAAATCAAAATAAATACAAAACCAATCACGTACATTCTCTTCATTATAAACTATAATTACAGCTTCGTCGTTAAACGTCATATGAATACAAATTTTTATTTTACATAATGGATTATTCATAAAAGAACAACTAATGTTATTAGCGATATCGATATTGTGTTGTGCATACTTAAGTAATTTTTTTACAATTACTGAAAGTACATCTTTAGGACCATATGCATTTCTAAAAGGATACTTTCTATTAAGTCTATCGATACAAATGCTATCGTGATTATCATCTACAAATACGTTACCATTAAGTAATATATAGTTATAATGCAAATCAGTATATGCCCTTTTCAAAGATATAAACATCATAAAGATATCGTCAAATTGTTTATCATTAACAATAATATTCATTTTGTTACTGATGTCGTATAAATCAAATTTATGAAGCTCTGACATATCCAATCCATAATTAGCATTCTGTTTAAAATGATCTAATGTTAAAGGTTCTGTTAATGCAATATTACTTAATGTATCACTTATAGGAACTTTAGGAAATATATACCAATTATAATCATCCATAATAGGTCTCTTATTACGTTTTTCTGTATATAAAAAGTTCGTTAATGCAGTCGTATCATAAAACGTCTGGCTTACAGTATTATAAAAATCTGAATATTTCATATATTGATTTTCTATCTGATATGAATTACTATCAAGTTTATTACAAAATGCTCTAAGTGGAGTATTATGTTTAAACTTTGTATTTGTTATTGATTTATGAATATTATTAATATGGTTAACAAAGATATAGTCATTTGAATGTGAACCTTCTTCAATATCATGAAAACTAACATGATACGGATAGTACATCTTATCATCTTTAAAACACAGTCTTTCAATGATAAAAGCTTTACCACATTGATATTCATACTCTATTAATTTTATAAAACTAGGATATGTTATATTTTGATCAGCTTCAATTTCTAATGGGTCTCCAACAATAGTAGGTTGATAAAATCCACTTATCATTCTCGTATAACCGAAAGAAGTGCCCGTGAGGACACTTCTATCTCGATCTAAAGAAATATAATTTATAATACTACTCACTCTTCGATCTTTTCTTCAGGCATTTGAGAGTTCCTGACCTGTAAAATTATTCTACAAATATCACGAACAACTTCATCGTCATAATAAACATCTTCTCCATTTTCAATATCCTGATTGATTAATTTGAATAACATAGGAGCAGTATTATATTTGTGATCATAGAGAATAATAAAATCTTTAAGACTATTAATAACATTGACAAAAGAATTATCACCAATAGAATTAGGAAACGATGCAATACAATTTCTATACTCAATTGTTTGATTATAACTCATATTAATACGATTGCCAACCGTTGATAATGCACTATCTTTCTTATCATTCGGTGTATTACATGTTAACAAATTAACAAGGGCAGATTTTCCACTCAATGCTAAATAAATTTGAGTTACAACAATGAGTTTACAGAACGTATCTGCATTAAGATATTGTAACCCTTTTGCACCACCGATAATAGGACCGATGATCAAACCAGCAATAGTGGTATTAAAGCTATTAACTTGTACAATGTTATTCCGATAATAGTTAACAGCATCCCTAAACATATCAAAAGAAATATTGTAGTTCTTACAAACAGCTTCAATATGACAATTAACACCATACTCAATAATGATCGGAATATCAGCAGGTATTTGCGATACCTTCGAACTATGTTCGAGGTGTGTTGTATTAGACTCTTCATCACCACCACTAGATTCTGTAAGTTCTGTTCTACTCATGACATTGTTGCCACGATTAACTGTCATACTTAAAGCAGAGAAAGAACTCTTTGTACAAGTATCGATATATTTCATAACATCAGAATCATCTTTTAATAGATCAATATTAATGAGTTTCTTAACAAGCATAGTAGCATAAATAAACTTACGAACACGAACAGGAGAATATCCGCTGATAGAAGCTGTAAACTTACTTCTATCATTGTTATCTCGACGATTAATAATATTATCCAAATAGTTTGTAAACTTAGAATCAATAGTATCCAATTCACTAGTTCTTAATAACTTGTCTAAAATCTTAATACAATAAATTTCTTTCATATCAGAAGAAATGAAAGATGTTGTCTTATGAATGATTTCTCCCCAAATAGGACAAATCATTTTACATAAAACAGAAATAGCAATAACATTAACATAATCTACATATTTAAATGTTAATGAATTTGTATGGTGTGGCTCAGTCATAGCTTTATCGAGATTAGGAACAGGGATACCGGATTCTTTAACAAATGTAATAAGCCTTGTAGGAAGACTCATATTCGAATTCTTAGAATTTGACAATTCTATTAATAGATCCCCAATAACCTCCAGGGAAACATTCATAGATTTTTGATCATACATGTTTGTCGAAATAATCTGATTAGCTTTAATAAAGAACAATAATACTTCTCGTTGAAATTCTTCTGGTAAAGATTCGAGAAAAGCATTCGCCGGAAGCATTAACTCATCCCAATGATTTTCTTTCTGCTTATCATAAGAGACTAATTTTTTATAAGAACCGCCTATATGAAACGTCACATCGTCGTCGGAATTATTGATATCAAAGTCATGAACAAGTTTAGCAATACCTGATTGAGGGCGGTCAGTTTCGGTAATAATCTTTATAATCTTTAACATACGAAAATCCCCTTTCGATGCTTCTGTAAAGTAATATATATTTTAAAACAAGAAGGAAAAATCACAAGATGACCAGACTTTGAGTCTGGTCATCTTGTATATATCAGATCATCAGCCGCCGAAGATATCTTCCTGAGGAACACTCTTCTGATAACCACCACTACCACCAGTATTATTATTGGGGCGACCGCCCTGGCCGGCGAATTCGCGCTTATAGCTGGTCAGAAGAACAGCATAAGGAATGTCGGCACCAAGCTGTTCGATGATGGTTTCGACACCGATGTTTGAACGGCCGACTTCATCCATAGGAGTTTGAAGTTCAAAGTTCAGACTGGCCCGAATGTTGAACCGCAACCGCTCAGCCTTCTGGCCATTAACAGCGATATAACAGACGTTCTTGTCATTCCGACCGATGACAACACACCCGTTGGGCATGAATTTCTTTTCTTTGTCATCATAAATCGTGAGATTGATCGTCTCGTGGGTCTCGGGATGCTGCTCTACCAGCAGCTTACGAAACTTGCTGCGCAGAACCACCATGGCATTGCGGCTCAGATTCCACTTGAACACAGGACCGCCCTGAACATTCTTGACCATGACGGCCAAGGATGCGTTGCCGTTATAGACGCCAATATTCAGAGAAGCATCCTTGTTATCCGATCCTCGCAGATTGACCAGGCGAGAAAAATCGTAAGGCTTCGGCTCGAAGGGCTTCTGCTCATAGCTTTTTTGGTCAGACATAATCGATGGCTTTCCTTGTCAAAGGTCTTTTGGATTGTTAAAAAACTACATATCATGTATACTAAGCATAAATTATAATTTAAGAAAATCTAAATCGGTCTCTTTAATAGAGGTAGTTTCTAAAATAAACTTTTTCAATTCATAGTCTGTTCTAATAAACCAATTTTTAGTTTTGATATTTTCTAATAATTTCTTCTTATCTTTTTTTTCTAGAAGAGGTTTTAATACAGTACTGTCACCAAATACCCGATGTGTTATTGTATTAAACGGTACTCTTACATCTTTGATAAGTTTTTTACCAAAATCTTGATATTCTAAAATATTACCTTGATGCGACTCAATGACATTGATGTTCTTATAACTCTTATAGAGATGATAATCCATAGCAACGTGTGATAGTAATAATGTTCCTACATTACCGAATTTTTTACCGGTTATAAGAGGAAGAGCTTTGTGTGGATATACAGCATCTTGAACATTTATTAAAAATCTTTGTATATTTTCATCTTCTGTTAAATCTACATATTTAGTTTTCTTATGAGCTTTTAACAATTCTCTATAAAGTTCATCAAATTCTTTTTTCTGTCCAGTTTTTTCTAATCGTAAATATCTTGGAATATGTTCATAATCTGGTATGTAAAAAATGAGTCCTACTTTTCTAGTTTCTCTTGCTTGTGTATAAGCACTATAGTACGTTGTTAATTTCTCTATTTCATTATCAATTCCAAATACAAATTCGTCTAACTTCATTCCTGATCTAAAACAGTTTCTTCCTAATGTATAAACGTTTACAAAGAATAAATCCCATTCTTTTCTTCTGGCTTTATGCGCATTTTCTCTAAAGTAAAGAAGAATCTTATTAATTCCAATACTACCACCAAGAATAAGATCTCCAGATTTAGAGGATACATCTGTATTATTAACAGCTGGAAACTGATAAGACACGAAATACCTCCCCTAAATTAATGGTTCGTCGAGACTATCAAGAATAGACTGTATCATTTCTTCGGATAATTCGATATTTGATTTTAGTTTTAATCTTTCGTGAATTAACTTTGGTAATGTATCTGGAGTTGGAATTGGTCTATCTTTATTAATCTCTTTCATTTGATGTAACTTAAATTGATTATCTTTTTCTGTTTTATCTTTTTTATAAGTAAAGATAATATTTGTGTAGTTTTGTTTTACATATCTTGTTAATATAGTTTTTACTTCTTTTGAATTATGAATAACTCTAACAAAACCATATACAGACCTATCCTTATAAAACTTATCCATTCTTTTATCAAAGTCAGAAATGATATCATCAAGATCAGTTATGTTCATCATATTAAATGTTATATAAGGCATAGCATTTTTATTTTCTATAAACTTTGGAGTAAATCCATTTTCCATATCTAATATATAAAAGAATCCTTTGCGTTCTTCTTCATTATGAGCAAGTCTATCAAAAGATCCACTAAAGTATACATTTTCATAAACAGACACAAGATGGATGTGTCCACATAACACTGCTTTCTTAACAAAATCCTTAAACTGCTCAGCAGAAAAAGTACACTTTGGTAATGATATATTTTCTGGAAGAGCATGTGCAAAGTTGCCATGAACTGTCACATAGTCAACATGAGATACGTTATTAATAGATAGCAAATTCTTTACTTCTTCTATAATAGCATAACTATCCTCATATGGTAAATCGTCAGGTATATAGATAAAAGATCTATTTAAACTATTGATGTTTTCATATGTTAATTTATCTATGTATTTTAAATCGTTTGTAAACTTGTGTTTATCATACAGTAATTTAAATAATGACATTTGATTTCTATCGTGAGAATATGTACCCCTCACAACACGAACAACAATACTTTCTTTATTACACCGATAAAGAAGATCAACTATAAAACCAAGAATGATATTTACACTAGGATTTAAATACAAAAGTGTATCTAGAAAATCACCATTGATCAAAAGAAGTTTTGTAGTTTCTTGTTTTAATAATGGAAATAAATACATATAAAGATTATCAATGATATATTGACTCGGTGTTTTATAATGTCCTAAATGAACATCAGTTAAATTAATAATACCAAAATCAGTTGTCGTCTGGGACTTCCCATTCTGTGCTATCTTGTTCATTGATTTTTGTTTCTTCTATCTCTTTAGGAGGACCATTCTGAATAAAATCTCTAATAGACTTAATACAGTCCATAAATTCTTTCTGTGCTTCTTCAATCTCTATACCATCTACATTAAATTTTTTATCTAAAACTCTATATAAAACACCCCAAGCGGCACTTGAGTCTCTAGGAATCTGACTTGATGTTTTATTAACATATGCATTTAAACCAATTCTATCATTTCTACTTCTTTCGGCAGTATCTTTAGGGCGTCTAAATAATCTTGGTAATCTGAAAAGAACAAGATTGGGATCATTGTTATCAACAACATAAATCATTTCAAAGAAATCTATTTTACGATCCATAAATTCTTCCACTAATTTTTTATATTTTTCATCTTCTCTATTACTATTGTTAGAATAAAAAATAGGCATAAACTTTTTAAACTGCATTAATGTAAAAGTATTATTCTTTTTTGAAATATCATCAAGGGTTTTTAAAGCAGTCTTACAAAAACTATTAATTTCATCTACAGCACTATGTCCACCGAGTTTCGCTAATAAATCTCTTGTAAAATCAAATGACATTTTAGTTCTCCCTTATGTGAATGACATGGTTATTTGATTATTGGTTATATTAACATTAGAAGTTAAACTATTCCATTGTCCATCTTCGATCCACATTATTTCAATAGTAATATCATAAAATCCAACTTTACTTGATGCATTATAAGTAACTTCAACTGTATAGTTATTTTCTCCAAATAATCTTGCCATAACATTCATTAGTTGTTTTTTAGTATTTGCTACATACTGATCAGGAGTATTTTCATATCGAGTTAATAAGTCATGATTACTAATTAATAGATCTGGAAATAAGTCAGAAATACCCGCCTTCATACTAAAAAAATAATTCAACATATATGTTACTTTATCGGTACCGGTTTTTAATAAACCAGTTGGTCCTAATGTTGGAATGACAATTGTTGCCATTTTCTACATCCTTGTAGTTTATAATGAGGATGGATTTTCACCCATCCCCATCATAAAATTTTATCCTAAATCACAATCTGGATTTGTAGGATCTAACTTCATTACTCTAATAACAGTATCAACAAAATCACGAGTTCGTTCAATGGCATCTAATTCACTTCTTGTTAATACAGGATCGTCACTATACCAAACATTTTTAAATGTAACAATTCCATTTTCATCCATGGCTTCCATAACATCATCAACTCTACCATTATTAATTAATCTTCCATAAACATCTTCTTCATCAATATGTTCTGGATCAAATCCAAATCCACTAATTCTTCCTTGTTTTAATAGATTCAATACTGGCGCATATGTAATAATAGGATGGAACATAATAGAAGGTGTATCTCTAAGATCATCTAATGTTTCTAACGGTTTGATATTATTTTCTTGTACATCGATAGTAGTCATGGCCTCATTGAACTTAACTTCAGACATACGAATATCACGAATGACTGTATCAACAAAGGATTTACGAATACTTGTAAAATCGTCTTGAATATTTCCAAAGAAGTTATTACTTTGAAATGAGTTATTGATCTTGTTAACAATGGCATCGTTTCCGCCACCACCTAAAAGATTACCAGCAAGAGGAAATGCACCTAACTGTGTCATAGTAAATGACATATGGTTATACTCCTAATCAGAAGACAAGAATGCACTTAATGTAGACAGAACAGGATATGTCAAAGATACGCCAGATGCAATACCAAATGATTTTGTATTATGAATACGATTTGCTGGATGCAGAACACTGAACTTACGAGCAGCTTCATTTTCAAAGATAGGATTACCAGTCATCTCATCTCCGTCAAAGTCCGTTGTGTCCAGATATGTCGTTGAAGTTATCTCTCTCATATCCCGGTATGTTCTACCCGCCACATATCTTTATGTGGACCAGATCATATCTTTACCCTGTCCAATTGGAGTAGGGTATCTCCTATTTCTTTCCCACTTGGGAGTCTACTGGGTGATAAACCCATGATCGTTGAACGTTCTTCATAGCACATCATCCGATGTTCCGTAGAAGCTTCGCTGCGGACTTTCTCTATCATCATAGTTTTTACCATACCCAATTGATTAGATTGGCCACATCCTGTATATCTCATTTCTGAGGGATGTTTGGTATATGATGCTTAACGAGGTTTTCCCGCAATTAAGGAGAATTCTATCTTGAAATTACTTTCAAGTAGGCCAATTAACTTTGCATTCGGGTCCTTCGTAACATGACTAACAGGAACACCAATATTAATAGTATTATCATGTATGTTTGTTTTAAATTTAGTAATATACAAGAATTGAACACCGCCACGTTTTAAACAAGGGTGTCTACAAAATGTCGTTGGTAATCCTTCAAATGGACTATCGTTAATAAGTTTAATAAATATATCATTGATATCTTTATCAAATTCAACCAAGGCGATACGTTGTCTAAGAACAGCATCTCCAGGAGCCATTTTGTAATCATCAATTAATCTACCAATAATGTGATCTTTATAAGTATTAACACCCATAGACCATGGCAAGTACAAATGATCATATTTATCTTCATGTGGACAAATAACACCTCTAAAAGAAAAGTGTGTTCTAGTCCCTAAAATCTGACCTCTGAAAATAGATCTTTTTGCACCAATACGATCACTAATGATTTCATCGATATAACTGATATAAGATGAATAAACATCATAAATAGTTTTCAATAATGTTTTTACTCGAACTGTTTCTCTATCTGAAATACATTGTAAATCAGTAGCAGCATTAAGGATAAGTTTAGATCCAGAATCAACAAATTGACGACCACCATGTGTTCCATCGTTTGTAACAGAATGAACAACACTAGACAAAATAGGAAGCTTATTTGTAAAGACCAAATCTCTATTCTTTGCAATAACTTCTAAAATATCTTTCGTAATTGGTTTCTTACTTGTAACACTATTGATACGTGCAAAGTAATCTATGATCTTATCAAAATTTTCATAGAAATAAACATAACCTTGTCCATCAATATGCATTTCTAATTCAGGAGGTAATTGTGCATTAGGGTTTAAAATTGCTTCTAGGTACCCACTCTTTAACCAAGAATTTGTAAGAAGCTTATAAAACATAGGATGAAGTACTTTGATACCATGTGGAATAGATAACCAAGTTTTATGTTGAATTTTGTTATAAGCAGCGAAATCGTCAATAACTTCACTGTGACAAATATTACAAATTTGTCCTTTATAATAATTACCAAAATAATGCCCACATTCACAAGATGCAATAAAACTCAAATCACCACTTCTTGAGAATAACATACGATTACGCTGTTGTGCATAATCTTTATTTCCTAAAGGAATTTCATTTAAACAAATAGCTTCTTTTGATCCAGCATATAATTCTTCTAAGTTACAAAAACCAACATGTCTAACGATCTCTTTAGTAGACGTAGATGTAGATTCTAAATTTAAAATAGCATCAGGATTGAGTTTGTTAATATGCATTTGATCCCCTCTGTATGTATGCAAAAATGTAATATATATGTATATTATCTAAAGATAATATCATAATTTATAATTAACCTCAATTAAGAAAAATAAAAGAAATGATGGTAGGGATCTTTCGACCCCTACCATACATTCCAGAAACGAACTTACAGGTACATGCCGCCGAGACCACCTTCGACAGTATTGGCACCCATGCTCAGACGAGCCTCGCTATAGCCCTTGGCCATATCGATCAGCCAGTTGGTGTTACTGCTGCTGGTATTGCTGTTGGACTGCTTGATGGTCACGCCGTTGTTGATAGCATTGACCAGGGCCTGCACAAAAGACGGCTTCAGGATGCTGACAATGTTGTACGACAGCGGAATGAACTTCGAATGCTTGGCGACAATCGAAGCCTGGTAATGCTGGTTCTCATAGACGTCCAGCAGGTTCGAGATTTCCTCAGCAGGATATCCCTTACCGCTGACCAGTGACATATAGTCGACGACGCGACTATCGGTCGGGCTGTCAGGGTAGTTGACGATGCCGGTGATGACCGTCGAAGCGACCGAAAAGATGTCGCTATTGCCATCATACGGCTTGCCCATAAAGTCACTGAAGGCATCGATGACCCGCTTGTTGTTGCCATCGTCCATGAACAGCTTGAGCATGGACAGCGTCGGAACGCCAGGGATGTTATCGATAGCCAGAACAGGAGTCAAGCAGGCGATCTGGACGAACTGCTTAACGTCGTCCATGTTGTCGCACGACATCAGTTCATTGCGGCTGTTGTCCAGAACATCCGGCATCAGGCGGCCGAGGTTCGGCTTTCCGCTTTCGAATGAAGTATAAGGCGACAGCCACAGACCATCATAGAGGAACTTCGACCCACCCAGGCCGATGGCGAGAGGAGCGAAGGCATTGATCGGCATGATCGAGAACACAGAAGAAATGTGCACGATCGGAGCCAGAACATGCGGAAGCTTTTCGCGAGCCAATGAGTTGTTCGGAGGATTGGTCCGAACGAAGCTGGTGTAGCCGCCGACGACGAACAGCTGTTTCGGTTCCGTCGGTTCGTTGTTGGAGACCGACAGTTCGTCACGAACAGGAGAGCTGACAACGATGCCGTAGTCGAAACGCGGCTTGGTCACGAACGGCCAATGGCGATCGTAGTAGTTGTGGACTTCAGCCAACGACGTCGAGATCGTCAAGGTCGAACCCTTGAAGAAGCTGATCGACCCGTAGACATCCAGATTGCCAGGCTTGTTCGCCGAGAACGTAGACCGCAGATGGGCGATGATGGCGCCGACGCGAGTTTCGTTCTGGTAGTCTTCGGGAATGACGATGGCATTCTGAATGATGGTGCAATTCGCGAAATCAGCTTCGAGGCGCTTGCGAACGCTCGGGAAATAAGCGATGAACGCCTTGCGCTTGAATTCAAGAGTTCCGAACTGAACGCCCATGTCGGGGAACAGCAGAACATAGAACATGTTGTCGACCATCACCGCCAGAGTGTTGGACGGCTCAGGGATGCGAACGACCTTGGCGCCGGGGATTTCCTTTTCCATACGCTCGACGAACTTCGATAGCTGCGGGGACTGCGTCGAGAAGCTGTCAAATTCGGACAATGAACTGTGCAGGAGAGAACGCTTCTTTTCCTGCTGAGAATTGCTGAAACCAGGAGCCTGCTTTTCGCCCTGCGGAGCCTTGGGAGAATCGCTTTCCTGAGTACCAAAACCGGAAACACTAGACATTTTTTAGTCCCTTTTACTTGTGTTCCTCGTCGACAAGGAACATGGTTATAACCAAATAAATAATATATGTTCACATTTCGTTTGAAAAATGCGACATATATATCCCTCTAAGAAATCACCGATTTCTCGGCGAAGTCTCTACACAATATTATATTCACATTTATTTTTTTACAATAAAAGTATCATTTAAAAATCTATTATATGATTAACTCTTTTAGAGAGGAAATGGTTTATGTTATTTCGATCTATGCAAACATATTTACCACATTTAAATGGAAAAGTATTTCCAAAAACAAATATGTATATAAATAGTTTAAATGTAAGAAAGAATCTTATTTATAAAAGGTTTTTATATTCTAATAGTTTTGAAAGTGGTGCTATTAAACTTATAAAGAAAATCTTGTTAGATATGGATGTAGAGAATATGGTACTTAAAAGAAAAACTGATGTTTCTAGATACTTTGATGTTATGTTAAATGACAAAGATCAATTAGAAAGTATATTTGATATGAATGAAACAAATACTATTAGAATAAATAGTTTTGTGAGTTCTGACAAAGGTAGATGTAATGAATACATTATTCCAATCGAAAGTACAGATCCTTTACAAACATTACCATTTGAACAAGGATGGGATATGTGGAAACATATTCGTCCCGTTCGTATAATGGATATAAAGAGTAATGAGTTAACTTTTAATACTTATCTAGATAAGATAATATTCAAAGAACAATGTCCTTCTCATATTGTTATTGGTATTGATGTTGTTGCTTTAGGTCTACAGTTTGTTAATTATTTAAAGACCTTTAATCTACAGAAAACAGATGACAATGTTTCTAATTATATTCACAGATATGTATTATGTTTTATGTTAGATGATCTCATGAATAACTGGTTGATAAATCAGTACCAGTCATTACTAAGAGATGCTTATTTCAATGATAATTATGATTATACAAAAGAAGTTGCAAAAGATCAATTCTTTGGATTTAGAGGAAGTGAATATAATTTATTTATAGAAGAAATGGTTACAAATATAAAATTAGTAAAAGAGAAATCATTAAGAAGCGATATGTTTCTTAATAGTTTAAGACTAGGAGATAGAGATTTTGTATCTTATATAAAACATATTTTAAAATATTGTTATATTAAAAACTTAAGACAATATAATTGGATGGAATTCTTAAGAGACTATAGATACTTAGAGATCATTATGTATACATATTTTCTACAACGGGATACTGTACATAGCCAGAATTTAATGAAGGCTATGAATAGAGATATCCCTATTCTCATAGGTAATAAGTTCTGGTCAAATTGTAAAATAGAGAATACACGAAAATTGATAGAACATGAATTAACATTCAATATATTTACATTGATGAAAGATCAAGATGTATGAAGGGATGGCCTAGGCCATCCCTTCATACGCTAAATAGAGATAGTAAATCTCTTCACAGTATCTATCATTTGTTTTAACCAATTGTCATATTGTTCTAATGAAAAATAAAGGTCGCCTATTGATTTATTAAAGTTATTTGTTTCAGCATTATAAACAAATACGTAATCATTATCAGTGTTGTAATCATTAACAAAACTATAAATAGATTTCGTTACTTCTGATACATCATATTTAAAATCACTAATAGATCTATTTACTGTTACGACTAATATAAATTTTTCTACAGTTTCTAATGTTAAAACTATGATATCATATTTGTCCGATGCTATAGGTCTGATAACTTTTAAGTTTTCAATACTATATTTTTTATCAATAATTCTACCAAAATTAAATGTATAATAATTAAATTTATCTTTAGAAAGAACATCACCAAGAATATCAAATGTATCAAAGATAGCCATTAATGTACCATAAAGTGTTTTCTGTGATATAATGCATTATGTACTAAGAGATTATTCATATTTTGAATATGAATAGTATCGACAAATTCTTCAATATTCTTAAACTTATCAACAACAACAAAATAATGTATACTTGTATCTATATTAGCATTCTTATAATCATTGATATTATTAAGAACTGTTGTGTACAACTCGGCATAATTATAACTGTTAGAGTTATTATTCATAATGTAAACAGATGCTATATTTGGATCTATGCAATAATTTATAACAAGGATATACATTGAAATGTTCTTACCTTTATCTTTCTTAGACAATAAACAAGTTTGATAGATCGGTGATTTTTTATTAATAGTTGTAAGTATCTCATTAATATCATCAATATAACCAGCTTTGTCTACTGTATTTAGTCGCATACAATTAATTAAATATTCTATAAAATCGTCCATCATAAGACCCCCCTTTCTCGATTTCTACGATATCAATGCTGTTATATCGGACGAAGCTCTTATTACCATCTTTGCTTTTGCAGAATAACTAAGTTCACTCGATTGTCTTTTTACAGGTTCTATCTTGTAAATAACTCCATCTAATATACCCGTCTGTTTTGAGAATGCTCCATTATTATCAAAGTAATATTCTATTCGATGTCCTGGTCTAAAATAAAGAGGAATACATTGGAACCATTCACAGGAGATCATAGAACAATCTCCTTCAGCTATTCTACTACTATACATACATAAGTTGTCTGATGCGTTTTGAATAAATTTATCATTATTATTATTGATGGATGAGAGAGTTCTATTTTTAGCAGTAGCTACAGTCAATGTATTATTAACACTAGCAGAAGATTGACCACTATCATTATTAACAAAATTATCTAATATAGAAGATTGTCTAACAAAGCTGTAACTAGTAGCGCCGTTTTCGGCACTATGTTGTGATTTATCGACGTGACTAACTTTACTATTACTAACGATTTCAATAACATCATTTGTTATCTTGTGATAATTTTTAGAACCTTTAATAACAGAATCTGGAACATTATAAATCTTTGCAATATTTTGATTATTAGGATTTGTCTCAAATGATGGATATACATACAAAACATCATCATTTGTATAATACCAACAACATCCTTTATTATAGACACCATATTTATTCTGAAGAAATGTAAATATATTAGAAATATCATAAGCAGGAGGAATGACAATATATTCCCACTGGTATGTATTATCTGACTGTTTTATTTCCATATTTGAAATATTTAATGCTTTAGCAATATGACCTAATGCATCATTTATATATGTCTTTGTAAAGGTAGTATGAAATTGTATCTGCTTAATAGCATATAAATTAAAGTTAACAACATGTAGTTCTACAGGTATTTTTAAACTAACATGAGATTCTACTTTTGAAACTTGATCTGTAGGATGTAATTGTTCTGGGCTATATTCTTTATAAAGGTCTTTGGGGTTCTTTAACATAGCAATTCCAGATATCTTAATAGGATTTTTTGTATAATCTTTTTCTCCAGTAATGGGATCTTTATAAGTTAATACCATACTTATTCTAATATTAGATAGGTTTTTATAAAGATTGATATAATCAGTAGGAGCTACTTTAAAGTAAATATAGATAGCATCTGTAATAGTTTCAATATATTTACATCCAATAACAATTTTATCAATAATTTCTGGTGAGTATTTATAAGTAGCATCATCATCATTTAAAATTGTAAAATCTACAATGAATTCATTTGTTTTCTGTGATGCAATAACTGAATTCATAGCCAGCTGCATAGCCGGACTTAATGTTGTAGACATACATCCAACTCCATTTTAAATATATGAACTAAAGTTACTTGATGAAGATTTGTCATTTTCTAATGGGTCGACATTTATAGTAGGATCTTTTTCTAGGATAATATTCTTCTTTTTATCCATAGCTTCCAGTGCTTTAATATTAATAGGACATGCAAAAATAGCAGAAATAATATCATCTGGATTTTCACCAGAAAACATAGCAATTGCAGTAGCAGCATTAGTATTTTTAATATATTTTTCTTTCCAGTCTTTATGAATATTTAGAACTCTCTTAGCCAATGTAACAATATTTTCTCTTAGAAAAATAAGATCTCTTACATACTCTCTGACTTCTGTTTCATTTAATAGATTTTTAATTTCTCTTAAATAACCATCGATATTGTGAAGAATGTATAATACATCCATATCGTTCACAATCGTAAATAATATTTTAGATTTATTAAATTGAACCATATTGTTAATTGTTCTTCTTGTAAAAAAAGTCTCACTAATATCTTCATATACAGTTCTCAATAATCCTGTTTCTTCATCAGCTTCATCGATCTCATCGTGGTTACAAAAGAAAGAATCTAGAACAGATGGCATCGCTAAAAAATCACCATCTAGAACAGCTTGTGGTACATTGGCTGTTGTACTAGGAACTCTTAAATCGTATAATGCCATATTGATATGATCAGTGAATGAATTATAAATACGCGGCATGCTTCGTTGCATGATAATTAATCCTTTATAGTTAGAGTCGCAATAGCCATATCAATAAGCCACATATAAATAGGAATGGTATAAAAACCATCACTGAGCGATAGCTTGTTATATACTGTAACTATATCTAAAAATGATGTAATATCCGTTACAGACTTATTAGTAATTGTATCATAAACTAATTTCTCTAAATCGTTCATCTTATCAATTTCTGCATCATAAAAAGCTTTACTAAAGATATAATAAGAATCTTCACTTATCTTAGTTGAATTCTTATACATCGAATAACCGATCAGTTCATCACCATCAATAGATCCTGTTAATGGAGTTTGGATATCATTCGGATTTGATAAAATAATAAATTTCTGATTAATAAGCGATGTAATGTTTGCATCAAAGTATGTTGGGGTTAACTGATAAAAAGAAAAATTATTCATAAGGATTGTAACATCGGTATTAAATTTATCATTGAACATATCCCATATAGAAAATTCATAATACGGTAATGATGGATATAATTGTTTTGCTCTATTAATAGACTGTCTAATACTTATTCTACTTGTTAAGAAATTAACCAAATAAGGATCATAATAGTTTTCTGGTGAAGGATGCATGATACTGCCAATATCAGATCTAAAATATCTAGTATAATAATATTTAATAATTGTATCTTTAATAGCTTCTAATCTTTTTAATTGATTAAACTGATCTGTTTTTAATAATGTTGTACTATCTCCAAGAAATGTAGACTTTACAAAATTTACAGTATTAGAAACACTTGCTTCTATTTTAGCAAAAGAATCATCTTCTGCGTAATATCTCTGTGTAAATGTAACTTTATGAAACGCTCCTTGTCTATAACCAATACGTTCAACCGAACCAATATGCATAATACCGGATTTACCATCGTTTAATGTCATAATAAATAAATCCCCTTTTATAGGGACAATGCCAGGATATACTAAAGCAACACCACTGATAATAGAAACATTTCTATCCTTATCATAACTAAATTGAAGTTGTTCTGAAAAGATCAATTCCATTTTATTAATTTTAGTATATGATTCATGAATCGTATTTGAAATTGTTGTCTGATCAATAGTCTGAGATTTTAGATCTGATACAGTATCGTTATTGTAATATGTAACTATAACATACGATCCTTTAATATATCCTAATAAATTACCATATTCTTCAGCATATGTTTTTGGATCAATAGCAGTTCTTGTAATAAAAGTATCTTTTACATACTTTACTTTATCTAATGCAACAACTGGATCTTGTCCAGGAGATTGTGATCCATCTGTAATAACCGGAGGGATACCTTTTCCAGTAGGAAGTGGCATATTTTCACCTTTCTATCTGTTTTCTTGTAAGAGAGGTTTTGCCTCTCTTACAGAAGTTTGATTTTTTAATCTATATAAATATTAGTATTAAAAGCTCGCAATGGAAGATTAATAGAACCAGAGTTCATTGTATTTACACCACGAATTAAATAGTTTTTATTAGGCGAACTCATGATATCTAGTGGTTCAATATCTCTTGTTGTTAAAATACAATTATTCATACAGTATAACAAGAACGTATCAAAAATAGTAGATCCTTTATCATTACCCACAGATGTCATATAATCCAATAATTGTTCGGCAGAAGTCGTATAGCCATAGATAGATTCTGTACACTTTCCATTCTCAATGAATTCATTTAAGATATTATCCATTCCTCCACTATTCAATAAATTCTTCATGATAGATAATAATCTTTCATTGTGAACTAATCTAAAATGACCTAATTTCAAAATACTATTAAGATTCCTACAAATCAATAATGGAAAGAAACTTTTGTATCTTATTAAATAAGGTATCCATTTTTGTGAAATAAAATTAAAAGATGTGCATTCTGATACAACGAGCTGATATTGTGCTCTTCTATTCGAAACATTAATAAGTAGATTAAGCTCATTATCTATAGACAATTTACTTTTATCAACAAGAACACCATTACAATATACAGATATATTTAACAAGCCAGTATTATCAAAAATTTCAGGACCGTGTTCTTTCATTAATCCTATAACAATATCATGAAACTTTAAGTCGTCCGGTAATTCTTGTAATGGGATATTAGTCACATCACCATCATCTAACAATACAACAGATATAAAAAATGGCTGAAATTTATAGAATTTGGAAAGAGAATCTGGGACAACAAAATCATTCCAGATTGGAATTCGTAATACAGGATTTGGTAAAGATTTATTATTATTCAAAAAACTATTAATACATTTCTCTTGATAGATTCCTGCCAATGCTGGAAAGTATGTTTCTTTATATGGTGGGATCATATATGTCGGGATAAGTTTATTATTTATAACACTTGGAAAACATGCTCTTAATAAGATAGGATTATTGAACTGAAAAGTATATGTGAAATTAATAGTAAATGAATCAAGGGATTCTTCTAGATTATTAGGTTCTGGTTTTGACTGTTGAATATCAAATGTTCCTAAAATATTTAATAACTTTCTTTTGATGACATATTGTTCCTGTGTTCCATCTCTAGAAACTAATTTAGTCAATGCGTTGTCAGAAAATTTATTAATGTAATCTTCAAATGGTAGTTTTGTCTGATCTAACTCGAGCATATTGTAAATCGTATTTAATATATAAAGTAAATCACTATTAATGGGATAATGATAAACAACATCTGTAAAGTTAAAAGTTGTATCTTTTGGATTTAAAAGATATAGTGTATTTAAAACACTATATGCATCTTGAGTATTCTTATATGTAATAGCAAAATTGAGCTGAATCGATGCAGGAAGATCTATTTCAACAATCTTTATATCAGCAAACTTATCATAGAAGATACCATGTTGAGTATTTTTTATAGCATAATAAGCAGGATTGACATGCTTAAACTTTAAATTCTCCCACTTTGTATCTGAAGGATTTAAGTTATACTCGACTGAAACATCGCAGCGATCACTTGTTAATAATGCATTATGATAATCATCCGATGTCTTAGAAGCAGATCTATAATCTGTAGTAATAGAAATATAATCTCTTACCTTTTCATACAAACCTAAGCGAATAAGCATACCTCGAACGACTTGTTCAATAACAGGATCAAATATTTGAATGACTGATTCTTCTATTTTGGTATCTCTAAATGGCATATAAATAACTCCATAATTTGAGAAAATTACTATAGGATGTTAAAAGTTATATAATAAAATATATGACGTATTTTAAGCCATAGTATGAATAATTTTCTACCTGTATTAAGGAAGGATTTTTCTATGACAGAACCAAATGTTATTCCTATTAATGGATTAATACAAAGAATAGCAAGTAGTGATCAAACATGGTCAAATGTTAATGTTGCTATTCCTTATGGTCTTGTTGTTATTTCATCAGATGGAAATATAAAATTAGGCGATGGTACTTCCCTATACGGAGATCTTCCTGTTATAATTACTGTTGCTGACCTTATTGCATTGGGAGATGTCTCATCATATGCTCCTATTAAAGATCCTATTTTTCAAAACAGTGTTGAAGTCCCTACCCCTCCTAGTGGAGATAATAGTTTATATGCTGCAAATACAAAATGGGTAACGGCTGCATTACAAACACTCTATGATGAATTATCTGGAGCCATTAGTGGTACGGCAGATACATTTGTCACAACTAATATATTTCTTAGTACTATTGGAAACTATGTAAAAACAGCCGATCTTACAGATACTTTAAATAATTATGTAACAAATGTAGTCTTAGCCGAAACTCTTACTGACTATGTAACATCCATTATATTGGCGTCTACTTTGCAAGAATATTTATCAATATCGTCTTTCGATTCAATAATAAGTGAGTATTCTACAACAGATTTTATGAATGACTCTATTTCATCTGCATTACAGAATTATGTATCAACAAATACATTGTCCAGTACTCTAAGTAATTACTTAACAGCAATACAGATATATGGTCAGTTAGAAAAAACTGCGAAACTGGATAAACCTAACACTTGGAAAGCCGTACAGGCTCCAGCCGGAGGTCCTATACAGTTTTCATCAAATATAACTTGGGATTTAAGTATGTGGCAGAGTGCTAATGTTACATTAGTAGGAAACTGCAATATAGCATTTTGTAATCCTGTTCCAAATGCTACATATCAGTTAATGATTTACTCAAATGGTTATAGTCCTAATTGGTCTACAAACATATTCTTTCCTCAAGGATCTATTCCTACATTAACAGGAATATGTGTCTTGTCATTTGCTTATGATTCTGTTAATAAATTATTGGTCAATACTGGTGTTTCAATCAATGAACTCGTTTAAGAGATAGGAGAAGTATATGTCTATGTCAACACCCATAGTTATTCAAGGTATTTTTCAAAGATTAAATGCCACACAAGCAGATTGGAATAATACATCAGTTCCTATTCCATATGGTCTAATTACTATAGATAGTAGCACGGGTATCATTAAAATAGGTGATGGTGTTACACTTTATGCCAATTTAAAAACATTATGTAATATAAATGATTATATTAATCTTTTCAATATTTTAAATTCGAAAGCCGATACAACCAATGCTACCTTTACAGAAAGTTGTAATGTTCCAGATCTTGCTACTGATAATAATTCATCTGGCGCTGCCAATACCAGGTTTGTGAATGCTGCTATCACAACAGCTCTATCAGAGATTACACAGACAGTTGGTACTGGACAATCAGATTTAACAAACGAACTTGTTACATTCGAACAATCAGTTGATAGCAGTATTGCTCAGATTATACAAGATTTAAATAGTTATGAAAAAATCACCGATCTTGATACTACATTATTGGATTATGTCACTTTAGATGCATTAAATAAAATATTGGCTGAATATAGCCCTGCTGGCGATTATGTCATGTCTGATAATATTAGTACATATTTAACTGATTATGTAACAAATAAAATACTAACAGCAACTTTACAGAACTATGTAACGAATACTGCATTAGCTACAGCTTTAGCAAACATTGATCTTTCCGAATATGTATCAACGACAGTATTAAATACTACATTAGAAGATTATACATCTAATGTGAGTGCAAATTCCAATACTCCATTTAATTCTATTCGGGTTGTTGGTACTGGAACAACACCGGCTGATAAATTTATTGATGCTAGTAATGGCTATTTCAGAATTATGGACAATACCGATGCTGGAAATGCACTAATGACTATTGATACTTCTGGTAACTTAGTGGCACTGGCAAATCTTACTGCATATTCTGATATTAAATTAAAGAAAGATTTAAAAGTTATTGAGGATTCTATCAGTAAGATTAAACAATTGACTGGATATACATACACTCGTATAGATACTGGAGAACGCCAGTCTGGTCTTATTGCCCAGGATATTCAAAAGGTTTTACCAGAAGTTGTCATTAATAATAATGATACATTAAGTGTTGCTTATGGAAATATGATGGGTATTATTGTAGAAGCAATAAAAGATATAGATAGACGATTGTCAATTATAGAAAATAAATGATTTATTTTATGTGGTTAAGGATAGGATGAGCCTAGGCTCATCCTATCCTTAACTTTTACAATTTATCGTATAGAATAAATTATATATAGTATCAACCATAGAGACACAGGAGACATATACTGTGGCAGAAAATACAGGAACAATTACTATGGTAAATATTGCTGCTAATTTAAATAACTAAGATACTCAAAAAAACACTCGATTGGACAAACGATAAAAGTTATGCTAATTTTAATCTTGGCAATATCATTAGTTTCATCAGAGATAAAACATATGTTCTATTTGATGAAAGTCAGATAACCAGTTATAATTTCTGTAATATGAATAGTGCTTTTTATTTAGCTGTTGATATGTCAGGTAATATTATTTCTTGCCCTAATGCTAGCAGTCTTGATATTGCTTTAAATGGAAAATCACACAACGTGGATCTATTACTGATATTACTAATGTTAAATTAGATGCAATTACTCACTGGTCTCAAAGAGATAATTGTAAATCATGTCCTGTTGTTGGTATTTGTACTGGTTCTTGTATGTCGTTATACGGTGAACTCTTTGATCAAAATTGTGAAATGAATTATACTTCTTATATTGTTCCTTTTGTTCTTGCTTTTGAAATGAAAACTGGATATATTCCTGTTTATATTGATAGAGATAATCTTCCTGAAAATAGACGGAATATCTGGGGTTCTTAAGACAACTGATATGAGATAGGAGAAGGTATCGCGCCTTCTCCTATCTTTAAATCCATTATATGATCTGTATTTCTATTAGGAGGAATCATTATGTATATTTTAAATAGATTAGAATTCTATTCAAACAAAAAAGTTTATTAACTATGTTTATACTCAATCCTGCCAGCTCTGTACAATCAGTAGTAATAAATTTATCTGGAACTATTTATAATTACGTATTAAATACTGATCTTACTACTAATTATGGTTGGAATGGTAAAAATCCTATTAATGTCAAATTAAATATTGCTTCATCTGCAATTATCGGATCGATATCAACAAGTACGTATGCACTAACTATCAATAGTTTTCCTGCTAGTTCTAATATTTCTCTTAATGTAATGGTTGGTGCTTATATTGTAGGTGCCGGCGGCCAGGGCGGCGGTGGCGGTGGTGGTGATGGCGGTGGCGGTAGCGGTGGCAGCGGTGGCCCTGCCATTTCCACCTTGCAGAAAATCACAATCACAAATTTAGGCACGATCCAGAGTGGCGGTGGTGGTGGTGGCGGTGGCGGATGTGAATACACGACTTATGGCTGGGGCGGCAACGGTGGCGGCGGCGCAGGGGCAGTTCCCGGATGGAGTCCGTCAAACGGATATAACGGCGCCGGCAATTCAGGAACCCTGTCGGTAGGTGGCGGCGCTCAGGGCGGCGGCACCTCTGGTGCTGGTTCCAGTGGTGCTGGGGGAGCCCCCGGTGCGTACGGCCAAAACGGGTCTGTCGGATCATACAACGGCGGCGGGAACGGTGGCCCGCCCGGTTATGCGATCACCGGCATTTCAAATGTGACTTGGATAGCTAAGGGCACGATCCTTGGCCCGACGCAGTAGGAGAAATTTGAAATGAAATCACGTTTTCACCTTATTGCAGCGGCATCGATGGGCCTGGTGCTGGGCAAATACGGCTTCGATGCCGCCGTGCACCACTACATCCTGGCTCATCCCGAAGTCTTGTCGGAAATGTCGGCTCGCCTTCAGCAACGCCGGCAGGCGGAAGCGTCTTAGCTGGCGGATGGAGCGATTTCGGTCAGGCTGGATCTCGTGGTACTGACGACGGTCTTGGAAATTCTGGATCTGGTGGCGGTGCTGCCGGTAATTGTATTGTGGGCATAAGTTATGCTACCATAACAGGAACTGGGCTTATTTTAGGTCTCACTAAATAGTTTTAATAAAGCAAACACATACAAGGAAAACTAAAGATGACAAGTCAGACAACAGGTTTCTTAGATACCGAAAAATATTATCACCCTGTTTTAAATGAATACTTTAGTGATGGCGCATTCTTTACGTTAAATGGATTTCAGTATCATGGATCTATGATATCCAATCCTGATTTTAGAACATTAAATGGATTTGTTGATATTAACTATCATGATACTCTTCCTGATATTACGTATTACGATGTTGTTGAAAACAGAAATGGTCCAGATATCACATATACGGCAACACCTAAAGCTTATACTGAACTATTAACTACATTATCAAATATCGCTAAAGCAAACAGAGATACTGCACTTAGTAAATCTGTTATTTATAACGGTGTTAATATTAGTATTCTAAATAACGATTTGAATTCTCTATTATCTCAATTAACAAATGGTACTATCGCTTCTCCCATCTATTGGTGTGGTCGTATAGCACTAGAAGTTTCAGATATAACATCAATTACCACATTCATTAATCAGTGTATTCAAACAATTTATAAAACACAATTTGATCTTTCAAATCAGATAGAAACATTATGTAATAATAACAACTTTGATGAATTAGTTACGTTAGATTTGATGGCGCCATTTGATGCTATTAATACAACTATAGATCAGGGGAATACATAATTCATGTCAAGCGATCTATCTGCTGTAACTTGTTTTTTAGTACCTAAAAACCCTAATGGTATTTTAGCTGGAGAAGTATCGTTTAATGGATCTCCTCCAGATATTTGTTATGATAAAAATAGTGGTATATTTTGGACATGTATACAATCTGGAGATGCTCAGACTGCATTATGGGCTCCTCAATCGCTCGTTGTTGATGAAGTAACAATACCGATATTAGAAGTAGACAATACAAACAATAATTCTAGATGTCTTTTAAATGGTACTAAATTTATTGTTCTACCAGATATAAGTTCACTAACAAATTACTTCAATATTGAATTTTTAAATATGACTACAGATGCTATTGTCTTGAATTGTGCACCAACCAATACATTTTCTATCAATGATAATACTACATATGTATTAGCAAAAAACAATAAAATGAGTCTTCTTGGGTATAATGATGTATGGTATATAAATGCATTTGATTCTGGTAATAGTTCGTCTAGCAATGCTTACTGGTATAAATAGGAGAAATACATGATCAACTTAAAAGACTACATTATCGCAACTATAAAACCATTTATGTTGGCATATGGTAATTCACAAACAAATCCAGTTTATACTACGTGTCTTACATCAGGATCTGTTTATACCTTAGGTATTTATCAATCAAATGTTGTTATCGTCAGTATTCGATATGACAATCCAGAAAATGTAACAATCAATCTTCCTGCTACTCCAGATACAAATACGGTATATTTTATTAAAGATACTAAAAATATAGCACAGTACTTTAATATAACAATTTGTGGTAATGGAAATAAGATCGATGAACAAGATAGTGTTTTGTTAAGACATAATGGCGATAGTGCTATTTGTGTATTTGATGGTACAAGCTGGTCTACAGTGTAATGACAACAGAAGAGAGGCTTAGCCTCTCTTCTGTTATCTATATTGTCTAGATGATCCTTTGTGAGATCATACTTAATAAACTTTCAAGATGAACTATCTCTTCACTAACATCTTGTAATGTTAATCCCATTTTCTTAAAGAACAAAGTAGTATCAAAATAATAAATCTTTTTAATATTATTCTTATTAACCAATTCGACGAGAATAAAAGTAGTCGTGCTTGGATTATAAAGTCTTTTCTTAATAACAGTACCATCTTCTTTAAACATATACTTTTTAATACTATTTCCTAAAACTTCATTCGTTTCTCTACGATTAACATCTTGAAAACTTGTAATTCTGTGATACATCAAATCTTTATTTTTAATACTTTTAATAAGATCAATGGTTTTAATAATTTCACTACTAACATAATCCTTACCCAAACTCATAGCATCCATATTTTATTTATCCTTCTTTTGTCCGAGGTTGAAATACTTAGACTCATATTTACCAGTAACAATAGCAACAATATCATAAACAGATAAATATGGAGTTGTATTTTCTTTATCATAAGTCCAAAATCCGCGAGACTCTAATATATCATTAGCCAATCCATCTTTTCCCAAGATACCTTCTGCAAATTTATTAATATCAATTGTAAAATCAACATCTAATAGAGATAGATTCCAATTATCTTTAATATACTTAAATTGACTTACAATTTCTAATCCTCTACGAAGTTTAGGATCGCTATCAGTCTTAACACGAATAGTCGTTCTTGATAGTTTTTCACCAGGATAAATACAAAGCTCATGATCTTGCTTATTACCATTTAAACCATAATAATCATGATTTCTAAGATAATGATAAAATGATAAGGAAGTACGAATGCCTTCATATTGCGAAACAACAAAGGGACAAATAGAACCAGAAACGTTATTCTTATTTCTAGCAATAATCGTTGTTAATTCACTAAGCTCAACATCAGATCCGTTCTTAATCGGATATAAACATTTTTTATTGCTATCTAACAATAACTCAACTTTACGAGTATCACTTAGATTAGAAATCAAGAATGTAAAATCAGCACCAACGCCTTTGATCTTATCAGATCCTTTCATATGCTGTAAGTCTTTAGGTGTAGCAGCATATGGATTAAGATCCATTTTATCACCAATGTGCGCAGTCAACACAAAGATAAATCCGTACTTAACAGCAAACACAGGAAGTTGTGACATCATCAATGTTTTCATCTTACCATCTGTCATGAATACCATGTTCTGATCAGAAGATCCAACATCAACTTTTTCAAAACTTTCAACAACTTTAGTGCTATTCATTTTTGTCCAACTATCGAATACGACAATAGTAGGTCTTAAGATTTTAATTTTCTCGCCTTTAATATCAGTAAATGGAGACTCTTCAGTAAAATCTTTCTTATGTTCTAATTTCATTTTACCAATTTGAATAATAAGTTTAAAGACTTCTTCAGGAGTATAGTCAGTTGTTTTAATAATACGAATGCGCTCTTCGATACCTTTACGAAGACTTTCAGGAATAAACTTGAGAAGTCTCTGGATCTTCTGAGCAAATTCAGTATCATAAATAATACAATCAGTATCTGGATAGAATATCAATGTAAATAAAACTTTACTAATAGCTTCAGTCGATTTAAACATTTGTTCACGACCAACTGTAGCATTCGTGGACGTTAATCCACCATTCATAATCATACCACCATGATGACCAGGAACAAAAACACCAGTTGCACTATCATAATGAGTACCAGTATTAAAATGTGGAGTAAATGCAGTTTCTTTGATAGAAACAGATGAAAAGATACTAACCATATCTTTTATACCTTTTCTGAACTAAAGTTAATTTATAGTATTTTTACTTTATTTAAAGATATATTTTTTACTATTATTTACTTTGTCATTTTATGACTAATCCTTTTTAAAAGAAAGGGAAATCAGTATGAGTACCAATACTATACATAATTTTACATCTATTTTAGGATCTAAAAAACAAGAACTTTTATCATTTAAAACATGGTCTAGATTAAATGAAAAGATAACACAATTAGAAAGTATTTATGATTGTACTGAAATAGATAATCTATTAACGATGTTCTACAGTCATCTTTATAATTTAAGTGAAACTGATAGTTACTATACTGCTCTACTTATTTATATCCAAAACAATATATTGAGTGTTGTATATGCTGCATATTGTAAAACTGTTTTATACCCAATGTCTTATCAAAGTTTTATAAAGTTTTTCTTAAGTTCAAAAGATCTATTTGCTACTTTAAAAGAAACAAAGAATGACATATCAGATCATAATAGTAATATAGATACACATCCAGATCTCTTTACACAATTTAAGAATCTAAATATACCTCAATATATTCCAACATATGCATACTCTTATATCCCTAGTGATTTTATTGAAAATGTTACTATTAATCAAATTAGTTCTGATATAGGAAATACAATTTCTATTTCTTTTAATATAGATGAATTAACATCAACTAAAAATCTATTAACTTTTATATCAAATGCTGGATATTCGGATATCATTTTCTTGAAAAAAGAAGATGTACTTATATTGACTGTCAATGGTCCTGATTTTACCGAAACACAATCTTTACCTCTTGTTATGGGTATTAATAAATTTATGTTAAGTATGAATACTACATCTGTAAACATTTACTATACAGATACTTCGAATTCATTTCAGTATATATCTAAATCATTAAAAACAAACATCATAATAAATGCTATAAAATTTCAAGATACATCTATTTCTGAATTATTTGTTTATAATAGATGTTTATCTGATGATTTAATAAATTTATTTTTCTAGGAAACAGAGGAAAGGATCTTTAAAAAATGGTCAAAGGAACTATAACAGGGTTTGACTCTATTACAACTGGAGATGATACTGTAAAAATAAATAAAGATACTCTTTCATTGTCGGCACTTGTAGATAGAATAAAAACAATTGAAAAAGACTTTGATCCGAATACTATTTCAACATTAAAAGATATTATCAATAATCACTTAATGGATAACTCAAATCCTCACAATATCGATACTATGAGTATTAATCTTGATGTTATGCAAGCTATTTACAATGCCTGGTTATTATCTGGAAATGTTGGGACTTACAAAGATTTTGAAATACAGATATTTGGTGTTATGGGAGAATCTTCTTTTGATTCTGTTATTGTTACGAATACAGAAGTTGAAGACTTGATATCCCTTCATAATCTGGATAAGAATGCACACTCTAATCTTATAAACTCTTTTATGCCTGGTATTCCTCCTACATCAGATCCTGTCTTTTCTTTTAATGGATTTATAAATTCTATTCTCGGATCATATTCTTTAAGTATTCAGAAAATTAATACTATTGATATTAATGGTAATCTTTCTAATATAAATGGATTAGTTGGAGATTATACATTCAATGATCCGATGTATCCTATTTATGGAGCTTTATCAAATATTAATACATCTAGTGAAGATCTATCAAATATATCATTAGTAAATACATCTATAAGACCATCTTCTATTTCTTCATTATCTAAATACTATCAATTGAATGATAATTCTTCTACGAATATGTTTGGATTTACGTATCCATTTTCTTTATCTTCTTCAAATATATTGAATTTAAATTTTATGATATATCCATTAAATTCAAATAGATATATAAAAGTATTTATAACAGATAAAGTATCTGATTATTTTTATATTGATCTTCAAGAACAAACTATCATCTCTACATGTAGCGACTTTACAACCTATTATTCTTTTTTACCGAATGGTTCTATTAAATTAGGATTTGATTATAAATCAACAAATGATATTACTTCTTCGGTTAGTGTAATTTCAGTTCCTTCATTAGACAGCGATATATATTTAGGAACAGATGCTCCTTTATTTATTATCTATGGATTACAACAAACTATTATTCCTGGCTTACATCCTCTTATTATTACGAACGGATCACAACAAACAATTCCTGTTAATACTTTAAATATTCCTATTTCATTAAATTCTCAAGAAGGTATGTTCGTATTAAGATTTGTAGCATTTAATGATACGACTGAAAAAGTATTATTATCGTTTGATAATGGATTGACGTTTGTTATTATGAATAGCATTTTAACTATAACCTGTCCATACGAAGATACGAACTTACAGATTACAACATCAATAAATACTGGAATTGAAACAGCGATAGCATTTGGATATTCTGTAGATGGTATTTCTATTCTAGCAAAGAATAAAACATTAGTATCATTAGAAGCATATGGATTTACGATGGACAATACAACATTAATGACGATAGGAGATACTCAATATCCATTAAATGGTTATGTTGGAGAATTTACATCTTATAATAGTAGTGATACCAATGGAAATCAATTAACATTTTTAGTAGGAGCATCGTAGACATGATTTACAGAACAGACATTTCGTATGTTCCTTTAAATCAGTATCTGACAGATATTGACTATTATGGATTAGAAAATATTTCATTCCAAAATAAAATATTTGATTTCTTTATTAAATATTTTAAGAATCTTAGTACAAGTATATTAGGCTTATTTAGTGATTTTAAAAGATCAGAATTAAAAGTATTTGTTGATTCTAATCATACTGCTGTAAATTCTTATCTAAAAAATAAAGAAATAAATATGTTTTCTATGATCTATATACCAACCGGAATGATATGTACGTATAGATATGCTACAGATACATTATTTAAACTTCTTGATAAAATAGATATCAATGACACTATAGAGGTTATGCATAAATTTATAATAAATAAAGAATTTCATAAAATTAGACATATTCTAGAAAAGATCAATAAAGTAGATATTTCATATCTTGAAAAACAACTACAAACTATATTTGTAAAAAATAGTATTTCTAATACCATTTTGAAAAATGTTGTTTCTTCCGTAGAAGATTTAAATTATATTACAGATCATTTACTGAAACTAGATGATACTTTCAAAGACTCTATTTCTCATGGAAAACATATATTTGATTTAGAGAAAGAAACAGATAAAATAATTTCACAATTAGAAAACAACAAGAAAACATTTAACTTAACAACTGATGATATTCGTGACTTGAGTAATATATTAAGAATATTTGCTATTCAAATAGATGCATATGCTACAGTTATTCAATCATTTCAAATGGTAGAACATAATTTTAAATTGACTTTGAGTAAATTGGTTTATGATTAAAATAAAAAAATAAAGAGATACGGAGGAGCTTGCGCTCCTCCGTATCTACTTTAGTTGGTTTTCTGCTTAACGCAGAATGCCCAGGATGGTCGGGTTCTCCACAGGATGCTTTCCTTCGACCTGACGATTGATGACGTCGGTCTTCAGACGCTGGAACGTGGTGGCGCCGAGAATCAGGGCCGGATCGAGAACCGCCGCCTTCAACTTGCCGCTCGGATAGGTGATGTCATCACCGACCGGACGATCGAAGTTGTTGGCCGTGATGTCGGTGACGCCGGTCCAGATGGTTTCGTTGTTGTTGATCAGGGTCATCATCGCACGGATGGTATTGCCGGTGTCGTCCATGTGATGGCTGATGACCAGAGCAGTTTCATCATAGACGGCATTGCCATCGCCGTCGGTCTTCGGCGTGGAGGTGGCACGCGCTTCGACCAGATTGTGCATCAGATCGATTTCAATGTCGGTGATGTCGGCACTGACCGGCTTGTCGAGATTGGCAGTCACGGTGTCGGAGTGCAGATCCTTCCAATGATCGATCTTGGCGATGCCGGCGGCGGTGTCATTCTTCAGGCCGAAATGCGGAACGAAGATCTGACTGTACAGCGGCCAATCCAGTTGAAGAGCACCGACGGCCAAACGACGCTGCATCGCATCGATCAGATTGGCCAGCGGAGTATCATCTTCCAGAGGAGTGGCCAGGACCTTGCCGTCGGCGGCCGAAGCGAACGCCGCATGAACCAGGGTCATGCCGATTTCGAACAGCTTGCTGTCGCCGCCGAGCGGAATGACATGCGTGACCTGGAAGAAAGTCTGGATCAGGGTGTTCGGAGAGAACTTGTTGTAGAAAGCGAAACCGATATAGCCACCGACTTCGACGACGCAGCTGACGTGCCGCTGACGACCACGGGTCTCGTCATTGGCATTCTTCGGATGGTCATAAGCCTGGCGATTGATGTTGATCGACCGGGGCTTGCCGGCATGCTTGTTGGCGACGACGATGACATTGCCGACTTCACGGGCGCCATATTCGTTCACGGTCGGATAAAGAGTCTGGGCCTTGCCGGCGTTCGAGGACATGACATGGGCGCGGACATTCAGCATCGACTTGATGATGGCGATGAAATTCTCGGTCTTGATGCCGCCCTTGACCAGCTCACGGCAGGTCTTGCCGGTGATCGAAGTCATGTTCAGCTGCGGAACGTCCTTGTCCTGCGGCACCTCCGAGACCAGCGGCCAGGATTCGATCTCCTTGCGCATGCTGTCCCAGTCGATGAGGGGGGCTGCGGACTCCGAAACAAGAGTACCAATCATGGTAGCAGAAGTCAAAGCGTCAGCAGTCAGCGTGGAAATATCAAAGTGCATTTATTTAATTCCCAATTTTAACGGATTTTAGAGAATAGACTGATCAAGACGCGTTCTTAACCAGTCTTCTCTACATATTAATATATATGTATTTTTTATTTCAAATTTAACTATCTGCTAAAATAGTCATTGTTTTAGGACCAGCAGAAGTGTATATTAGTTTAGTAGTATGATTGTATTTTTCATAATAAATAATATCATCCGAAGAAGATTCGTTTATAATAAAATTAGGATATGGATTACTAATAGTTGTATATGTATAAAATTCTAAATCACTTAAATTAGCAATAGGTAAAGAACAAACGTCGTTATAAAAAATAGGATCTAACTGAAAACCATTTTCTAAAACAGTTAAGTATCCAATGAGACCTCTCATATTACCATCAGACCATTTATTATTGTTATATGTTAATGTATTTACTTTTACATTAATATAATTTAAATCGCAAATAGTATTCTCATCTGTCTGCAATGAAATAATAAAAGAAGATACTGGTTTTGATTGTATCGTAGCATATCCAATAGGACCATCAATAATACTTACATTTGAAGTAGATACAGTAAATGTATCTATTGTATTATCTTCATAATTAACTATAATACTAAATGTGTTAGGAATAGTATTTGTTGTTTCTTTATTAAAATGAACTGTTATTTCATTTATAACTAATGGATTTATTAAAACTTGATTGATTGACAGAATATTAGAAGTTGATGTTGACATATTGTATTTATAAATATCGTAATTATTTTCAGTAATATCTATATTTGTAAGAGTAGGGATATTATAATACGCATCCGTTATTGTGCATTCAGAAAATACATTTATTCCATTGGAATTCTTTTTATTTGTGTAGAGATAAGGAAGTGGATATAATTCTAAAGAAATAGTTTCTTGATCTGTAGATGTATATGCAACCATATATGTATGATTTTGTACCAGGGTATTTATATCAAAATAAAAAGGAGATATGACAGACATCAAAGAAGTAGCTGAATTATCTGGTGTTCTCATAGCAACACCGATATTGGTATTTATAGCAATATCATTTAAATTAGTATCTGCAAAAATAATATCAAATCCGAATGTATAATTTTCAAGAGTTGTATCAGTCTGTTCAATTGAAACTGTAATAGAATCTGCTGAAATAGAATTCATAGGAATAGAATATAATTGATACCCAGAAATATTCTCATTAAAGACGGATGTAAATTCTTTTACATATCCATTTGTACTAACAATAAGTTTTAAAGGACATCCAGTATCTAAAGATGCATTACTAACAATATTAATTGTTTCTAATAGTCGAGTTTGTGTAAATGTATATGTAACTGTTGGTAGTTTTGAAGAAGGAATGACTGCATATCTAGAATCGATAGGAACTGTTGCATCTATCATAGAAACACAATCTATATCTTTATCATTAATCAATATTGTTCCTGATTGTAAACAAAAATTAGTTTTGGAAATATGGTTTAAATATTGTGTTATGAAGGTAACAGGAACATCAATATATCCAGAAAAAAGTTCTTTAGGATAATTACCATTTAGATTACAAACGATCGTATTTGGTTTATATGTTCCAATGAGAGAAAGATCTGTTTTTAAAGCATACTGACTATGCGTGTGGTTAACAGGAGCAGCATTAATAAGTTCTGGCGTAATATTGTGAGGATTTTTAGCAGCAAGGTGTGCTTGCATAGTCGTTGCTAGAATAGTACCAACTGCCTGATCCATATCATTCTTTGTAATATAATTACTTAAATCAGAATAATTAAAATAACTTGCTATTTGTGAATTAATATAATCATAAAGCTCTTGACTAACTTTGATAAGATAACCATTTAGAATAGTAGTTGATCCATTTGTATCAGGATCAACTTGTTGAATTGTTAATGTATCAGTAAGTGAACTACTAACAGGATAAACTGTACCACATCTACCGGTTGTTGTAATAGTTCTTAAAGATTCGCCGTTTAAAGTTATATTTAAATATCCAGTCAATTCTTTAATATCAAAACATAAGAAATAATACCCGGCACTGTCATAAACATTAGGTATTGTAATAAAATTATTTATACTACCTTCAACATAATCTATCGTTAATGAACCATCTAAACTCTCCCAACCAGAATAGATCCAACCATATTGGATATCAGTAGATGAATTTGTAAATGTTGATGATAATAACGATTCACTAAATATATTTGTAAAGTTAGCACTTAACTTATCTAAAACATCCATCCAATTTTTATTTAAGTTACCAAGAGCTTTATGTAAAGCAATAGTGTTAGGAACTACATTAGGAGATATGACAGTAGGATCTGAAGTTATTTTTGGCGGTTTTGTCGTAAATTCGACCATTTATATACGAGTCCTTTTCAGGAGAGAGGAATTCATAAGATGGATTTAAACAGAGTGATGTGGGATATCCCACATCACTCTTGTAATATTTAGAAAATGTCCATAACAACATGTTGTTTTTGTCTATCATCATCATTTGTAGGAATAGCATAAATATCTCTTGTAAATGTAGGTTTACCATCAATGTCGTCTTTAATACCATAATCAGAAAATCTATACGCAAAGAATTTATGTGCATCTTTTGTTTTATCTTGATATCTATGTTTACCACGTTTAAACGTGAGATAATAAATACCATCTTGGTTCTTTTCAATATGAATAAATATTTCAAGATCAACTTCTCTAGCGACATCCATACTTTCTGCAATATGCTCTGTATCAAATCGTTTAACAATATTCTTAATACCAGTATTTACAAGTTCGGTTGCTTTACGATTTAGAGGATGTGCCGTAATAAGACTAATACCTTTTGATTTTGTGTAATTACAAGCATTACTAAAAAGTTCCTTAACAAGAAGATGGGTTCCGACTGATGAAGATCGTTCAGATCCATTTCCTTTATACATAAGATTCATATAGTCGATAACAGCTAATTTTATTTCATATCCAGAGTTCTCATAATATTCAACAACATTAACAAAATCTTTAAATCCAAATTCTGAAGGAAGATAACGAAGAATAATAAACGACCATCCCATCTTATTAAAGAATTTGTACATCCAATCAATAATAGCATCATCATCCATATCGCTAGAATCTTTATTATTAATATTTTCATAATAATGCTTGAAGACCCACATCATGTTCTGGAAGGCTTCATTTTCTAATGATATGAACAATGCTAATGGTTTTTTAGAAATATCTTTGAGATTTGGTTTATTGTACAAGATAGCATGAGTAGCAACACTCATACATAGACCAGATTTATAGTTATGCGGAAGAGCATAAAAAACAACAGACTCACCTTCCATGATTCCACCACGACCAGGACCAGTCATGATATTCAAACCTTGAAGGCCTGTTTTGAATATACCATTAATAGCTCTATCTTTATATTTTGTAATACCTTTCTTGAGAGAATCTTTCTCAGAGAAATCTATACTTTCTACTGGTTTTTTAGCCAATGTATTTTTCATCATAGAAGACATAGCTTCTTCAAATATTTGTTGAATAGCATTTGCTTGTTTATTAATTTCACTTAATTCTTGTTCTTGGTCTTCACTATTTAAACTATCTGCAAATTTACTAAGAGCAATATAACCGCGTCTTTGATGTTTACTGATCAAATGCCACATGAGTGCCATTTGTACTTTCTTAGCAGTCTCTTCTAATTGTTGAAAACTGATTTCCACTTTACTTAAGAAAATACTTTCAAGTAATTTTAAAGTTTCTGATTTATTAAAAGCACTCTTATCTGTATTGATTTTCAACAATAATGATTTTAGACCAGCTTCGTCATTTTTAGTTATATTGTTCCTCAGGATCTCTTTAATAAGTTTAACATAAAAACGACTATTGTCATTTTCTGATGGCGTATTTGTTTTACTATCATCGTCATATATTTTAATAAGATCCTTAACAGTTGCTTTAGTCTTATCTGAATTTTCATAAATAAGTAGAATCATACAATCAATAAAAAAGTCAGGAGAAAAAAGCATCAACAAATCCCCTTTCTGTTTCCTAATATTTATAGCGTCAAATTAACATATTATAAGTCTTTAATAGATTTTTTTATCTATTAAATCTCCAGTGAAGGACAATGCTCCCATGGACAGACAGCCACTTATTGTTTTAAATGATATTTTCAGAAATATTTCAGTACTTGATAAAGTTATTTTTGATGATACTGCTATTAATTTAGATCTTAAAATAAATATAGACATTAGAAATGTCGATCTTGATAATGATAAGCTTCTTTTAGAACAAATTATTATGTATAAATATTTTAATATATTTGTTGAATCTAATACTCATTCTCATGTTCTTGCTTTATTATCATTGGTTAAAGATAATATCATTACTATGTCTCAATCAGTTAAAGATAGCCAGATTGGTCAATATGTAAATAAGTATATTCATACAAACAATATTATTGATAGTGATATTCCTTTATTAAAAGGATTATATCTGAAACACGGATTATCTAAATTAAATGGTATTCTAGCTATCTTCTCAGCTATTAATTTTGAAACTACCAATACAAAAACTATTTTTTATGTCCCTAGAGTCAATTTGAAAAGCGATCTATTCCCATTACAATTAGATCCTATCCATCATGTTGTCATTGATACAGATGAATTGATTTGTAATAGCAAATTTAATAAGAATTCGGATAATTACTGGAAGATGATAAATAGTCTTAAGTTTCTTACGATGAAACCTAGCTTTTTAGAAATTGCTAAAGTTATTGCATTGACTGCTCTTCCTATTAATGCTATTAATAATGGTATTATTTCATATAAGAATTTTGTCTGTGCAAATCTTTGTTTGAAATATACTAAGAATAAAGCATTTGCCATACATGTTAGCAATTTTGAAAATGTTGGTGCCGACAATACTGGTTATTACATTTATGATGTTAAAGACGCCACTCGTTATTGGGAAAGAATACGTGATGCTTTAGAAGGAATTGAAAATTATGATAGTATTGATAGAGTTCTTATTTATGTTGATGATTATTATTATAAAAAATCACCAAATGGTTTCGTATCCGGTAGTGGACACGATACTGGATATTTTTATGGATTAGAAGCTCTAGGCGATGTTAAAGATGATGAAGAAGACGATGAGGAAAATGAAGATAAAACAGATGCCACTGAAAATAATCAAGATGATAATATCGAAGCAGATAAACCCATATCAGAAGAAGATGATCCTGAAAATACAGTAGATAATAAAGACACAAAGGGATCAGACGATGAAACGAAAGTTCCTAACAAAGATGATTCGTCTGATGCTTCCCCAAGTTCTGATATTTCTGGTGAAGATACTACCAATAATAATAGTAATAGTGATGCTAATCCTGATAGTACTATCAGCGATGATGACACCAATTCACAAGGAACCGATGAATCTGGCGATGGAACATCTGATGACGCTAACTTTGGTGATACAAACACTATAGATAATGGTGATGATGATAATATAGACAATCAAGACGATGGTTCTGCATCATCTGAAGTCTCTGATGAAATCTCCGAAGATGAGAATTCTCAGCTGTTCATTCCGCTGATCGATTCCAAAGAGACTCTAAATGATCATTTTGTTAGACTCGCTGTTGCTAAACTCAATGGTGATATTAAGAATGATCCTCAGTATTCTTCAGAAACTAAAGCCTATCTTGACGAATGGTGTAAGCTGTGGTTATTCACATCTTCCATTGATGCAACCAAAACGCTCTTGACCAAGCTTGGTCTTAATACGCGTATTTCAGGAGTTCTTTGACAATGAGCAAACTTAATTCATGGAAGCAGCAGCTGCGTGGTGTTGCCCAGAACAGCGGTCTGTCTCTGGGTGCTGCGTTCACTCTGGCTGCGGCGACAGAATCATTTCTGAGTTCGAATTCATTGGTTGCTTCGGTCACCAATGCTGCCGGCCTGGAATATTTCGACAAGCCGATGACCGTCATTCGTGGCGCTGAAGAGCGCATCGACCTGGCCGCCGTTGAAAACTTCGTCATCGGTACCATCGAATCGATGAGCGGCTCGACCCAGAACAATCGTCTGGATCGTACCAATCCTCGCATTGCGGCGGCCATCGAAGCTGCTACGCTTGGTGTCATGGGGCATCTGCATTCGACCAATGCCAACTTTGCTGATGCCAAGGGCGGCGTTGCCGGAACCGAATGCATCGCTCTGGGCTCGCTGTTCGGCAATGGTGGTGTCAATGCTGTCACTAACGATATCGCTGCCGGCGAGTCGTTCGGTGAAGGCATCGATAGCGTCGTCACCGATGTTCGTCTGTCGATCTCGCTGACCATGCTGCGCGTCTTCAAGTCGCTGATCGATCGTATCCTGCCGCGCATCGCTACCGAAGAAACCGTCGTCGTCACCAAGATCGCCAATGGCGATGTTTACGATCTGGCTGCTTCGCAGAACCCGAACGCCGATATTCGCTATTCGAACGCCATTCGCACTCCTCTGATCCGGCTGATGCGCGATCCTTCGTTCGTCGACACCACCGCCAAACGTGTCGAACTGTTCATGGAAAACGACGATTCGACCAACCCTGTCCTGGTTCACCAGAACTTGGTTAAGGTCGGCGTGCCGTTCAACATGTTCAAGCTCGGCGTCAGCTCCAACACCGTCGGCTACGACAATCTGAACTGGACTGACATCATCGGCGAAGGCGCCTATGTTCGCGAAGTCTGGATCGCCGTCACCGACGGCACGACCACGGAATATATCCCTGTTCGTACCGAATATCAGGCAGCCTCGCGTCTGGTGCAGCGCACCAACACGAACGACTCGGCCGATCGTGAAGCAGCTCCTCGTATCCAGCGTGTCATTCCTTCGACTGCTGTTACCGCTGCGGGCACTGCGTCATCGTTGTTGTCTGTTCTTGGTGACGCCGGTGCCGAAATCGATCTCAACTTCACCATGAAGCTTAACCTCAAGACCGGCGCCTCGACAGGCTATGGTAGCTTGAACGCCCAGCTTTTCCCTGCCGCCGGCACGACCGTTGCGGATGCCGTGAATACTGCTTACAACAAGCTGTCCTTCTCGCTGTTCGCTTTCGAACCCTTCGCCCAGTACAGCGAAGAAAATATGCGCAAGGCGAATATTTCGGCTCGCGTGACACAGAAGGAGCAGTCCTTCTATATTCCCGTGTCTCGCATGTACACCGCCGAATACAGCATCAAGGACACTGAAGGCAAGTCGGCCGAAGACATCATCAAGATCCTCAATGATATCATGTCGCTGGGCAATGATGCCAAGGCCGTTCGCATGATCGGCGAGTGCCTGAACAACGTCTACAATCGCCTGAAGCACGAGGAAACCGATCCCCTCATCGACTGGTACAATTCGGTGGCTCAGGACTTCCTGGCCGGCACTCTGTGTAACCCGAATGTCTGGCGTGGTGTTCTGGACGTTTCCAATGCCGTCGTTATGCGTGAAACCGAGCGTAACTCGGACATGCATTCGCTGGTTATGAATCGTCTGAATGCGATCATCGCCGACTCGCAGCTGACCTCGCTGTACCTGAACCAGCTGAACCCTGGCGAAAAGGCTGTGTATCGTCTGGTCACCACCCCGACGATCATTGCAACCCTGCTGGCCATCAAAACCTACTTCAACGAACTGAACGACACTCGCGTCGAAGAAGCTCCGTCGGCAGACTACAGCTTCTATCTTCCGAACGGCTCACGCATCGACTGCGTCGCCACGTCGTACAAGAACTTTGAAGGTCTGATGCTCATCGTCCCGGTTCGCGATGCTGACCCGGAAAGCGTCATCAGCTTTGGCAAGAATCTGGACCGTGGCATCTTCGCCGGCAAGTTCACGTTCAACAACGCCATGGCCGTGACTCAGCGCGCTGTCGCCAACAGCCGTGAGGTCGTCTACCCGACGAACCCGATCGGCATGATCATCAGCGTTAAGGGTCTCGATGCCATTCTGAAGCTGATGTTGTCTGAATCCATCCAGGTGAACAACAATCCTCTGGTTGGCAACGATGGCGTTCTGACTTCAGGTGTCGATGGTGTCGGTCAGGCCTTAGTTAATGCCGATGCTGAAATCGATGAGACTGATCCCCAGGCTTAATACCTGCGAATAAGTCAAAGTCGAAAAACACGTGATGCATGGGATGGTGGGCGAAAGCTCACCATCCTGTGTATTTTTTTGTATAAATCAAAAATTAAATTAACTTAAAGACCGACATCATATGTATTTTCAACATAAGACATCAAGGATCTCTTATGTCAAGTAACCCAGAACCTATCAATGTCTATAATGAAAAACCTGTTTATGAATTTGTTCATAGTTGTCATGTTGATTATGAAGACGGTGATGCAGTTGTTGCTAAAGTTAATAGACACCACATGGGAATATCAACCCCAGAAGTTATTGTTATCGATAAACCTAAAAGGAGTTTTTATTTAACAAAACCTGGATTAAGAACACATAAGTATAAAAAAGAATATGAATATATGGAAAATCTTGATAAGTATGATGTTTATAATCATGAATTACCAAGAGAGTTATTTCATAGGCTAAATGGATTTTATCCTAGAAGAAATCCTCAATTAAATCAATTATGCGATAGTCCTTATGTCTATGGTGCTGATATCCATATTGAAGTATTAATTAAAGGAGCTTTACAGAAAACATTTGAAAAAAGTGGATTAAGACCATCTGCTGTTACAACTGGATTTTTCGATACTGAAGCTGATATGTTAGAAACAAATGGTAAAGATATTAATCTCATTACTGTGACTCATGAAAATAAAGTCTATACTGCTATATGGAAAAAGTTCTTTAAGAAAAGAATAATCATCGATGGTAAAGATAGGTTTGTCGATGCTTCTCTAGATGAATTAATTAAATTAAAAGACGAAGTATTGGAGCCACATATCGAATCTATTAGAAAAGCCCTTCCTAAAGTTAGGATTCCTAAATTTGAATATCAGTATTTTTTACACGATGACTTATTAGAATGTATCAAATGGATCTTTGAACAGATCCATGTTAATATGACTGATTTTATTGGTATATGGAATATGGGTTATGATATTCCTCAAGTTATTAGAAACATTCAAAGATTAAATGGTAATGTAGAAGATATCATGTGTTATCCAGGATTAGCGAAAAAATATAAAAAAGTTAAGTATGACACCGACCATAGCAAAGTAGATCATTTTACAAAGAAATGGGATTGGTTTCATTCAACTAGCGGAAGTCAATTCACGAATGCCACTTCGTTATATAGCTTATTAAGAACAGTTATTGGTAAAGAAACCTCTTATAAACTAGATGATATCTTGCATAAGAATATCGGTGTTGGCAAATTAACATTTAAAGATGCCGATCCAATTATTGCAGAATTAACTGATACCAACTGGCATCGGTATATGCAAAGAAATGAATTTTTGAAATACATTCTTTATAACCAATTCGATTGTATTTCATTACAAATCATGGAATGGAAAAATCGTGATGAAGAACAGATGGTTATGTTGGCTGGGCCAAGTAGATTGTGTAAATGGTCTAGACAAACTCGCAAAGCTGCTGACGATCTCTACTTTGATATTCTACAAGAAGGTAAAGTCCTTGTTAGTACAGGACGAACTATGTTTAATGAATTTGATTGGATGTTGGGTAAAACTGGTGGTGCAGTTCTAAGACCAGAAAAGACTTATGATCTAGGCATTAATATCTTTAGAGATATGACTGGTATTAAATCACTAATGCGAAGTTTCGTGAATGATATTGATTTTAGCGCATTTTATCCAACAGTAGAATGTGTTATGAATATCAGTAAAGAAACTAAATTAAATAGTGCTTATTTAATTGAAGGTATGGATAAAAATAAAACACAGAGATTCTTCTCATTATTTATTAGTACTGATGAAAATAGTGTACAGATAATGAATACTTATTTTGGATTACCGAATTATAGTGATATGAACAAATTATTCTTAGAAAGTTTAAAAAATAACCCTGTATGCATAGAACATAAGAATGTAGCACGATATTGAAATAAGGGGGTACGGGCAATTGCCCGTACCCCCTTATAATTGTCTATTTCTTCAATTTAATACGAATACCATTTTCATCCATATCACCAGTATAATAATCATTGTTATTAAAGATTTCATTAACTTCTGGAGTTAATTTATCATATACATCATCTCCAATAATATCAATAATGTATGAAGACTGATGAAAATCTTGACCAATATGTTTATTATTTAAAACAAATATACTGGAACGAAGAAGTATATTAATAAAAGCAACAGCATCCATATCTTTACGGAATTCTTTAATATAAGTTTTATAATTAATAAGATTATCTGTATAATCTACTTTAATGGTAGGACTGGTGTTTTTCTCAACTTTATCATAATCATCAAAGTATTTAAATGTAACACAATCCTCTATATAGCTCATCAGCTTCCAATTAGTAATCTTCTCAATATACTTATGATGTTTAACTAGTTCTTTAACAATATAAGGATTACTAATTACGATTTCATTAGTATTACATTTGCTCGGTATATCTTTTCTCAGTACCAAGGTTCCAAGTATTGTTTTCAAATCAATATTGTTAGAGTATGTATGATGTTCTGACCACTCAATAAGTTCTGGTGGTTTTACCCTAATACTAAATATAAAACAATCATTACTATAACTTCTATACTTCAAACCATACTTACGAATAGGATATTTAATATCGTTTATAGTAAAATATTCCTCAACATAAATAGATTTATTCTTAATATATTTAATAATATCATCTATTTTAAGAAAACTAAGTTCAGTAGTTTGGACATGGATATCATTTGTATGTATAATATTAAATTTACTATCATTAACAACATCTTCACCAATTTTACAAGCTTTAAGAACAATCTGATTACAAATGTCTCTAAACTTTGAATAGTGGTCATTCTCATCAACATGTACATAGCTATCTGGAACGATATGTTCAATAACACCTTCTGTACCTTCACGACCAGTAGTTTTATATTCAGATTTTTTATTTAATTTTTCTTTCTCATTATGTAAAATTATTTTAACACGATACGGCTTTTTTGCCAGTAAACAAAAGCGATGAAAAGTAATACTTAGTTGTTCACCATCTATAGTCACACCCCACAATGTCACAAAGTTATATACTTCTTCAATATATTGTTTATGTTTATAAAGTTCATCGCAGACATATTTATTACTAGTAATTTTAATATGTTTAAAATGATCTGTTTCGGATTTAAGTGTATGTATAGCTTCTTTAATCTTCAAATTTTCTTCATATTTAATTCTTTGATTCATATTAATTTCATCAATATTTGCTTTAGTAAAATTAAAGTAAAATCTTGTACCCGCAATACATTCTTCAGATTTATCAAAATTTACATTATATCTAGCAATAGGATATGCAATATCATTAAGATAGAATTTCTTTTCAGCATAAATAGTAAGAGTTTTTAAGAGTTTAATAACTTTATTTAAATCAATGTTATTATCTTTTTCCATAATAAAAGTAGTACCAGAAATAATATCACCTGAAGTAATGTTTTGAATATATTCTTCAGTTTTTTCACGAGCCACATTACAAATATTTTCGGTATATTCTTGTATCGTTGTCATGCAGACCTCGTTGTCTTGTGTGTTATTAAACTTATTATTAGTGAATACAACAATACATGTAGCTTCGTTTATATTAAAAAGACTATAACCATATTTTTCATTAATATAGTTAATAATATCTTTAGTAATACCAAATTTTTCTTTCTCTAACAATAGTTCTACTATCAATCCTGATTTAATTGTCAGTTTAGTCTTTCTTTTATTATATGCAGAAATAATAAAATCCGAAAGGCGTTTCAATGTATGTTCATAATTAGCTACATCATCAGTTGATTTTTCATTATATTTCTCAAACTGGAATATTACCCTAGTACCTTCAGTAATTGTTTTAATAAGTTTATATTCGACAACATTCAATTTAAACTCTTTATCAAAACATTTAAATGTGATATACTTAGTTGGGGGACAATCTGTTAATGCTTCACGAACATCCTTGAAAACTTTATTTTTCATATATTCATATACAGTAAATATCTTACCATCGCCATCAATAATAGCTTTAGAAATTTTACCATACAAATCAGTAACATATTGCATATGTAGGGTTTTTGCTTTTGCGGCACCGTATTTAATAGCATCAGGATTTATAGAAATAAGAATACGTTTTGACTCATGATAAATAGTGACATAGTCAACAAAAATATTACCTTCCAATCTACTAACAAGATCGTTTAGATATTTATCAATAGTATAAGTTTCTTTCATATATTTATCTAAATTTGGATAAAGGTCTTGTATAAGAATACTCTTTTTATAATCAACGATGTGACGTTTTGTATAAACATCAGTAATCTCATTAATAATACGTACATATTCTGTTTTAATAATTTTAGATGATGAAAACTCCATTACAGATCCTCCATGGAAAAACGTGTATATTTAATTTTCTCAACATATATAAACATACGAATAAAGTCTATGATATCTTTAATAACAAATACTGGAATAAATATAATAAAAACTACTAAACCAATAATACTTGTTGTATGAGAATATGTTCTAGAAATGTATAAATTCAAAGATACACCAAATTTAAATTTCTTATATGAATTATCTACTTTATCTGAAATAAATGTTAATCTCGTAAATCCAATAATGTATCCTATTTTCTGTAGTAGAATGAGACTCAATAAAACAAATTCACCAACCATAACACTAAATAAAGATACAATATATGCCGGAATGTGTGTAGATTTAAAAGTATTTCTAATAGTTTTAATTAAAAACTCCATATTAATACCATAAGGAATACCGCCATATTTAATAAGTTCATTCATATAACTACTAATAGTTTCAACTTCTTTTTCATCGATATCGAGTTTACCAATTATATAATTCGATAAATCAATATCTCCCGTAATTTCTTTTGTACGATGTTTAAAAACTAACCATTTTGAAAAAGCCATAGTTTGTCCTTTCTTTTGATAAACATATTTATAGGGCTAGGTTAAAATTTATTAGGGTGATAATTAAGATGACAGAAAAAGTAAATTATAGAATTTTCTCTATAGATCCTGGATTAAGAAATCTTGGATGGAGTGTCATCGATTACAATATTAAGAAAGGCACTGAAACAGTATATGCTTATGGAACATTAACTGCAAAATCATTATTAAAAGCTAAAACTGATGAAGATAAATTAGTTATTAGTGAATTCGGAGAACGATACTTTGTTCTTTCTAGTTTAGAAATTGCTTTAAATAAAATGTTTAGTATGTATGGGCCAGACTACGTTTGTTGTGAAGGTGCATTTGCTCATAAATTCATTGATGCATTTAGTGTCCTTGTATTGATCATTCATCTTATTCGTAGATTATCTCACAAACACGTTAAAAAGAATATTGTAACTATTGCTCCTAGAGAAGTAAAGAAATGTATTTCTAATAGTGGTGGATCTGATAAAGATACTGTTCAGTATTGTGTTCTTAATAATAAAGATATTATCATTAGAGATACTAAAGCAAATCCTATCAAATTACTAACTGAACACGAAGCTGATGCTATTGCTATTGGCCATACATTTATTAAGATATATTTAGACGATCTTATCTTAGCAGAATCTGTACGAGCTAAAAACTAAAAATGACATACGAGGAGCCAGTGGCTCCTCGTATGTTCAAAGCCGATGACGTCGGCTTAACCCAGGAGCGTGGCGATACGATTCGAGAATGAAGCCACATTGTCCTTGTCGATGGCGGCATCGAAGTTGACTTCGACGGCTGCCCGGCCATAGACAGCTTTCGTTTCGCCAGTGCGAGGATTGCGCGAGGTCGATTCGGCACGAACGATCGCAGCAACAGATCCGCCCGGAATGGCGATGCGTGCACGATAGGTCAATTCAGACGGATCGATACCGTCCTTCTTGGCTTCTTCGATCTTGGGAATAAGTCCGGTGCCGGCCATGGTGATAGCGGCATTCGAGAGGTCGCCGATGGTGTCATTGACCTGCTTGAACATGCCGGCATCGGTCCCGGTCACAGCTTCGACGATGGGAGCGGCGGCACCCCAGGCAACGACAGTGCTCTTGTCACCAGCCTTGGCGAGCTCAGTCAGCTTTTCAGCCAGCTCCACATAACGGGGTTTGGTGGTGACTTCCTTGATGGTGACTTCCTTGGTGGTAACTTCAGCGGTCTTAGTCATGTCTAACTCCGATTGATATATCTAAAAAGGAACTTCTGTTGAAATGCTCCTTATGAGTAATATATATTTGTAACATCACCCATTTTTGGAACATTCTTATAAAATAAAGAAATTAAGTATTTTAATAAAAGTTACATATTAATAAATAGGTTCATTTTATAACTTCCTTTCAAAGAAAGGTTTGTTATGAAAATAACAAGACTTATAATACATAAGTTAATTATGTTTAGATTTACTGGAATTGAAACACTTGATATTACATTTGAAGAATTAGTTCAAATTATTATTAGTCCAAATGGTCATGGTAAAACATCATTGTTAAAAGAATGTAACTTAAGACCGTCTGTAAAAACAAATTATTATGAAGATGGATATAGAAAAATATATGCTACCGATGACCATGGAGAAGATTACATTTTAACATCAGACTATAAGAAAAAGACATCTCCTCATTCTTTCTATAAAATTAGTACAGATGAAGAATTAAATGAAAGTGGGAATACGAGTATCCAAGAAGAGTTAGTAGAACAATATTTTGGTTATTCTAAAAATGTACATGATTTATGTTATCTAAATTATAAAGTAAGCGGCATGGCTCCCGGTAATTTAAAAACATTTCTAATGATCATAAATCCATGTAATCTAAAATTCATTTTTGACTATTATAAAAAAGTAACCGGTCAAATAAGATCTTGTCAGAATAATCTATCATCTTTATATTCTAGGAAAAATGCATTAGAACAACAATTGTTATCTGAAGAGATTTATAATAGTTTAATAGAAGAGAATAAACAACTTGTTAATGATATTCCAAATCAAATTACAACTATTGCTAGATTAGAATCTAAAATAGATGAGTACATTAAAGAAAAGAATAATATCAATATTGGTACTATAGACTTGAACTCTCTTAATAAAAGACTACTGTCATATAGAAAATGGTTTTCTGAATTTAAACAATTTATTAATGTAGATATCAATATATTAGAAACCGATACAAATATGAATATTAATAAACTAACGACACAGAAAGAAACTTTAGAACAAGATTTAATGGAACTTGTTAAAGATTATGAACAATGTCAGACATATATAAAAGAACATGAAGACACTACACTCATTATCGATACTGAAGATAAACTTGTTTATTTAAAAGGCAGATTTGATTTATTAAAGAATTATAAAACTATAGAAAATCCTATTTCTGAAGACTTATTAGAATTTACACAAGATCATATCGATATACTAGAAAATCATCTTCAATATTTCATTGAATACAAAGGTCCGTTGTTTACAAATGTAGATATTCTTAGATATAAACAAAAACTAGACAAATGGTCTTTGAAATCTGCTTCTTATAGTTCTAAGCTTATTCAATGTTTAGAAAAAGAAAATTATCTTAAAGAAAGAATGCAGAGATATGAAATAGGAATACCACAAGACTGTAAATTATCTGGTTGTCAACTCTTTAAAATGTATATGACGTCTTATGATGAATATAAAGTTCAAGATGATAAAAACATAAAAGATATGCATATATTTAATCATAGATTAAATAGACTTAAAAACTACTTAGTTCATCTTAACATTAAGATTAGAAACATGGAAATAGTATTTGAAAATATTAAGTCTGTCATGAACTATCTGAACGAATATAGATACTTACGTACTACTATACAAGATGTCAATATTAAAGAAGTTTTAAATACAAATCCACTAATCATTACTAGTAAAATATATAACCATTTCTTAAATTCTAAACATTATTATGAATTTAAGAAAATAGAAAAAGAATATAATGAGACACTTGACTTAAAACTAAAAATAGAACAATCTAAATCTATTAGTATTGAATTTATGGAAAAGTTATCAATAGAGAAATCTATGAAGATACAAGAGAACAAAAACATATTTTTTAAACTCAATACTGAAATATCAAATAAGAAAGAAGAACTATTATTAATACAGAAATATAAAGAAATTATGAACTTTATAGAGACTTCAAAAGATCTTATAAAAACTTATGAAAGAAATACTACTCTCGAATTTGAAATATTGTTAAACAAAAAATTATTAGAGTTTGAAATAGAAAGAAAAAATAATAATGTTCAAAGATTAGGTGAAATTAGTAGTATTATTAGTAAACAAGAAAATATCAATGCACGATACTCAGAAGAGATATTAGTTTCAATCAGTAAGATTGAAGAAAGAAAAGCTTTATATATTGAATTTGAAAAGATACTTTCTCCTAATATGGGTATACCGCACGAGTATACTGTTGATTTTATAAATGGTGTTTTGGAAAATGCTAATTTCTTTATTCAGTATATTTCAGCATATCCCTTAGAGTTTAAAGTAATTGATATGAATGATCCGTTAGATTATGTTTTGTATATTAATATTGGTGATCAAGATGAACCTAATGAGATTGGTAATTGTTCTGATGGACAAAAAGCTATATTAGATCTTTGTTTTATATTAGGATTAGCTGTTAAGTTAGAGCTTAGTACATTTCCTTTATATCTCGATGAGATAGATAGGCCTTTAGATGTTTATCATAAACAAAAGTTATTAACATTATTAAACACTATCATAGATGAACACATTGTTGGTCAATTGTTTATGATCAATCATCATGCTATTGTTAGTGATGGTATTTCGAATTCTAATGTTATTGTTTTAAATGATACTAATATTTTAGTACCTGAAGTTTATAATGAACATGTTAAAATTGATAGATTGTAAAATATATAAGCGATATGCAGAGAGGAGCCATATGGCTCCTCTCTGCACACAGCTAGCTTCGGAGAATAATAACCTATTATCTATAACTTATTTAATACTGTCTATTTTAGCTTCAACAGTCTGATCTTCAGGAGAAAGATTACTCTTCGTCACTTTAGACTTAACCCAATTATACATCTTTAACACAAATCTACCAGCACTAGCAAAAACACCTTTAACCTTTTTAAATGCATTCTCTAAGATATTTAAAATACGTTTAAATAAACTTCTCTTCTTATCTTTATCTTTACCATCGCCATCATCAACTTTCTTTAACTGCGATTCGACATTAGAAGCAACATCCTTGATTTTGTCTGTTGTAGATTTAGCAGCTTTGGTAGCATCCTGAGCCGAACGAACAGAAGAACTAACTTCAGATCCGTTCTTTAACTCTTTCTTGCCCTTATTTGCCTCATCTACACCATTCATATTATTTTCGATTTTAGCTATCTTAGCTTCAGCAGCTTCAGGATCGGTATCTACTGTAGCAGCAGCATCTTGTGCCATACCAACATAATTAGAAACTTGTCTAGCAATATTAACACCATTAACAACCATAGAAGCCACAGATATAGCAGACGAAATAGCAGCAAACTGTGGACTAAATCCTAAAGCTTTAACACCATAACTAATAATCACGCCAGATAATCCACCCATAACACCAGAAGCCGTAGAAACAACTTTAGCGAATGGATCAAAAAATCTGGTTAACAATCCTGAAGACTGATTTGACATAGATTCTAGTGCACTATGAACAGTTTTATAAATATCATCTTTATTATAAATAGCAAAGTTTTCTAAAGAAGGAACCCTAGTTAAAACACTAGGATCTAAGAACGAAATCATACTTTCATTAAATGTATTATTCTCTAAGGCATGTCTCATATTTCTTAATGTCACGATCTGTCGTTCAAGATGTTCAAAAGCAACAAGAGAAGTTTTATCTATATTCATATCTTCAAGTAGATTAAGATTAACTTCGAGTGTACTGATTCGTTTTACCGGGAGACTTAGATCTTCCAAGCCTCCCCAGACGGAAGATAATGTCACAATCTAGACTCCCCTTCGGAATTCAGAAGAAACATCTATAGTATTTTATTAAGATAAGTTAACTGATAGATAGCCCATAATGGGCTATCTATCATGTCACACATTAATCAAGCTTTTTGATAGCTACATCGCCTTTATCTGTAGTACTCTTATTTGCATCTTTTCCCATAACTTTATTATAAACAGATTTTACAAAATTATAAGACTTAACAACACCAGACTTACAGAATTCATAAAGCTTATTTAAAAACCCTAAGATCTTCTGATATACTTTACGGATCTTGGATTGTTTTTCGGTATCTTCTATACTTTTCTTAGCCTCAAGATTAGACACTCTAACTTCAACCTTTTTAACTAAACTATTAATCATTTCCATATTATTTTTAGATTCATCTACAACCTTCTCAGCATCCTTCATAGCTGTTTTAATATCTTTAGTACCACCAGTAGGTTTAGATTTTTTAGCATTATCAAAATTATTAATAAGATTATCCATTTCAGTATCATAACTACCAGGATCTTTTTCAGCATTGTCAATAGCTTCGTTGGTTTTGGTACTATAGTGTTTAAAGAGTCTAAAGATACCAACAAAGAAATAGATACCAGATACTATACGCAATACAAGAGCGGCCCCGACGGCTGTTCCAATTAAGGTAGGATTAAATTTGTTAGAAGTCAAACCATTGGTCATTGCAGCAATAGCAGTTCTAGCCACAAGCATTGATGTGATACCTAATAAGATATGTTCTTTAAAGGCTTTAGCAAATATTTTAAGATGTTCCCAAACTTTCTCAACAAATCCTTCAATAGCACCATCTACTTCGGCAATAGACTGATCCTTTACAGTATCAGAATAATTTTCTAAAGCAAATAACTTACGAGAAAGATGAGTAGGGAGATAAGATTCCATGCCAGAAACATATTTACCATCTTTAATAGCTTTAGAAGCATTCTGTAAAACTGAAATATTATCTTCAAGATGCTCAATAGCAATAATATTCGTAAGATCCATATATGAATTATCTAATAGATTAACAGCAACATCGATAGTACTTACATTTGGAGTATGAGAAATACTCTCAACTCCAGCCCATATAGATCCAATTGACATTTACTTATATCCTTTCTTTAAAAAGGAAGACTAGAGGGTTTTACCCCTCCAGTCTCTCTTCGAAAATGCCGGCCTTATGACTTAAGCACTGGCCGCCGCGCCAGCGATCTTGCCCTTGGTCTCGGCACGAGCTTCCTTGCTGGACAGCTGGCTCCACAACCACTTGGCAGCACCGCTGACCTTGGCGAAGCCGGAGACGATCAGATGACCGAAGCTCTTCAGAACAGCCAGGATCATGTTCCAAGCACCACGAGCGGCGGTGGCGTTGGCGCCGGGGTCCTTGGCATTGATGTTCTTGTCGCAGAGCGCTTCGATCTTGGCGATATCGGCCTTGGCGAAGTTCGATTCTTTGGCGGCCGCAATGGTGGCAGCTTTGTAATCGATCAGCTCTTTCTGAGCAGCGGCAGCATCCAGATGGACCTGAGTCAGTTCCATCTTTTCGCCGGCGATGATCTTGCTGGCGTTCTCGGCACAGGTCTTGGCGGCAGCAGGATTGTCCTTGGCCAGGGCGGCAGCACGATTCAGCTCAGCACGCGAACGACGAATGCACTCCAGCCAATTCTTGACGGCCTGGACGCCGGGGATCTTGACGGCCTTCTTGCCAACCCAGGTCGCAACGTTGCGGCCAGTTTCGGTCTTGAATCCGGCGATGACAGCGGCGGTAGTGGCAATGGCAATGGCGGCGCCGATGTACCACTTCTTGTACTTGACCACATGTTCCTTGGCAGCCTGCCACCAACGAGAGGCCGTCTCCTTGATCTTCTCGCCAAGGCCTTCCAGGGCAGCGGCCTTGTTGAACGCACCAGATTCCAGGCCGGCGACGCTGCCGAAGACGTTCGGATAAAGAGTTTCCATGCCACCGATTGACTTGCCGGCCTTGATCTGCCCATAGGCATGCTTCATCACGTCGATCTGTGAGCTCAGCGACTCCATGGCGAAAGCCGAAGACATGTCACAGGAAGTGTTGCCGAGCATATTGATGGTAGCGTCGATCGCACTGATCGACTTAACGGCAGTACCGAAGGACTCGGTGCCGGCCCAAACTGAATTGATAGCCATCGTAAATTTCCTTGAAGAAGTTGTTGGATGCATACAACAGAGTAGCAATCTAGATTGCCATTTCTCTATATTATTATTTACCAACACGTCCTTTTAGTTTAGCAGTCTTTCTAAACTTAAAGAATAGTGGGTGTTTTTCGATGAGATGTCTAAAATGAACCGCATTGCAAGGGACCATATCTTTTGGAAGTTCTGACATATTAATAAGAGTATTAATAATAGATTCCATATCTTTACACATAGTTGCCATTTCAATATATAGCTTCTGATGTATCTTTGCAATTTCTCTAACAGCAACAGTCTGTGCTTCATTAAGACCATTAATTCTAGTAGATCCTTCAAAAATACCAAGTCCGGTTGTAACAGTCTTTTCGATAATAGAAGGAGAAGGGCCATCTAATGACGACTGAGCTTTTCCAAATCCATCATCTTCATATATGAAATCACTTAAAGGAAATTCAGTAGCAATGTCTTCAGCTGATTTATCTTCTTCAATAGGATTAATTTCACTCAAGATTAATTTATCTTCTTTAGAACTACCATTCGTCCAAACTTCAGGAAGGTCTATTACTGTTTTAGATATATCAGAAGGAGATTTATAAATTATTTCACAATCTGATACATCTAAATGTGTAATTTCAGTTACAACATTTTCATCAACAAGTTCTTCTTCAGAATCGTCTTCAATAACAACAGGCCATTCAACAATAACTTCTTTATCGACAACTTCGCGATCGGTTGTTTCTTCATTCGCTAATGTATTCATTTCAGCACTGTCACTTTCTTGTTTATCATTGGGCATTTCTGCCCAAACACTCACGAGTCCATTATTAGACATAGCGCAGTCTCTCTTGTGTAAAAGATCTACACTATGTCTATTTGATTTAATTTTATATTTAGTTGTAATTATGAGAAAGTTTTACAATAATAAGCATAGACAGATGAATACAATGTTCATAGATAGTATTAATAAGACGTTTCATATGATCGACTAACTCAGAATAATGCCGAGCATAATCTTTGTTCTTAGCAGCAATAATCTTCTCAACAACTGTATTGAACTTACTAAAGTTATGAACTGTTTTATTAAGATGTTCGATTATAGATTTAATACTATGTTCTGAATATCCAAAACTATTCCAGGTACCAGAACTTGTAATACCATCGCCTTTAATAGTCGCTCCATGAATATCAATATTAAGTGATTTTAGGATATGATTAAATTCTTCTTCTATCTTATTTTCCATATGTCTAACATCATTATTATTAAAAGACTCTGAAGGCTTTAATGTTTCGATTAAACGAATTGCAATATCAGGAGCTTTACCACAATTCTCAATGATCTTCATAAGTTTGTGATAATCAATAGCTTCTACTTTTATAGTCTTAGCTCTTTCAGTATCATACTTCTTATGTTCTGTTTTCTTATAAGCTTCATCGATACAAGCCTGAGCATGTTTAACCTTATTAACCATCTTCAAAATCCATATACTAAAATCTTTAAATAAACCTTCAGTAGCAGCCTCTAATTCATTATTCTTATATTTAATATAAGCCTCTAAACCATCAACAACGTGCTGTGATTTATTCTTAGACATATCAAATGTAAAATTCTCTAAGGAAGGAATTTGGGGAACCAGATTCGTTAAACAATTTTCTTTATTAATATAACTTAAAAATGATTTGTTAACGCCATGTTCAGAAATAATATCTCTTACTTCTGACATTCTCTCAAGACCATAACATAAAGATTTAATATTACTTAAATGAGTATCAACTTTTGAAGAAATGACTTTTTCAGAGTTCATGTTCATTAGTAAATTCTCTAAAGCAAATGACATTGATGAAGTATCTTCTTTAACAACAGCAACTTCTTTCTTATGTGTAATGTGAGGATTACCTTTAGCAAACATTATGGTTTCCTTTCAGGTTGTGCAAATTGAGCACAAATAGGTGTTTCGTGAGGACAGGTAATATTCTTATCTAATCTATCTGAAATCTTTTCTACTTTATCAGAAAGTCTATCAACAACTTTTGCTAATCTTTCATTTGATTCAACTAATGAAGAAAACTGTCTATTGTATTCTTCACTCATATGTGATATCAATAACATAGGATTAAGATTATTATTTTCTTCATTTTTTCTTTCTATAAAATCAGCATCATCGCCACGTCTAGATTTAATATACTTTCTAGACATTGGGTTATCTTCATCATCTTCATATATGTCATCTTGTTTATTATTATTTTTATCCACAAGGATCATAATAATATCTTTTACTCTACCCATAAAAAACATACTAATACAAAAAATAACAACAAGTGATATAATAGAAACAATTTGAACTATCTGACTACTCGAATTAAAGTTTTTTAGAACTTCTAATAATACATCATGGGCTACTATGCTCCATGGGAGATCCTGGTGCTCCATGTAAAGTCTCTTGTGATATGTATAACAAGATTTTCATACAATGGTTTTATATATAAAAAAGAGACAGCTGGGATATCCCAGCTGTCTCTCAGTTTCGACGGAGTTAAAAGGGACTTCGACGTGAAATATACTCGACACAAAATAAGAGATGTGGCCAAGGGGGGAAACCCCATCTCAAAGACCTCTTTCTCTTGGGCCTGCAAAAAATGGCAGAGAGAAAAAAGATCTATAAGATATAGAACAGATGAGAACAGTCACCTAGGTGACTGTTCTCATCTGTTAAAATGGCCACATCACCATCTTTTGTTATTGCGAGATTTCTGATAAGTTTCTTCACAATCAACACATCGCTTAGCAGCAGGAATGAAAGATTTACGAGCAGTGATATCTTTACCACAAACAATGCATACATCAGTATCAGATTCTATCATTAGTTTAGCTGATGTTTTTCGTATCTGTTCAAGATTACGGTTCGTTATTATTTCCTGAGGATCTTTAGCAATGTGAATTGACATGAGTTCTCATCCGATCAGAAGGGATTATACATATAATATTTTAATTTAATCTTGGACATAATTCTTATTCTTAATAAATGTATCGATATCGCAACCAAGTACTTCTTGAAAATATGTATCTAATTTATATAAAGTTTCTTGATAAATCTCTTCTTCCGATTTATTGGTCGTATCAACAAAAATAAACTTTCTATTATCTTGAAACTTAAATTTATGATGATTAAATGTATTTAATTCAGTTTCATCAATGAACCCTTCAACATTATACTTAACAATATTTCTATATCCTTCTAAAATATCTAATTGATATTGGAGACCTCTATTTTCAAATTTATCTTCAGTTGTATTATTATCAAACTTATTCTTATCTGGAGATAATCTTTTAATAAAATTGCTATCATTGCCCATGGGACATAAGAGAATAGTAATTTCTGGAATCTTAAAGAACATCATAGTACTCATATATCTAAAGAAATCTATAGATAGTTTGCCAACAACACATTGATATACAAATGTAGAAAGATCGTAACGATCGCTCATAATAATTCTACTATTGGAATTTTTAAGAATCTTTTTATTCAATTCGTTTCTACACGCCATAAACAATAAGAATTCCGTTGTATTATCAAAATTTAAATCAATATCATTATTTAATAATAAACTTCGTATTGCTTCAGCTTCTTTCGTAGTACCAGGTTCTCTAACAGGAATAAAATCTCTATGATGTAAAAAATAATCATGAACTTCCCAAGGCCCATTCGGATGATATATTCTAAATTTATCACCTATATATACACGCAAACCTTTCGACAAGGTACTTTTTCCAACCCTGTCCGGTCCTTCGATCGTAATGAACATGGTGTTCCCCCTGATACTTTTGGAAAAAGAAAAAAATATTTAAAATGAGATAACCTTACCTTTTTGCAATAGTTGTATATCATCACGAATCTCTCTATTATACATTTCGTCATAATGATAAAAATATGATTTTTTAATATGATCTTCACTAAATAATCTTTTAATATCTTGAACATTAGCATGCACACCAGATGGATTTCCAAATTCAACTTCACTAAATATAATATCAACACCATCAAATATATTCGACAGTAATAATCTATATAGATCATCTGTCAAGTTATAATCACCAGTATAGAAAATTCTATTTTTTGTACTCACATTACAAATTCTTATAGCATTTGACATAACATTAAATTTGTTATTAGGAGATGATACATGTGGTAGTTCAAAACTATCAATAATCAAATCATTAAATACAAAACATTCTATATCATCATAAAAAATAATATCAAAATAATCATAAATAGTTTGTATTCTATTAGAATTATTTGTAACTCTTAAACCGGGAATAGTTAATGTATTAATTAATTCTTTTGATGTAATAATTTTAGTATTACCACCACAAAATCTATTTGAAAAAGCAAATAATTCTAAAGCGGCAATGTTGTCCATATGACAATGTGTTAAGAAAATATATTTAATATCTTTAAAAGACAATCCTCTTTTACCCAATGTATATCTAACATCCATAGGGCAGTCGATAAGACCATATTCATCATTACATTTCAATAACATGTGGCTATGATAACTTCCTTCTTTAAATGAAAAACAATTATTAATACCCAATGCTGTTATCTCGGCAGTTTTACTCATCTTATTTAAATTGCTTAATATTATTACAAGCTTTACGAATACGATAATTAATACGATCTCTCATCTTGTCCATATCACGATCAAATTTATTAAAGATATTATCGATATAAATCGAAGATATCATACTAGGACTAATAACATCTTCAATATTCTTAAAATAAAAACTGTCTTTTAGTTTATACCAAGTATTTACCTTATCTGCATCTGTTAATGAATTTACAACTTTAACATTCTCTTTATCTCTGACATAGTCATCAATATTTACAATTACATCTTTTTCAAAATACGGATTATAATGGTTACCAATTCTAATATAGTATCCAAAGTCTACTACTTTAGTAATATGTTTAGTAGCAAAAGTAGCGTAAATATCATTTACTCCAATATCACAATAACCAAGAACACTGCCACCATCTCCTCCACCACAAACAATAGTAATGGGCGAAGAAGAATATACAGGTTCAACCATATCAAAATTCTCCTCTTCTGTCTTGTCTTTAGTTTATGACCGAAGTCTACTACTTCTAGTAATATATAAGGGTAATGTCATTGAAATCTATAAAAAACAATAGCTAGGAGAAGTGAAGAAGATGTTGTCTTCTTCACTCTCCATGGCAAGGTATTCAAAATAACTTAAAAGACAGATTAAAAGAACAGTTTGAATTGTCCTTCAGATCCATCTTCATTTATGTAATATATACGTGAATATTTTTTAAACTTTATTATTATCTTAATTCTATTAAATATATTTAATGGTTTAAAACATAAATAATATTCTCTATAAAAATATGGTGATTTATATTCGATAATGACTATTCTTTTCTTATACCTAAATAAATTTAACCTTATATTTTGTTCTATCTTTCTAGCGATATCTATCCTAAATTTTGTTTCTAAAATATCTACTGGTTCTATGTATGTTGAAAACACTTTTATGAATTTATTATTTTTACTATCCTTTATGGATTTTAAAATATTGTTAGCATATTCTTTAAATACAATAGGGATGTTTTTATCCAATTTCTTAATATAATCACGAATACTTATAGATACCAAGAATGGTAATTTATTCTCTTTTAAGATATTTCTTTCTCGTTCTGTATGCATTCATAATAAACGTTATGAATTGATAATAAGGCGCTTATGTAACTTTTCAAAATCAAGTGATTTCTTATAATATTCAATAATTTCTTGAGGATCTGTTGTGATAGAATTAATAAATTCTTCGTCATTTTTAAATTCTACTTTAATGAATTCCGTATCTTTATATTTATCAAAATTTATGTTCTTTTTAATGCTATCAGTAGATTCTCCAAAGATATAAACTTTATCAACATTCTTGAAGTCAAAAACATTTGTTATAAAGTGCGATCTATCTATAATAAGAGCTTGTTTATGACTAGCATCTTTATTATTAAATGCCATCATATCAAACAATTTTGATTTTATCGAAACATCATCAAAGTTACACAAACTATATGTATGAAATCCACTATGACTTAATGCATATCTAATACGTTTGTAGTTCTTTTCAAAACCAAAAGAATGATTATACTTTTCAAAATCATAACATATAACAATAATACGGTTTCCTTCAAAGTTATATTGTGCATTAAAATTTTCAATAAGATCTAATTGAGCTTTAAAATAATGCTGTCTGATATAATGCAAAAGTTCTTTTAAAATACCACCAGTAGGGTACAGAAATGAAAAAATAACTTTATTGATATCATAACTTAACTTAGTTCTATTGTGTATTCTTCTATAACTAGAAACAAGTTTATTCGCATATTCAGAAGCTTTGTCGTATGCAGTAGGAGAATGAACCTTAGTATTAAAAACATTAATAGCTTCACTTTTAAATGATTTATAAATAGGTAAATTTATCATCTTATTAAAAATATGTTTATCTCTTTCATAAATACTATTTAGATGACTTAAAAAATCTTGACTATTAATAATACTATCAATTGAAATAACTGAACCTTCAAAGGAATATTTCTTTTCTGCTTCTTCGCTCGCGACATATAAAGTAGTGATTTCTGGCATTTTCTCTGATCTCACAATACATGTTTTTTGTTTGTTATTCAAAAATGATAAGACCTACTTTTGTCATGATAACATAATACTGATAACCATTTACTTTCTTATGATAATTAATTGTGATATCAAGATCTTTTTTAAACATATATGGAAAAGTAATAATGCCTTTAGAACCAATACAGTATGTTAAAACAATATCGACAATAGCTTTGATCTTATCTGCTATATCTTTATCAATAGAATTTTTAAATTCTCGTGAATTAATATCAGTAAATATATTAGTACCTTTTAGATCAGATTCTAGTTCTACAAAGAGTGTTTTAGCCAGAGCGATTTGAGCATCGATGAAATCGTAGATAGCCATTTTTAGGTAAATCCTTTTTAACTCAGAAAAACATCAACAAATGTGGTGTTCTCAATATTAAAGTATGTTCAAAATATGCCTCAAATAATATTCAGTGAAAATAATCATTAAAAAATATAAGTAAGAAGAGTTGGCACTAGCCAACTCTTCTTATCTTTTCAAAAAAATTGTATATAGAGTTCTCTGTCAACATACTCGCTCATGTCTCTGAATTTTACTAGTTCTGTATTTACTATCGTCATATGAGATGATAAAAATAAAACATTATCTTCATCATCTTTTGTTCTGGCCGAAACGTTTCTATATCTTATATCTTTAAAATGTTTTGGTACTTCGACATCCATCTGTCCGACAGCATCTGGTTTTACGATAACCGTGATCTTATCATCTGACATCATCGAACCTCCTTACTTTTGAGAATATTTAAATCTATAGAATTTTAACAGAATTATTAAGTGGGATAGTGGAGGAGTTTCCTTAAGGAAACTCCTCCGTGCCACCATAGTTATTTTCCGATTACGGACTGAACTTTTGAGAAACTGGCCGGTGTCCACTTGTTATATCGACGCATGAACAACATGCCGAGACTTACAGTCTCGATCGTCCCGTCTTCGAATTTCACCACGAAAGTTCCGTCGGTATTTCTCGCAGTAATACAGACTTCGTATCCGTCCTTGTCAAACACACCAGAATTACACCAAGTCTGTATCTGAGTATCCTGAGAAGGAGCTCCAACAACAGTCTCGATGTTATCTTTATCGAAATTCAATGTACGAATATCGATGGGTGCCGGCCGGCCAGAGGATTTACGAGGAGCCGGAGCTTCCTCAGTAGAAGAAACATTAGAGACGGGCTCCTGTTTTTCCTCAGGCATATCTGTCGGCTTTTCTTCGACAGAGTTACTGCCAACCGGAAAGACATCTTCGCCATCTTCGTCGACATCACCTCGATGCTCATCGTTCCGCAGAAACATCACTGGACCAAGTCTCTCAGTCCGAACTATACCAGGAACATAAAGAGCATTCGACATTCTGGCAGCATCTTCTGTCGAAGAAACATTGGAGACTGTAAACTCATCTTCGATGTCTTCCTCATTATCGGGCTGGCGACTATTCTGTTGTTGATACAACGAAACATCTCTAGTCTGATTCACGGGATGTCGTGTATATTCGCGACCAAGCATTTTACGCTGCTGCTCAACCACACCACGCAGAGAAGATTCTTCCGGTCTAAAATTGCAAATTTGTGCCAGATCGACGAGGTCGTATCCAGACGACATGATCTCGCGGCTGATCTGACCACTCACCACGGCAAAGACAGGGACGACGCCGCGCTTGGAGAGGGTGTCTGCCAACTTCACAAAATCCGAATCATTCGTCGCAAGAATAACACGTTTATATCCTTTAATAGACAAGGTATCGCAAGCGATATCAAGATCCATATTTCCTTTAATAATAGTTCTTCCAGTAGCCTGATCCACGATGATCTTAGCATCTTTGGTAATCATTCGAAATCCATTTGTCGACAACCAACGATAAAAGCCATGATTCTTTGTGTATCCGTTTTCATCGGTAACAATAGATGTGTAATAATTAAACAACACAACATCGTAGTTATCAACAAAGTATCTACGAATAACATCCCAGTCAAAACGATTGTTGGGGTAGATAGAGATGCAAGTACTAGTGACATTAGCACCATCAATAACCATAAGGGTCGTATTAGACATTTGCTTGTTCCTCTGAATATATTTGAACCGATATGCTGTTAAGCACATTTTCTTCAATTTAATAATATATATTTGTTTTATTTTTGAATACAAAAAATAAAGAATATCTATGAGATGCATTAGCATCTCATAGACACAACGGATGCTAAATTTAAGCAACAGCCTCATCATACGTAAATCGATACTCGTATTTGAGTGCCAGGAACACAGCCTGGATTTTGTACAAATTTATTTCTTTGTCTGCTTTGTCGAGCTCGGACAGAAGTTCCAAAATATCGGAAACTTCGCACTTCATGTCCATGGACAATTGTTTTATTGTTTTGTTTTCAGCACGCAGAACACTTCTGATCTTTGCCGCTGTATCGAAGCACAGTTGGGAATAACGAGCGTCGTTCATGGTAGAAATTGTCCTTTTGTTGGAGAGGAAGAAGAAAACACTGAGGCTATCTCTTTTGATAGAGACACCAGATTGGGGGAGGTCTGGCTTCCGCAGGAGACGGTCCCGGAATCCGCACAGAAGACCTCAGTGTTACTTTCCGTGAAGCTTTATTTTGCAGTGTGACCGAGAGGCGTTGCCATGCTCTGTATGTCCCAGTTACACCACAAGCTATCGCATCTAGCTCTTCACGAAAATTACGATCCATCGAGTTAATGTCGACTTAACACTCTTTGGTTTTTTGATCTATCGACAATTGATCACTCCCAGTGGGAGATTTACCAATATCATCATCAGATGACACTGGCTGAGATGTATGGACACACATATACATCTACAATAAAGTAATATATATCTGAAACAAATTTGAATTATAAAAGTTGTTCTACAATATAAGGTATTTTTCTTCTTTGTGTTTTACTCATTAAGAATAATACTTTAGCTAATACGAATCCTTCTTCATCGTCGAGTTCATCTGCTTTGTACAAACATCTTTTTACACTTTCTTTACTAATACATTTATTTATCATAACTTCTGACAATGAATACCATGTACCATTATTACATCTATATGAAATAAAAAGATTAATGACTTCTGGGATGGTTGGTTTAATAAATACCGAAGACTTCACAATACGTTCCTTCTGCCTATTTTAATTATTCTATTTTTGTATACCAGTACTGAAAAAATTTCTGTTGACAAACTGATCTACCCCCATCTGCATGAGTGACCAAATAATCACCAATAACAGGAGTATAATCTTTTTTATGAAATCTTGAAAAATCTTCTTCTTGATATATCAATATAGCAGATTCTAAATTATGAGCATCATTTTTTAACATATATACTAATTTACCTTCTATATCTACGATATCAACAATTTGTTCAGCATCAACTTCTCTATGACATTTATGTTTCATAAAAATAACTACATTATCAGCTATTAGTTCAATAGTAGATAAATCAATACGTGAAATATTATTCATTTACTTTATCCTTTTTAAAAAAGTAAGTATTCTAAATTATATTCAATAGATATCTTTAAATAAAAAATAAGAGGAGAATACCCTGAGGGACATAATGTCCCTCAGGTATAATTTCAATATAATTCAATTCTAAATGCATCAGTATATCCAGAACTATTAAAGAATTTAGAATTTATTAATTCACTATTTTCATTATAGAAAGAGATGCTATATTCATCACATTCTCCAAGATATGTTTCAAAATTAATGATAGCAGCATGGTGTGATTTAATTTCAGAAGGATTACTTTTTGAATATATTCCTTCATTTCCTAAAATAATATCTGTTTTTCTACTTCTAAGAACATGTGAACATTCAATCCTACGGACATCGTGATCACTATCATTAAATACTATTGCAAGATAATCTCTTACATTTCTCATATCAATAAATTGTTCAACTGTATGATTTATCCCAGTAACATTACTATTATTATCTAATACCAAATAATTTTTGGTATTTTTAACAATATTAGAAAGTTTTATTTTTTCTCCATTAATCAAATATATCTCTCCTACGAGAGAGAATTCTATACATAATAATAAAATAATAACAAGAATAAATGATGCATTATTTTTATTAGTTGTTAGAATATGTTTAATATTCATGATTTGTTCCCCTTATTTTGAAAAATCTGTTTAAATTACTTAAAGATACTTCTATTATAATTATCCTGCATATCAATAAGTTGTTTTTCTGTAAACAATTTATCTATACTACTTAATTTTCTAGCAAACGATTTCGTTATATCACTAGTACCATTTAATATTTTTACAAGTTTTGACTCTGATATATTAAGAACTTTACTGAATTCTTTAGTTGAGGAATAATGATATTTATTAATAAACATTTCTTTGATAATTATTCCAGGATGAATTAGTTCTGGTAATACATATGGACCATATTGAAAATCAAGATTATATATTACCATTTATTCATTATCTATTTTAATAGTATCTGAATCTTTCGATATATTAATTAAATGTTCATATGTATGAATGATCGTATTCTTGTGATTGATTGTACATCGCTGAATGAAAATAATAATACCAAATACAATAATAATAAAATATTCAACAATCAATCCAACCAACATTAGTTATCTCCTTTTTGGTCCATATTTAGCATTGAATCTAGGATCTACAAGATTACCTAAACTATCATTCTTAGATTTTGGTTTACCCACACTAAGTGATTGAGTTTCAACTATCACATAAGTATTGTATGAAGATAGAGAAGTAACAGTATACATTCCATTGAAAGTATCAGGTAGATTACTTATCATTTCGATAGGACGTACAATATCACCAACACAAAGTCCATGTCCTCCACACGTTATCATTATGCTATTATTTCTTTTAAAAGAAATAATAGTACTAATATTATCCAACATTTCTTTAGTATATGTAGTATAGCTCTTTAATATGTTTTGAGAAATTTTTCTATGCAATCTCGATATTATCTCTTCTTTGGTTAATTCAGGTGTTAAATATCTACATTCATCATATCTAGGATAATAAGGCTTTGGCCAATCTATTGATGCTTCATAGGCATTATATTGATGAAAAATATTTCTAGCTTCAATGTCAACAATTGCTTTAGTATATCTTTCTAAATTTACCATCGTTTTACCCTCCCAGGATCGTAATGATTCATCCTTTGCTTATCATTAGTTCTACCATTGTGTATGTTTGTAGAATTATCTGGTACTGTACATAACTCATCATCGGTAGGGTCAGTTTCATATTCAGTATGTATCGAATCAACATCTGATTTAAATATTATTTTATCAGAACCAAAAAGAGCTTCTATTTCATCAGTAAGTTCGCGGTCGTGTTGAAATACAGATAATTTATAACCTTGTTTTGTCACAATAGAAAGATAATCATTTTCTTTAACCATACTTGCTATTTCATAGCTACGCATATCTTTCTTCATATCTTTAAATAATACATTTAAAACATAATCCGTATTAATTTTTGTTACAAAGACTACCGGTTTGTTATATATAGCACGATCTATTGTTTCTAGAATTTCTAATACAATATCGTTCATCTTAGGACCTCCGTTTTTTTTCATGAACATGTACAAATATCTCAATAATTTACTATAAGGAAAACATATCTGTGTATAAATTTCCCTGTATAATTTCTTTAGTATATCTTTCTAGGTCGAATGTATTATACCAATAAGGACCAGATGTGTATATATCTTTAATGACGCCAAAACTTATCATTTTAGTATAAATATATGATAACAAATAACTATCAAGCATAACTGGACTATTACAAATATTAGAATATTCAGTAGTTACTGTAACACCGTCTATTATATCTTGTGAATTTTGTATATGTTTTTCATAAGAATAAATCGTTCTTTTAGTAACTATGATTCTATTCTCTGCATGACTATATTGCACAAACTTATACATTCCAAAATATTCACCTTCATCATTAAGAAATAATAATAGTGATTTTCCATTATTACTTGATTGAAAATTGAATAAATACCATAAAAGATCCCAACCATTCCCATCAAACTCATGAAGAGTATTATTCATTATAGAATTTTTCCTTTTTATTATTGTGGTTCGGATTCACAAGCTTCGTCGGTAATCTCTTTGTTATCAATATACTCTGATTTTGATACTAAAAGTTTAGGAATAGGTGGAAGATTTAATTGGTCCTTGTTTTCTTCATCGTATGTTTCTGTATCTAAAGATACTGCATGCAATTTAAACATCTTTCTATTAAACCGTTCATCATAAGCTCTTTTAGTACGACATGGATGACAATCACCACATTCAATTATTTCATTATTTCTTTCATAAGGGAATTCGCAAGTCCACACCAAATGATATAAGTCTCTATCTTTTAAAGCATTAACAACTTGTTCTTTTGTACGCGCAGCCATCACATTACCATTAGGTCTACATAAAGGGAACAAAAGGTTGGTCGTTTTTCCAAATGTTATATAAGTAAGATTTTCGAAAATATAGACGAGATAATCTAACATTCCAATAATACTATCTCCGGTGATATACCCGATATTTAAAGATGCGTGGTAAGGTTGTAATACATAGATACTTGTTATAATCCAACTCGGCGGTTGACAAAGACAGACATGATTGTTAAGAATACCTCCTCTAAAATCAAGCCCATCGTCGACAACAAACCATTTTATAACCTTACCAAATTTAATATCTTTTTTGTCTTTTTCGTTTTTTATTTCTTTTAGTGCATTTAAGATGTCTTTTATAGCTTGTTTTTCTCTTTTATATTTATTGACATCTTGGCCACAATAAATAGTCAAAATATCAATATTATTACCACTTTCTAATTCTTCTAAGATCATATATGTTGAATCCAGACCACCACTCATTAAGAACAGTTTTCTATCTTCTTGGTGTGACTGATCGGTATTAAGATCTATAGTCTCATATGTCGGATACATTTCCTCTCCTTAAATGGTATGATAGATGGACATTAATGTCCATCTATCACTTAAATTCAAAAATAAGATCTTTTTTATTATTATAAACTTCTTGTATTTTATTATTAATTATATTAAAATGAAACTCTACAAATCTATCTGGATACCCAAACGCAGGATATAGAGTTAATAATCGGTTATCAAAATCTATCCATTCGTCATTAGTAGAAAATTTTCCTGTATTAACCATGTCTATATATATTTGAGTAAAAATACTATGCGAAGATCTACCAATATCTCTTATTTTTAGATAACCCTCTCTGGAAAATTCATAGTGAATAAGATCGCATGATAGTTGTTTTGTCTGAAACGTAACAAAAGGTTCGTTTTTAAATCTGTGTGGAATAAATATATTAAATTTATTGTCAGTAGGTATATAAAAATTATCATACATCCCCATTTGTATTTTCCTTATTAATACTGATATATTTAATTTCTATATTAAGTTTTCCAGGAACCTGAACTTTGCTTGGACCATAAACTACCTCAGCATCCAAGTCGTTTACTTCTCTTTTAAAAACTTGTAATACTGATTCATCAGAAGTAAAACTCAATTCTGTATCGACTTTATAGTTATTTTCTCCAAATAATTTTACCATTTTTCTATTTTCTAATCTAACAATTTTATCAAGAACTTCAGGATCTTTGGATATTGATAAATATGAATTTGTTTGTTCCGTTAAGCTTTCTGAATCAGTACTATATATACCAGATGATATTTTCGTACTATCTATCTGGGTAGATGTTATGACATTAATATTGAAGTCTTTAACAACTTTACTAAATCTATCATACATATCTTTATACATTTTAAGAGAATATGGATTATTATTACAAGAAGCACCATACAGGGAATTCCATCTAAGTTTTATCACATCATTAAAATAAATTACTGCCCTATTTATGTTTCTTGCTTTCATAATGAGACGTAAATAATAGCTATCAGATTTATAAGTATTATCGATATAGTCTTTTAATTTTATCTTTATTTTAATATTAACAACAATACAATCAGGTATAGCAGTGTTGATATATTGTTTAATTTTACGTATAGCATTTAATTTTCTAATATTATCTTTTTTATATCTAGCCAGCCTCTTTTTATTAGCAGATCGTATTTTCATAAGCATTATCCTTTTGAGAAGCTATAGTGTGTTTCAATTAAATAATATATATTTTATAACTTTATGAAAAAAATAAAATAGAGAACAGGATGGTCCGTCGGACCATCCTGTTCGTCGTATCTTGCAGAAAATGGCTGGGATAGTAGGACTCGAACCTACGACATGGTGGTTAACAGCCACCCGCTCTACCAACTGAGCTATATCCCATCATTTGGTGCCCGCAGTAGGATTCGAACCCACGACCCCCGGATTACAAATCCGGTGCTCTACCAGCTAAAGCTATACGGGCACTAAATGAAATTATAAAATAAATAAATTGCTTTTTTGTGACATATTATTATCATCTGTTTTTAATGTTAAGTTTTATACAAAAAACAAATGTGTGATAGTTTGTTAGACTATCACACACTCATTCTAATACATCTTCACTTTAAAGACTATTTACGTAATGCATCAGCCATGGTTCTATGCACATCAAATATTCTTTTTCTGCCAACATAATCATCATGTGCCGAAACGGCATCTTTATAATGAACATATGTATATACCGTGCCTTTGTCACCATTGAGGAATAATACTCCATATTGTCCGTCTTCGTCTGGAGTATTATCAACAGAGACAGACTCTAAATTCGTAAGAGTGAGATGGGTTGCTGTGGATCATTTCCTTTTGGGATATATGTACTATCAAGATGTCCATATGCTTTGGTAATTTCAGATTTTATTATTCGTCAACAACGATAGCAAGACGAAGGCCCATACTTTTCAAGATCCTAGAGATCGTAAGAAGTCTAGGAAGACGATTCTGTCGCAGAGCATAATAAATGCCCTGCTTAGTAACATCAGAGTTACTAACGATTTTCTCGACGCCGATAAGTCTGATAGCATTTTGAAGTTCTTCAGGAAATATCGTATTGTGGTTTTGATCTTTTTTGAAGAGATCGTCCAGATGTTTAGCCATATCTTCACGATGAGATAGCTCATCGATAGGATGAGCAATAGATACCATTTGATAATTCATGATAGTCACTCCATATTTCTAAATAAGTAATATATATTTATTTTTTGTATAAAACTCAAAATGTATTAAAAAATAAATGAACTTGTCACATACATGGACATTACGTCCATGCATGTGACAGCCCGATAACATCGACCTAAAAGTTAAGTGGAATTTAGAATGGTTTCATCGATCGCTTGGCGTCCGATGGCAAACATAGTTCGCATCCCTGGTTACATCACCATAAGTTTTTTAACACACCAGGACTTTGGTAAGTCATTAATCTTATCTCGGTCGTCAGACTTACAATTTATCCCGAGACCAGCCCGTTTCACTGATTTCTAGCGACTATGGCCAAAATGCCGATCCGAAGATGGACACCCTCTAACCATTAATGCATTTGTATGCTTTTCCGACAACACTGACACATACATGCCGGTGAGCAGTCCAGACTCAGTTAACGGAGCCAAAACTTTTAAAAGAACCGATACACTGTCCCCACTTTCATGGATCGGTGTGCATACTCAAATGCCTTACTCAGAAGGACCCGAAACTGAAGAAGATGTATGGCAGCTTAGCGATCCCAGTAGGACTCGAACCTACGACCTGCCGCTTAGAAGATATATGGTATCTTAGTGGTCTCCAGGTCAGACTCAGACCGACGATCCCGGATTAGAATATTTTAAATGATTGGCGCCGCAGGAGGGATTCGAACCCCCATGTGTCCAGTTACTCTTTCAATAGCTTAGAAGGCCAAGGAGATACTGCGGCGAATTCAATGTATTAATATATATTTATCTTTGAAATAAAAAATAAGCAGCTGCCTGAAGAATTTAATATGTATAAACTAAGGAGAACACCGAACATAGCAACATCGGGGGATTGTGTTGCGCGGAGGCCCATTCCGTGTTCGGTGTTCACCTTAATCTACACTAAAGAAACCGTAGTGGGAGACCTTTTCACGGATCTCCCACATAGCGGGTTGGCGGTGACAAAATCACTTCATGCCTTGCTTTCAGACACAGAACACTTATGGACACAGCAGTTGTGTGTATACGGAAATGATCCCAAGATAACTCTCATCGTATGTTCACCGCAGGATAGTCCCTGAGTGACTCCAGATGACTTAAGTTAGAGCCGGCGATCGTAGTCCTGGTATACCTTCCATGTTCTTCAGCCTGTTAGCAGATCGTTGACGAGTTACGCCCATATCCATACATCGGCCGGACCGGTGCGGATTAAGACATATGCCAAAACATACGATCTAAAGCAGGAAAGTTGTCCGTTCGAGACGGACCGATATTCTCTCGATACACTGGGTGTCAATGCATGAAAGAACAACAGAGCCCAGTTAGGAGGCCATATCACACAGTCTCCAAACCCGGCTGTTCGCCACCGCTCATCATTCATCATTTTGGACCACATAGGACAACTCCTAGGCGTACTACGGTGATGAGGGATAGATGGTTAACCTTAAGCGGTAAACTGTTATGTCATTGAGTCATAACAGCTTTGTGATAAACATTTCAACAAACGAGGGTTTTCTCCGAGAGAGTCAATAAAAATGTTCAGATAAGGACAATGTGGTTATTATAACCTGTGCGCATGCGAAGCATGGCATCAATTCCACTAGATCCTCGTAGCGCAATGGTTTCTTGGGGGCACATGGGTCTGGACACTGTTACCAGATATCCAGCATGATGGCTTTGTTCTCACCCATACTGTTGCTACCATCTTTTTGAAGGTGTAAATGTTCACCTAAGATGTCTGAACATGTTCATTAACTCTTTAGAGAGTACAACTTCATCGTTGGTGTTTTTTTTACTTATGCTACATGACATAGCTATCTCTGCCGAGGCATTGCACCTCAGATGTGGTCTTAGAAGTTCAATCTATGAAGAACGAACCTGCATGATCTGGTCATGCTTATATCTCCTGAGGTTACCTATTACAGTACGGAGAGATCTGAACTTCCAACTAGACCGTTATGGAAAAAGGTTGGTGGACGCGGTAGGATTCGAACCTACGACCAGACCGTTATGAGCGGTCGGCACTAACCGCTGTGCTACGCGTCCATTTCCTTTATAACATGAGTTTATCAATATCTAAAAGAAGACATAGATAAGCTCGTCTCTTGTTTTAAAAAAATGGTGAGCATGATGGGGCTCGAACCCATGACATCTCGATTAAAAGTCGAGTACTCTACCAACTGAGTTACGTGCTCATTGTATGTCATCGAAAATTGTTGGTGGAGGGGTGTAAGTTATAACTTACACCCCCTCATGGTGCGCGTAGTGGGGATCGAACCCACGGTGTTTCTTATGTGTCAGATTTTAAGTCTGATGCGTTTCAGCCAGCTTCGCCATACGCGCTTGCAGATGCTCTGGATTCCACAGAGCTCATCGTGTGGGGTACGACTCCTATCAGATGTGTATATCTGCCGATCTCATAATGCAAATGCTATTAACATCCATGGGGGCATTACATCCGATAGTATGATGTTGATCAGATCATCGGATCTGACTTTTCCGACATCACATAGTTTACAGGACAAATTAGTTACCTGCTCTACGATACCAATCTTGAGCAAGTCCTCTGATCTGGAGGGTTCGTGGAGAACGACATATCTGCCAGAAGATGCCCGAAATAAATCGCGCATAGCCAACTGCACAAAATGCTAGTCAGCAAGCTGGGTCTCAGTCTAACGGTATCGCCACTTAAGAGGTTTCGCGAGATGTGTCTGGTGGATCAGATGGCATTTTTTCAGCCCAAACCCACCAGACACATGCTCACTTGTAGATTTAGAGACACGGTCTCAACTGTATATCTACCAGAGTTAGTGCGATACCAGATTGCGGGATACATGACCCTTATCCAGACAACACACAGTTATTACGTTCGTCGTGGTATTAACAATGTAAAGAACAAACACACAATGGATCACATATGGATCACTGTCGTGTATAAGTCATAGATAATCACAGTTCCCTTCTTGGGAATCGTATGATCATCTCATTGCACACCGCCACATCATCGATCATCTATAGCTGATCTCAACGGCGTGTTTACCACAACAAACATCTTCGATATGCCAGCATCTACAGCAACGATAAAACGTCGCATAATATCAGCGCCAGCACACCTGGTCAGTACTTTGTCCTGCCTGTTAGACCATCGTCGTAACTAGGTTTCGATCTATGGCTATAGATCATCTTCAGTAACTTGGACAAAGAAAGAAAACTCATGAAAACAAAGCGTGCTCATGTGGGAATATTCCGGTATTCCATATTGGTATCTTCTACGGCGTCATCCCCTCCAAGGACCAGGACACGGCATTGACAACAACTCCACACGAGAACTCTCAAGTCAACCGACGCAACAAGGTGTTTAGGTCCGTTAATTCCATGCACCTTGACCAGAATGTTGTATTTCTACAAGTCGACTTGATATTTGCTATACATCTGCATTATCAGGACTTTTAAAACATGCTTCGAAAACTGATAGTCGCCGGATTGCATGTTAGTGGCAGATGTTACGGTGTTGTGCTAGCACACTGACCTGCATGTGGTTAGCCGTCCTGACGCGAAGGGCGCGGATGTTACCTTCGTCACAACACTATCTTAATTATACTCTCAACATATACCCAGGTTTAGATGATTTTCATCACCTTGGTCGAGAGCCCACAGTTGACTAATACACTAAAATGAGAAAGGACACTCATTTTCCTGGAGAACGGATCACAGCGGGGCGGTGCGGATCAGAGCAGAAGGTTGCTACACTGTGAAATTCAACTGTAGTTTAACTTTTTATGATCAGGTTCCAATAAATTAATATATATGTATAAATATTTTGAAACTTATTTAACATGGCGGATGGGGTGGGATTCGAACCCACGGTAAGCTCACACCTACGACGGTTTTCAAGACCGTTGCCTTAAACCACTCGGCCACCCATCCTTTTTCCATATCAACTGAGTCAAATATTATTCGATATCGGTATCATTGTAATTGAAAATAACGATCCGACGACCATTGATAGCATCACCGATGATCTTTGTTCCTGGAACAAAAGTCACGGCTTCTGCCACAGCATACGATCCGTCAGGACTGCGCTGTTGCGTTGTCACCTGGACAACACAGCCAACACCAACGATTTCCATAGCTTTGGTCGACTTCATCCAACCCTGTTCCTGGGAACTAGCTTTGCAGATAAGTTGGAAGGTATCGCCATTACCAAAGACCTTCAGATCGCTGATGTTCTTTTTAGCACCATTGATATCGGTGACGTCCATATTTTTTTCAATCATTTTTCGACTCCATTTTCACAAACATATAATAAATACTATCTATATTTTTTTATTTCTCATAGCACGACGAGGCCTTTTATATCTTTCGATATTAATAATATTATCATCTGGAAGCTTTGCCATAGATCTAATAATAGTATCAACAGTAGGCATCATAGCAGATGAATCAGTTATATCTTTGAGTTCTGGATGTTCTTTAAGATATTGATTTGTATTTTCAATATATCTATTAAGATCTTCATTTGTATAATAAAGACCAGTATATTTAGGATCAGTTAATTTACCATCAGAACCATATGCTCTACCGGTCTTTAATGCGAATCCTTTTTTAAGAGCATTATCCATGTAAGAAACAACTTCATGTAATTCACAATTAATATACCATTTTAAATTATCAGTTTCACCAGCTCTAAATCCTTCATCGGATGGTGCTGTAAATGGAAGAGTATCAAAAGTATATTCAAAATCTTTATCCATAAAGATGCTCCTTTTTCTAAGCCCTTAATTTCAACATAAGATTATAAAAAGATTTATTTTGATAATAGTGAGCATTTGTATTGAATTCATAATTTTCATTCGCTGCAACTTTATGAGCCAATTTCTTGATTTCATCACTTGAAATATTATTATTATCATTAATAGCTGTAATGAATATATCTTCATCTTTAGTCATTTCATTATTAGTATGTCCCATGAGATCATAAACAGAAGATCTACTCCATTCGAGAATTTCTTCAAGTCTTGTAGCTAGATTGGCTTCTTTAGTATTGAGTAATAGTTTATAAACATAAACTTGAGTATCTTGTCCAAGTCTAAATGCTCGCGCAATAGCTTGTTCCATTTCATAATCTCTAAATGGAAGATTAAAGAAAATAATAATATTTGCAACAATGAGAGTTATGCCAGTAGACATAGATTGTATTGTTGCTAATAATGGATTTACTGTTTTGTCTGATTTAAATTTATCTATGATATTACCAAGATCTGCATTCGTATCACCATAAACACAAAGAGGATTAAACCCGGCTTCTTTAAAATATCTTTCACCTTCTTTAATAGCATCAACATAATTACTAAAACATATAGTTTTCTTTTCAGCATTTTTAACAATTTCATCAAGGCCTGCATGTCTAATAAGTTCTTTGTGTAGCTCTACTCTTTTCCTACCTATTTCTGCTAACCATTCTCCCATAACAACCATCTTAACATATTTAACAACTGATTTAGATTTAATAAACTTATCTTTTATATCCTTAGGTAGATTGGGTATAATCTTAGTCTTTTCATAAGTATTACAATAAATAGACATGAAACCCATGGTAATAGGATCGTATCCTTTCTTTATCTTATTAATATAATCGAGATATACATTAAACTCATGAAGATCTTCTTTCGATTTTAATGTTCTTTCGTGATCTCTTATAACCGATATAAATAGTTTTTCATGTACATCCATCTCTTTATCATATTTTGTCATTTTATCTATAAAGAATTTCTTACACTCTATTTTTAAAAACGGTAAAGTATATTTGTCACTATCTGGTAATGTAATAGAAATAGTTTTTTCAATGGGTTTTTCAGATCCCATAATAGCAGACTTAGGAATTGTATGTGAAACTAATGATATTCTATTCTGTAAGATATGGGCAGCAGATCCTGCCGATCTACTATAGATTTTTAAGAACCTATCTTTAGCATAATCATCAAATAACGGATCTGTAACTTGTAACAATGGCACAACTTCTCTACCAAGTGCTTTCAGTGGAGTACCAGATGCCGGAACGATGTTTTGTGCATTTGATGCTTCACAACATTCAATATAAATATTGGTTCTCATAGAACCTAATTCATTAAGATTATGACACTCATCTATACCAATAAACACTGAAGGATATTTATGTTTATGAAAGAATTGTAATAGTTTACCAATAGCTTCATAATGAATAAAATACCAATCATAACCAGGAACGATTTCATCTTGTTCATCTGACCTAAATACTTTCAACTTATTCTTCTTACCAAAAGACTTTGGAAGTTCTTCATCGACCCATACTTTTGAAATCGTATGTTTTGGACAAATAATAACTTTGAATTTAGCTTCTGAACATAAACCCATAGCAAGTAACATACCAGATTTACCACTACCAGTCGCTGCATCCAGTAAGAAACCTCTTAATTTTAACTTAGGAATCTTTAAATTATATTCTTTTAATGCTTCCAATTGAATAGGAAGTAATGGCCTAGACAATTCAGACAATCTACTTAGATTTAAAGGTACTGATTTTGGTGGCTCAAAAGCAGACTTATACCAAGTATGTAATTCTATTTGTTTTAAGAGATCCTTAATGTGTGATCTAGTTGTATATATATGCCCTTTTGTCAGCAAGATCTTAGTTAATATATAGTAGAGATCTGGTATAAAAAACTTATGAATAACAAATTTATTATATGTTGCTTTATGTAACATATATTTTTCAATAAGTGGAGACCCTAATGTCTTAACAAAATCTCGTCTTAAATTATTTGATTGTATATTCGAAAGAGTAACAAATTTAGAACCTGGAGTTTCTTCTACTTTTATAGAAAAAATATTTAGGATAGAAAACATGTATCCTCCTAATAAAAAGAATCTATACAATGTTTTAAGGGGGAATATTATTCCCCCTTATATTCTTATGATTCTATTATTTCATAGCCATACGGTCGCCATTCCGATTCTTTAAATTCTCCATTGAGAAAAGGTTCGTATGTTAAAACAGAATAACCACCAGGTTTGCTTCTATCTTTATCGAATTGTAAACCAATAACCATGTGAGCAAAATGAGGACATATTTCAACACCATAGTAAAACAGTCCACTACACTGCCCACGATAGTCCATGTTTTATCAAAATAAATAGGAGTTTTATCAAAACAATGCTCAAAAACATCCATATTTTTAAATACATTCCAACCATGAAGTCTTGCTTTCTCTAAAGGATTTTCAACAAAATTACTACCTACTAATCCTTCGATGTAACCGACATCTTCAAAATTTAAAATAGCATATGTTAGTGAGTTCGAGAAACACGCTTTTCGTTTTCCTCGTTCAACTATCTTTCTTGTAATGGGACTTATTCTATTAAACTTACCATACTTTTTTTAAGAAAGCAGTGACTTTTTCACGATCAAATTGAATATCAGACATTTTTCATCCTCATGTATTTACTTTGTTTAAGTAATATATCGGTAATACAATAATGAAATATGGAGGTGTGGGCTATTGCCCACACCTCCATCCAATTAACGCCAGTCAATATCCATAATGCTTCTAATATTGAAATTGTTTCTATAAATTTCTTCATATACACCAAGTGCCCATTTAGCATCAGTAAGAGCATTATGAAGATTTCCATAATTACTTACAGGAGCAAAGTCTTTTTTAACTTTACCAACAAGCGGTATAAAGAATGCTAGATCTTTAAATGTATAAGGAAGAGTAGAAGGAATATTATCAAAGTCTCCAAAAATAGATTTAAAAGCAACAATGTCATACGCCGTACAATATCCAATAAACTGTTGTTTTACACCAATAAATTCTTTAATAGTTTCTCTAAATATTTTTTGTTTATTTTCCATGTCAATGGTCATATGTCTAAAATTAATAGTAGGAGCTTCTTCAAACAAATATGGAGCTACTTGCTCATGAACAAAATGACCTTCAGGAATATTATTCAAGATATCTTCATAATTAGGAACAACAAGATAAAGTGTTTTTCTATCTTCTTGTCTTTGCATCCCAATGGATAATAATTTTACAGTACCTTTCCCATCTTCATAAAACTCAGTATCTATAGCAATATTGTATCTATTCGGCATCACTATCTTCCTGTATATGCATTCCTGCTTTATCATTTAAGAAAACAGCTGCTGCTTTTAGAGTATTAAAAATCCTACCACCATTTCCTTTAATAAGGTTAATAGTAGCACGTAAAGAACGTACATTAAATTCATCAAATTTCTTATCATTGTAATTATCTAATACGCAAAACATAAGTCTATCTGGATTCTTATTGCTGAAATCAACAGCTTCTGCTATTGAATAACAACCTTGCATTTCTGGAGTAATAACAAACAATAAGTAATCACATTCTTCTTTAGCTTCTAATTCTTTTCGATATGCTTCATTTGTCCAGTCATTAACGATAGGATGAAAATAATCTATCTTCAAGAGTGGAATAATTTTATTACGCCAATTTGAACAAGATGTTCCTCCAAGAAAAACTTTCATAGATTACATACCAGTCAGATTAGCATAGTTTATTGTAATAACAATACATAACATACCATCAGGACCATAACCAACAACCACCTTTGTTTTATCAGGATCTCTACTAAATTCTTTATTAAGTTCGTGGTACAACTTAATAAAATATGTCATAGGCGCATTTACAAAAGTCTTATCAATATTAAGTAACTGATTTTTGGATAATTCTTGCTGAATCATATTGGTAAACATAACATACGGAATAATAGTTCTATTAGATAATGAATTTAAAACACCGTTTACGATTTCACGAGAAACAGTCCGTTTAATAAAATCAATAATTGCAGGACTAATGATCTTAAAATTAGTATCATTCTCATCAGAAATCATATTATTAAAATTATCAAATGCGTTCTTAATAACATTCGACATTCCGTCAAAAGACAAGACGTTGTTGTTGTTGGCTACTATATTGCTCATGTTTTCTCTTCCGTGTTTCCTGGAGTTTATAAAATAGACAAATAATCCAATTCTTTAATCCTTATTAATATAATAAGTTTATTATCCATATGTGTTAAAGTAGTAATAAATTCATTACTTGCTTTTAGTTCTTTATAGAAATTGATGAAATATATAATACTATCTCTAATATTTATATTATCTGATTGTCTATGATTATCTAAGCCATCATTAAATTCTTTAAATTCAATCTTATAAAAATTACCTAGATGTGTTTTAAAATGAGTTAATATTGTATCATAAAACAAACTAGTAATATAAACATAATTAATATCATTCTTAGTGCTAGTGTCTTTTGTTTCTAATAATGTTGTTATAAAACTTGATAGATCATTAATAATATCAACAAATTCTTTATGTGTTGTCATATATCTATACCTTTTCTTCTACTACATTTCGTATAATGTTTAAATTATTTAATATGTAATTTAAATATAACTTCCTTTTACTATCGTCTTAGCAATGACCAAAGCATTATCAAAATAATAATACCAACTTCTTTCAAGATTACATCTGTAGAGTTCATATACTGCAAAATGATGCGCTCTAGCATATTTAGATTTATCTGAAGATTCATATTTCTTAGTAACATTTTCAAAATCAGATTTTAAATTAATAAGAGATGTCAATATATTTTTATAATTTCCATCAGTAATTTTAGAAATAAATAATTTTGAATATCCTAAAGAGGTATAGGTAACATCTTTACCAGAAGATACTTTATTGATTTTATCATTAGGAACAATGATGTAATATCGTCCATGATCTTTTTCAACAGAAGTAAACATCTTAAGATTTATATTCTTTATTTTATCAATTAACTTTTTCAAATCTTCTTCACTTTTAGAAATAGGCATATTTAAAATACTTTTTGTAATATTTACTAACTTAAATGATTCTTGTAATCCAGATAATAGATCATTACATTTTAATGTATTTTTCTTTGTTTTCAATAACTTGAATTTTTCTTCACTAAATTGTTTTTTCGACATATTTGATTCTATTTCTTCAATAAAATTATCAATGTGTTTTAGGATATGATTTGATCTTTCAATATGTCCAGATAAATGTGTGTTTGTTGTTTCTATATAAGATTCAGTACCAAATACATCAATGTCACTAGGTTGTATGTAATTTATATTTGTCTTTTCTAACTCACATGTGTGATATATAAGAGACCTATTAAACATGACAGTTTCCTCATACGACTAAAACTATAAAATGATAAAAAATATAACAAGAGACGCCCCATACGGCGTCTCTTGTTATATCCACGCCTAAAGTAATTTATATCTTTCACAGACATCTTTTCTTCTACCATATTTTACTCTAACTTTTCTAATATCATTTGCATAATGTTCAGTTTGATATGCTTCGTATTGTTCTTTTGTAAAATCTAATTCATAATGAAAAACTTCTGCAACATATACAAGTGGTACTTTCTTAACAAAATGCATATGATAAATAATGATCTGTCTAAGAGAATTTGGTGATGGTGTTTCATATGGTATATCTGTAACACATACAAGATCATCAGATACATAATGTACTATTTTCTTAGTAGCTTTTCTTTCTCTAACAAGTCTATTAAGAGTTATTTTTGTTTCTTTAACCGGAGTAGGGAATATTTGATAATCTTTATATGTTTTACCACGTAACATAGATTCAACACCAGATTTCTTTAATACATCACTTAAAACTAGAGTAATTTCACCAAGAGACATAGTTCCTTCACTATATGCCTTTCTATATCTAAGAACTTGTTCTTCTGTCAAAGCTCTTTTCTTCGTTACACCAGAATCATTATCTAAAAACATATATCTATATCTAAAATCATTCTTTTCAGTACTGTGTGTTAAAATAACTTTATTGTCCGGTGGAGGATTCATATCGTTATAATGCATCCAGACAACCAATCTTTTAGGAAACTTTATTTTTCCAATACCATCTTTACTATAAGAAAATGTCATATATGCCGACGAAGATCCAAAAGATTTATAGACTTTGTGAGTTCTAAGATTATGAATATTATCGTCTCTATCGACACACAATTCTCCATAAGTAAAAAGTTCTCTAATAATTTCTACAATTTTGTTTTGAGAAATTTTAGTAGATTCATACATCTCTGACATATCCTCAATTTTTCCTTATATTGAGAGTGTTGTTGATAAAATCAATACCATAAATATCCAACATAGTTAATAATATCAATGCACTACCACGAGGTTCGTGTTTTGAATTAGACCATGTTCTAACAGCACTATTATTAATATCAAAATTATACATGTACTTATTTAATTGTATATGAGATAAACTATTATCATTTAATATTTTATTAATAAGATCTTTAGCATATTTCTTTTTATTCTTATAATTATTAATGACTTTTATAGCATTTTTAACCTTGTCGATGTCATTATAATAAAGTCTATAAATCATATTTAATAATATTAAAGTATTATAACAACAATATCGTCTATCGTTTTCCCATTGGCAAATAGAAGTTCTACTCATTCCTAACAACTTAGAAAAATCAGTCTGATCTAATTTAAATATTCTTTCTCTCATTGTTTTTATTTGTATGGGTGTAAAATAAATAACAGGTTGATTAATATGACATCCTAAAACAATATCATAGTCAGAAATGATAATTGACATTAGAAATCACCTTTCAGTATTTCTATATCATCTCTTTAAATATTAAATATTTCAAATTTAATAGAAAAAAATAAAAGAGAGGGACTGTAGTGCACATGCACCACAGTCCCTACCCTTAATGAAACCTCCTAGCTCCACCCCATCCACCATAAGAAACACTCCGCTGGTAATAGCCATACGGTACCGTCTGATAATAGCCATACGGTACCGTCTGAGGATGAATATAGAAGACTCTCTCCTGATGACGAACGGGAGGAGGGGGCTGTAAGGTATAAGTCTGTCGTTCCACATATCCTGGAGGGGGCGCATACACAACCTGAGGCGGTGCGGGACTATATGTGTAAACAACCTTATCCTCGTCAACGATCCGAGGAACACTAACGGCCGTAGTCTGAGTGTTCTGAGAAACATTGGAAGGTACCTGATTGTCAGCTTGTTTCTTTTGCTGCTCTGCGATTTGCATCTTCAGAGCAGCAACTTCTTCATTCAGCTTCTTCAACTGATCTGTATTAACAGAAGCAGTAGTAGATGCTTTTTTGATCTCTTCGGGATCAATTCCGACACGAACTACACAGTTCGTAACCTGATGACCCGATGGTTCGATCATCATAGACTGGCTTTGAACTTCTGCCAAAACAATACCAGCAGAAATAGAGCTCAGAGACACAGAAGATGATTCTTTGTATCCTTCTTCTCCTTCGTGTTTCCGATCTTGAAAATTCGAATTCACGAATACACCGGCCTTTTCTATAGCCGACTGTTTGGCATTTTCGATGCAGGCTTTTTGGGCCTGCGCTTTGGTGTCATTGTCACCGAGAGTATAAGTACCATTCTCGGTGGTATACTGTGTCTCGGCCATTGCAGAACCACAGGCGATCATAAGGATCAGAGATAGTAATACACGCATGATTTACTCCTTCTCTGACCATCTGATCAGATCTAAAGGGCCAATCGCTTCACGGGAGGAAGTGGATCTGCCACAGGAGGTGGCGGTTCGTTGTTCACAGGACCAGAGATGACCTGGTACTTATTTTTATGAGGAACAAGATGACCAGTATCGGGACTATCGTCACTAGATACTTGAGGCTGCGCAGCAGGCGGATCATTTTCCGGTTGTTTCGACGCGTCAGGATCTTCATTTTGATGTGCCTCCTTGGCCTTCTGTTCAGTCACTGTATCAGTAGCAGCTTTGTTGGTATCGACGGTATCGCCGTTGCCAAGTTCGCACTTGACAAGAGCATATACCTTGAAGTTTCCATTCGGCATCGAATAGAACTCAGTCTTAATGACTGAGAAAGCTCCGACCATCCGCTTGATGGTCATTGTCGATGCACGATCGGATGTCGAGTTTGCTTTGCGGTGTGTTTCGTCTCCGGTTTCGGAAATATACTCACGCTGTTTCGAGGTCATCTCAGAATCCTGCTGACGAGCAAGATCCAAGATGGCATCGTGAATAGCTCGTTCCCGAGCATAGCTGGAAATAGCAGAGACGCCACTTCCGATACCGAACACATAACCTTCACCCGTCGGAGGGTTCTTAACCCAATCAGGCATAGCCTGAATGACTTCCTCAGACTTTTCCTGCTTGACAGTCTTGGGCGACTCTTGCTGAGCAGCGCAAGCACTTAACGTAATGGCGACCATCACGCTCATGATAATCTTCAACATGATCCGATCTCCTAGAAAGGATATAGGTAAATTAATACCTTTAAGTCAATAAAGTAATATATATCTATTTAAAACGGAAATGCACTTTTATAAAAAAGATATGAGGGTATGGAGCACATGCTCCATACCCTCATCTATTGTTTAATCATTAACCGTATACTATTTTTCCTTTTTTGGTATAAATAACTCCAGTTAACCAACCAAAACTATCTTTCTCTCCAGGTCCTATTTTAATATTATCTTTTCTTAACTCACGTAAGAGTTCATAATTAACTTTCCCGTCGTGTGTTATAAGAATCATATCAGCTATATCAACTATTTGTCTAATTATATATTTCAAATAAGATGTTTGGTTGACAGGATGTTCATCATCCGTTAGAAAACAATATACATCATCAGGTATATTACTATTTTCTAATATTACAATATTAGCTTTAAATATAGATATTTTTATCCTGAGTGTAGCTTCATTTACGATATCTAGATCTTCCATTATTTTAATCCTCCATGATGGTATTGTCTCAATAGTAGTTATTGTTTTTAAGATATTTTTTAGATGTTTCAAACATGTAATATATATCTATAAATTTTTTATATGGTATAGGATGGGCAATTGCCCATCCTATACCGATCATCAGATCAGCCGCACTTACTCGAACCACAGTTCTTACATGTTTTACAACCATCTTCATAAACAATCATAGTAGAGCCGCAATTCTGACACGACTCACCATCAACTTTTTCACCATCCTTAATATAAGAACTAAGGATTTTTCTAATATGGAAAATGGTCGACCCTAGATCACAATCGATTTTATCAAGCTCTTTAACAAGATTTTTAATATGAATACCATGTCTAAGAATAAGTGAAAGAACTTTACATAATTTATGTACGTAAGCTGTAGTATTATCTATCTTCTGTTGAATAGATTCTATCTGAGAGGCATGAACACCTTTTTCTTGTGCAAATGCTAATAATTGACTAATAACAGTAGTTGTTGAATGCTTAATATTTTTCTCACGGGCATTTGTATCGACGAATATTTCTACTGGGCGATTATTATCTTCATCAAGAGTAATATGAATATACCACTTCTTACCTTCAGAATTTACAACATGTCGAGCGGCAGGGAGCGTATCGGCTAGTTTCATTTCTTCAACGATTTCATCTTCAACAATAATTTCTTTATTACTAGAAGTCTCAAGAACAGCCATCATAGTACCAGAACGATATGTTGTCAATCCTTTGATATTACCACCTTTAAATGCTTCAAGATAAACTTTCTTAAAATCAGAATAAGGATAATCATTAGGAACGTTAATAGTCTTAGAGATAGAACTATCAACCCAATATGCAAATACAGAAAGCATATCAATATGTTCTTGAACTGTAAGATCCTCAGCAGTAACTAAAACATCTTCGTATTGATCACGAATACCATAGTCGTCCAATAAGCGAATAGCAAAATCTTTACAAGCATACTTCATAGTCAATCCACGATTTTTATCAATCATATAACTATTACCGTTTTTAGAAGTACCGACCAACACATCGTCATCGCCACGTTTTTCAAATTTAAACATAGAAGTTTCAAAGAATTCATTCTTAAAGAAGTTTGGAGTAACATCTTTAATATCTTCAGGAATAACATCCATAATAACCCAACGATCATACTCTTTACTGAAAACTGGTTCCATACCACTACTTACAACATTAGCAAAAGAAGATCCATTTCCAGTAGGCTGGAATGAAAGAACTGCACTATTGCGAATACCACGCTTAAGTAATTTTTCCATATATTCTTTACTGAGATTAAGTCTATTTATAAAAATACCACTTGCATGTTCCAACGGATTACAAAGAGGGAACATACCTTTTTCTACAGCAAGATCAATAGATGCTTCATAAGCAGCAACTGCATAATCACTACAGAAACTATTACAAAAAGCAATAGCTTCTTTAGAACCATATTTAAGTTTTAATAGATATAAAGCAGAACCAATACCGAACAGACCAGTTCCAATACGGCGCTTTTCTTTGGAATTCTTTTCATATTCAGGGAGAGGATATTTAGCAACATCAATAATGTTATCAAGATATCTAACACTTGTCTTAACAGCCTCGATGAATTTATCTCTATTAAATACAAACTTAGTACCATCGAATTCACAAAAAGCAGCAACATTGGTATTTCCCACATTACAAACATTACCATCAGACATCAACTGTTCACCGCAAGGGTTGGAAGCAAAGATATTATCACCATACCAGAATGTATTTAACTGTTGAGCACGGTCTAAGAATAGGATACCAGGCTCATTACGCTTATATGTATTTTCTGTAATGATATCAAAAAGTTCAATAACTGTAGTTTCATTATAGACTATAACAGGATATCCAGCAGCTTTCCACTTGTTAAGATTACCATCCCATTCAGTTTTATACTTATCAAATTTTGTATCAGGATATTCCAATAACCAAATATTTGATGTATTAATATCACGTTCTAACTGTTCAATTCTATCGATATATAAGGAAACAACTTCGTCATGAACTTCATCTTGAGGAACAGATTTGATTAGATCGTTATAACTATTGATAACTTCTTTCTTAATTTCTATAGTAGTATATCGTTCCATAAATTCATTCGATAGTGCAACCGACATATTGAACTTAGTTAGATAATTAGGAGTCTGTTTAGCAACAATAAATTCAATAACATCAGGATGCCAATCAGGACAAATAGCCATCTGAGCGCCCTTACGGATCTTCTTCTTAACATCTGAATTTTTATAATCATTTCCAGAACCACGAGTGAGAACATCTGAAGATTTATCAAATAATTCCATCCAAGAAACAATACCAGGAGATTCGGCGCCAGAACCACGAATATGACGACCGCGAGGGCCAAAAACGCCAAAATTAAATCCCCAACCACCTTCTGATTTAAGAGTCATTGCTTGATGCATAAGTGTCGTATAAATACCTTCAATAGAATCAACATCGAATTTTATAAGAGGGCTAATAAAGCAGTTATGTAAGGATGTACCTGTAAATTTAGTTCCAATATTTGCTAAGATACGACCACCTGGAACAAAGCCAAAATTAGTCATAATAGAATTAAATTTCTTAGTCCACTTTGTTCTTAATTGTTGATTCTTTTCTATATTAGCACAATGAATAGCAGCTCTATTGAAAGTATCATCCACAGTTGGTTCGTCACCATATCGATATGTGCGATTCCACACATCGACTGAAAGCGGGTCTGTAAAGATAGTTTTTGAAGTCATTTTCCTGACCGTTCCTTTAAAAAACAAGTAAAAATTCATAGTATAATCCGACTCAGAAATATTTAAATTTCAAAATATAGTTTATTCATAAATACAAGAATATAGATATCCGATGATATCAAATTTCATTGAAAAACAAGTAAATATAAGCTAGTGTCATTGATGTATTTATACTTCAGTTATTTAAAATATGAACAGTCACAACAGTAATGAGAGTATCTAAAATTATAAAAAATAAGATAAATATACAGGAGAAAGGATGTCCTTTCTCCTGTATATCGAATCCGTATTACTCGGCGACTTCCTCTTCTTCTTCGACATCGACTTCGGCAGAAATCACTTCAGTCTGCGGAGCAGCTTCGGC